ATGCTTAGTCAAGATATATATCTTAATAATTGGAAACCTTTTATGGTTAATAAAATTGATGCTGAAAATAATCAATTTCAACTCAAAAATGACTCTTTGACTTTTGATTTGAAATTTATTAATAAAATGGTTATTTTGGAAAACTTTATTAATGAAGAGTTAGAAAAAGAAATTAATATCCATCTTTCTACTCTTAAATTTAATAGTTATATTTATCCTAAAATTAGAAATATTTTAGTTAAATATGTTGATACTTCCAAAGTTGAAGAACATTTTAAAATTCCTAAATTATATCTAGAACAAGAAAAAATATTTTACAAATATCCATTAGATAATTCTAAATTACTTCTTAATGATATTGGGTCTGTTAAAGTTAAAGATATGTTATTAAATGAAATGAAACAAATTAATACTAATAAAAATTATTCTCATTTTATTGAAGCATCTGATTTATTCAAATTTAAAATGAACCTATTTGATGGTGATTATAAAATTGTTCTTAATGTTGAAATCGATCCTAATTCTTACCCTTATTCACCTCCAATTGTTTCGTGGGAATATCCTAGAATCCCTCTTGATAAATTATCTCAATTTTATGGTTGTGAAATCTTCTCTAAAGAATGGAACCCTATTGTCACTCTTGAATGGTTGATTAAAGAATTTACCTCCCAATTTAAAGAACATCACTTTTTTGAGTATGATAAACAATTTTCTAAAGAAGAACAATTACTTTCTAAATTATTCTCCTTAAATAATATGTTTACTACTGATAAACCTCTTAAATTAAATTATGCTCCATTAAAAAAGGAGTCTAAAGATAAGTTTTGGAAATCTGGAACAGGATATGGTCATAGTCAAGCATCAACTTGGACTATTGAAGAATATTTAAAAGAATCAAATTTAATTAATGAAAGAATTACAAAAGTTTTACAAGATTTGAAAGAACATTTATCAAATTTAGATCAAAATGTTTCTGAAGATTTTAAAGATAGATTTTATGAATTCTTAAATTATGAAATTACTTCACTTAATCTTTTAGAACTTGAAAAAAAGATTGACTATTATTTGGAATTATTCTCTGTCATTTTACTTGTTGATAAATCTAAAATTACCAATCTTAGTCAATTTGTTAAAGATTCTAAAGATTCTCTCTCTATTATCCCTTCTGATAAATATCCTTCTTACATACATACATTTTTACCATTAATTGACCAATTTGAAATTAAAAATGTTAAGGAAGATATCAAAAATAAGAAATCTAAAACCTTAAATTATGAAGATATTATGAAGGAATTACAATTTACCTATTATGATATTAAAGATGCTAAATACAAATATTCTGATAAATCTGGTAAACCTTCCTCTTCTAAACAAATGGTTAGATTAGCTCAAGATATTTCCGCTCTTAAAAAAAGTCTTCCACTAAATAAAGAATCTTCTGTTTGGGTCAGATGGGATAAAAATAATCTCACTAAAATGCAATTCCTTATCTCTGGCCCCAAAGACACACCTTATCAAGATGGTCTTTTCCTATTTGATTGTTACTTCCCTAAAGAGTATCCTTCATCTCCTCCTCTTATCACTATACAAACTACTGGTGGAGGTAAAGTTAGATTTAATCCTAATCTTTATAACAATGGTAAGGTTTGTCTTTCCCTTTTGGGAACTTGGTCGGGACAAGGTGGTGAAAAATGGAATGAAAAGACTTCTACTATTCTTCAAATCCTTGTTTCTATTCAAAGTTTAATTCTTATTGAAGAACCTTATTTCAATGAACCAGGGTATGAAAGAGAAATTGGAACTGCTGTTGGTAAAAATAAAAGTTTTGATTATAATGATAATATTAGAAAAGAAACTATCCGATGGGCTATTTTAGATATGATAAAAAATCCACCTTTTGGATTCGAAGATATTATCAAGAAACATTTTGAAATGAAACTTGATGATATTAAAGAAACTTGTGAAAAATGGAAAGATGAAAGTAAAAAATTTACAAAAGAATATGAAGAATTAGTTAAATCATTATGATTGGAGTAATTTATCCGATATTTTTAATTTAAAATGAATATAAGCAATTAATTTACTTTTTTCACGAAATACTGGAATTTCATAATAATTATTTACTTTTATTTTCATTTGATAAAAATTATTATTTATTTCTATTATATCTTCTAAATATTGTTGAAATTTATTATAATCCGTAAAGATATTATCATTTAATATTACTTTAAAATCTTTTGGATCATTTTTTATAAAATTCATTAAATTATCCCAACTATCATCATTCATATTATTACCTAATAGATTATAATATGGAACTTGACAAAAAAAATGAATTAAATCAAAAAGGTAAGATTAAAGTTTTAGTTGGAGATAATGAAAAAAATTTAAATATTATTTCTAAACATCTTATTTCTTACCAACAATTTTTAAAAAAATCTAAAAATATTAATTTTCTTGGATTAGATTTTGAATTTAATCCTAAAACACATGATACTAAAAAAGCCGCTCTTGCACAATTATATTTAGAAGGTTATCCAAATAAAGATAATGAATTAGGACTTATCTTTGACCCTACTGATAAATTAATTGAAGAAGAATTTAGAAAAACCTTATTAAGTCAAAATTTAAAAATTATTTTACACGGAGGGGAATCTTTAGATATTCCTTTTATCTTTTATCATGTGTTAAAAAATAAAAAAGACATTGTTCAATTTACGAGTAATTTAATAGATACTAAATATTTATGTGAGTATGATTTAATTATGAATCCTATTGAAGGTCATAGATGTAAGATTTATTATTTATTACTTCAGAAAAAAGTTATTACTCAAAAAAAATTTAATGATTTAATTAAGAATGAAGAAAATATGGGTAAAATATATACTATTAATATTGATGTTAAAAATCTTTCACCTAATTTATTAAAATATGCTATTTATGATGTTATCTTCCTACCACAATTAGTTAGAAATCTAGATTATACTAATTTAATTGATTTAAATACACTTGTTCAATTGAATCTTTTATGGAAAAATAATTTAATTCCTAAAATTAATTCACAAAAAGAAAATATAGATAAAATATTAAATAGTTATAATTCTTCTAATATTAGAATGAATGAAATTTTTAATCTTATTATTACACATCTTGATAATAACCAATATAAACAAATTAATTATGTTAAAAAATTTATTGAACAAATTCAAAAAATATACTTTTTACCTATCTTACTAAAACTCGATGATTTTTATTATTCTACTAATGTTAAAGTAAATGATACTTTAAAACCAATAGATTTACCTCCTGAAATTAAAAATATATTTGATAAACAATTAGAAATATTAAAAAAAATTATTCGTCATTAATAGGAGCGGTAATATCATGAACTAAATCTTTATATGTCATAATTCTCATTCGACAACAATATCTTCTAACTTTTAAAGACATAATTAATTTTTGAATTTTATCTTCAATTTCTGATTGAGTTAATTTCGGATCATTACAAATCTTTTCTTTTTCATCTTCAAATTTTTTGGTTATATTTCCTAAAAAGAATCCACAACTAGGACAGGTTGAATATAGCATATTATTATATCTTATATATTTCTAGACTTTTAAATTCAATTTTATCTATTTTTTTAAAATTGAAATTATTTAATTTTATATTAAATTACCATAATATGAATCCAGCAGGACTACCTACTCAAATGTTTATTACTAATCCGAAAGATATTAATATGAATTTTTATGACCCTTATTCAATGAAAATTACCAATATCACAAGAATTCCGGATGAATTTATTCAAAAATATCCTAAAAAATTTTTAATTGATGATGTTCAAAAAATACATTTTATGTTAAAAAATCAGAAAATGCATGTAAAATCCTTACAAGCAATTTTAGATATTTATGAAAAAAATCATAGACATCATTTATTCTTTTCAATAATAAAACTATCTGAATTAGAAGGTGAATTAGATAATTTTATTGAAAAATATCATAATAAGATTTTATGGACATATCAAAATGTATCTTGTTTATCTGAAGAACAAAAAATTAAATATAAAGATATTATTAATTGGAAATGTTTACAATATACAAAAGATTTAAGTAAAAAGATTATTGAAAAATGTCTTGATAAATTAGATAAACAAAGATTAATTGAATGTTCTAATTATATTGATAGAAAATTACCAGATTATCTTGATAAAGAATATTTAGAAAAAATGATTAATTAAAATTTAATTATTTATTTATTTTATTATGAAAGTTCAAATATTAAGTGATTTACATCTCGAATTTGATAATAAAATTAAATTACAACCTAAAACAAATATTTTAATTCTAGCAGGAGATATTGGTAATATTACAAAAAATGGTTTCAAAGAATTTTTTGATGATATTTCACTAAAATGGAAACATATTATTTATGTTCTTGGAAATCACGAATATTATCATTCTAGAAAAACTTTTGATAAATTAAATAAATCATATCATAACTTTTTTAATAAATATAAAAATATACATTTACTTGATAATGATTATATTATTATTAATGATACTCTTTTTATTGGAACAACAATGTTTCCAGAAGTTTTTGTTCCATATACTGCCTGTTTTAAACAAATTAAAATGAAAAATGAAAATAATTGGACTGTTCCTATTACTACTGATTATTGGAATAATTTACATAAAGACGGAAAAAACCGTCTTTATCAAATTATAGGAAATCATCGTCAAATAAAGAAACAAGTTATAATTACACATTATCCTCTAACACGGGAAGGAACATCAAGTCCAATTTATAAAGATGATGATTTTGAAAGGAAAAAGAATTTTGCTAATGAAATGTCTCTTCCAAGAGAATTAGATTTTGTAAATATATGTGGACATACACATTATAGTTTTGATTTTAAAAAAGATAATATTAGATTTATATCTAATCAATATGGATATGATTTATCACAAAGAGATAATTTTAAAGATGATTTAGTTTTTGATATCTAATTTTCTTTTATTATATAATGGAATCACAAGCGAAAAATGATTTAGATTTAGTTAAATTTAATCAAGAATTTGAACAAAAAGATACTGATAATAAAAAATATAAAATAAAACCTGATAAAATTCAAGAAAGAAGATCTCCAAAATTCTCTCAAATTGATAAAATAATTCTCGCTATGAGACTAGTTTTTGAACTATTATTAGATAGATTATCACAAGGACAAAATCCATTACCTGAAATTTTAGAAAAAGATGAATTAATTGTTGGATTAATTGCCTTATGTTTCTTTATTGGAGGTATTACTTTAATCTTAGGTGGAATTATGGTAAATTAAATATTAGCATGACCTTTACCTACTTCTTTTTTACAGGTAGGACATTTGTAATTATATTTTTCTAGATATTCTTTGATAGCGGTTGCTTCAAAAATATGATTACAAGGTAATTTCATAACTTTCAATCCTTTTTTAAATGGTTCCATAGTAATGGGACACATATCATCAGAATCTTCAGTTAATTCGTATTCTTGAATTTTATCTAAATCATCTTTTTCTAATGTTGTAACGACATCATTAAATTGTGGATTAAAATTCATATTCATATTCAAGTTTTGATTAAGACCAGCAGTAGAATTTAATAAGTTAATCATTTGATTAAGAACTTGAACATGATTTTGATTAGTTGAGTTAATAGGAATATTAAATAATGATGAAAAATTAATTTGAGGTATTTGATTTAATGCTTGATTATGTATTTCATTAACAGAATTATCATTATCATTATCATCATCAGAATCATCTTCATTATTATCAGAAATTTCATCAGTATCAGAATTATTATCATCATTATTTTGATTAATTAAATTATTATTTTGAGTAGGAGGTAAAGGATTACCATTAGAATCAAGATGCATAATATTTTCAAAAGTGAAAAGTGGTTGTAAGATTTGGTTTAATGAAACAGTAGGAGGAAGTTGTATAGACGAAATTTCTTCTTGTGAGATAGGAATACCATTTTGAGAATAGAATTGGTAAATAGTGGTATTAATATCATCAGGAGTCATATTTTTACCTCTTAAAAAATATTTCATTTCGATAATAATATCTCTTTCGTCAAGTAGTTCTTCTTCGTAATTCATTCTTAATGCGAATAATTCATTAATAATTTCAGTATTAGACATATAAGATAATATATAAAATTAAAAGAATATAAATTCAAATTTTCTAATAATAAATTTAATCTGAAATAAAGTAATGAATTATTTATTACTATTTATTTTGATAACATTATTTTATTATTATCGTAATAATTCATCAATTTTGGTTCTTGGTATTTTTATAATTTATTTATTATATAATGATAATTTATTACCAAAAAGTTATTTTGAATTACCAAAAAAAAGAAAAAGATTAGAATTTAATTTTCCGAAATTAAAACAATTATTTGAGGAATCAGATGAATTATATCAGGATTTTTTAAATACAAAAAATGCCAATATATATCAAAAATATAAATTAAAGATGAATGATATTCAACAAAATATAAATACAATATATTTTTCATTTCCATATCACCAACATCATTTATTAGATAGATTTTTTGAAGAAAATTATGATTTAAAATCTAAATAGGTATTTATAGTATAAAGATGTTATGGTCAAATGTAAAAAGTAAGTTAGAAAAGTTACAAATAGAGAATTATTTAAATATTTCAGATTATAAGAAGGAGATATTATCAAATAAAATTAATGAAAGTGAAAAAAAAGAAGAGATATTAAAAACTGAAACTGAAAGTAATAATGAGTCTGAAATTTTAAGTCAAGATATAAGTTATTTATTTAAAAAACCTTGGTCAAAGTTATCAAATATTCATAAGATAGTAAAAATCAAGGAATATATTAGGAGTTTAGATTATTCAATATCAATAAAAAGTAAAATAGAGAAAAATTTAATGGGTTTATTAAAAAGTAAGAAATTGAATAAAGATGATTTTGTTTATGATGAAAATTTGGGAAAGATTATTTCTATACATAATTTGATGAAAATGAGTAAAAACAATACAAGTTTAAAATTATAAATATTGAATATTATTTAATTAAATATATAATATTGAATATTATTACTATGCAAAAGAAATTACAGAAAGCAACCGAAGATATAATAAAAAAAAATTATAAAAATCTTTCTTCTGGAGAGATTTTGACAGTAGATACTGCTATTAAAATTAAACAAAATATATTAAATGAATTATCAAAAAAATTTGATAAAGAAGTATGTCGGAAGTATTTAGACCAATTATTTGAATTTAAAATAAATATTAATGAAATTAGTAAAATAAGTAAAATTAATTATAAACAAAAAATTAAGGTTCCAAAAAAATATCAAAAATTATCTGATCATTTTGATTTCTTATGGAATGTTCCACAACCAGAACAAAGAACTCCTGAATGGTATAAATTCCGTCACGATAGAATTACTGCTTCTGATATTGCGACTGCTCTTAATCATAATCCTTATGAACCTTGGGAGGAATTTTTAGTAAAGAAATCTGTAGATAATTATCCATTCTATGACCACGATATTGTATTTCACGGTAAAAAGCATGAAGAAGTAGCAACTAAAATTTATCAAGAGATTTTTAATATAAAAGTTGATGAATTTGGTTGTTTACCTCATCCAACAATTCCATTTTTAGGTGCTTCTCCAGATGGTATTTGTAGTAGAGAAACTTTAGATGGTCAATTTAGTGAAAGATTAGGTGTGATGTTAGAAATTAAGTGTCCAACTGGTCGAGTTCCATATTTAAAAGGTGGAAGAACAATGTATCATAGTGGAGAAATAAAGGGTCATTTATGTCCACATTACTATTGGTATCAGTGTCAAGTTCAGTTAGAATGTTGTGATTTAGAACAATGTGATTTTTGGCAATGTGATATTGAAGAAATATCTTTGGAAGAATATCGTAAAGGTGAATTTGAAACTAATTATACTCAAGGGATAGATGGGTCTCCTTTAGAAGTTCCATCAACTTGTCGTCAAGGTGTAATAATTCAATTCTTACCAAAGAATTATGTTCCAAGATATGTTAATGAGGAATTTAATAAAAGAAAATATACTGATAAAATAGAATTTCAAGGAAAAGTTATTTATCCAGATAGATTAAATTATAATTATGTGGAATATAATGAATGGATTTTAGATACCTTGGAAAAAGTTAAAGATGATCCTGAATATGAAGATTATTATTTTGATAAAGTTATCTATTGGAGATTAACTGCTTGTCATAATGTTGCTGTAATGAGAGATAGAGAATGGTTTGCTAAACATCTTCCTATTTTAGAAGATACTTGGAAACAAGTAGAATACCATCGGAAACATCCAGAACTTATGGATGATATTCGTAAAATATCAGAGAAAAAGAGAGCCTTTTGGAGATATAAAACAAATTATCATATATCTTCAAAAGAAATTACTGAAAATAAAACATTGTTTTTAGAAGATAATTATAAACAATGGGAAAGTGAAGATGATACTACTGAAGAAGATTGTGAATTTGTTGATTAAAAATATTAAAACTTGATTTATGATGAATATCTTTTAATAAATAATTCTTATGATTATCAATTATAGGGAAGATAATTTCTTCAAATACTCCATCAAATTCTTTTATTATTTCTGTGAAAATTCGTGCCACTTCTTCAGGAGGATTTTTCCAAGCACCACAACCTAATGCTCCCAAAATTAAATAGTTATGACCATATTTAATAGCAATTTTAAATATGGTTCTAATCTTATTTTTTAATAATTCTTCATCATTTTCAGTTAATTTATTATTAATTAATTTTGGTTTTTTTAATCCTGGACAAGCAATCATTGATAATTCAAAAGGTTTACAATAATCACCATTTGAGTTTTTAAAGAATGTTACTTTTGGAGAATAAATACAATCAGTGTTTTTTAATGGATAAAAACCTGATTCTAAATTTAAAGTTAAGAAATAATTACTTCTTCTAAATATTGATTCTTCTTGTGCTCCTGAACCTAATTCAACAGCTCCACCTGGAAAGCAATCATCAGCCATATTTAACACAAGAGGATTTTTATTAAAATCGTGATATATTTGAGCAGTATCAATTGTATCAGAATTTAAAACTCGGACTTTTGTTTTAAATCTCCTATTTATTTCAATATTCTTTAATGATAATAAATTATATTTAAAAGAATTTGGTATTATTGAATGATTAGATAAAGCATAGGATTTTGTATCTCTCCATATTTTAATCATAATATTAATTAATGATTATAATATGATTTTAAACTATTTATGGTAATGACAATTAGTTCTACCACATTCTTGACCTTTTCTTGTTCCAGATTTTAAAATAACAGAACATTTATCATTAGATTTTAGAGTTATTTTACCTTTCTTTTTAATTGAACTTAATTTTTTATCACAATAAGGACATTTTTTTTGACCTTTTAAACAATCTTCGTGAAAATAATGACCACAAGAAGTTTTATGTAAATCTTCTTTTTTACCTAAATAACAAATCATACAAGGGTCTTCACATGTTTCTATATTTTTAACATAATTAAGTAAATCGTCAAATGACATTATTAATAATAAAAATCTAGATATTTAAATCAACTCGTGCTTCGCACTCGTATCAAAACTTCGTTTTGATGCTCCCTCAATGTCGCATTTTAGACAAAGTCTAAAATATTCGAACTACGTTCTCAGAGTTTTAGTTATCACTAAAACTCATAATCTTATAAATGATATTTATGATAAATGATATTTATGATAAATGATAAAATGATAAATGATATTTATGATTTTCTTGAGTTTAGTGAGTTTTAGTGATAACTAAAACTCTGAGAACTTTAGTTCGAATATTTTAGACTTTAGTCTAAAATGCGACATAGAGGGAGCATCAAAACGAAGTTTTGATACGAGACAATCGAAGATTGTCGAGTTGAAAAAATTGATTTAAATTATATTAAATTTATAAGTTAATAATATGAATTCGTTAAGTTTTAATGAGAGGATAAATTTATACATAATGGAGGATTTTGTTTCTAAAATTGGGAAATATCCAAATCCTTTTTTATTAAAATTGTTAAAAAAGCATATAAGAAATATGAGATTGGAGATAATAAATAGTCCTGAGATATCTAGAAAGTTAAAAAGATTTTATTTGAAAGTTTTAAAAGAGCCTGATTTATTAGAAAAATTATTACCTGATTCTGATACAAAATCTGAAGAAGACCCTAGTGATGAACCTGAAGAAACAACAGAAGTAGTAATAGAATCTAAAGTAGGAGGGGAAGATTTATTAGAGAAAGTAGATTTGAATATGTATGGTATTTATCGAAATAATCCTGTTTTGATAGATAATTTTAATTTATTAAAAGAGAAAATAATGTGGATGTAAGAAATTTGTTTTTTGGTAAAAAATTGATATTAAATATTATTAGTGATAAATTATAGTGGTATATGATGATAGGCAACCAAGAAAACCTTTCTATTTTAGAAAATAGAATTACAACTTTAGAAAATAAAGTTACTTATTTATATAATTCAATTCAAGAATTAAAGAATTTAGTTATTGAAATGAAGTTTACAAAAAACCCAGATGATATAAGGGAACATTGTATAATTAATTATCCAAATCTTTTTAATAGTTTATTTTTTCAGACAAAAGATCAATTAAATTATTTAGTTCCAAAAAAAGATAGAATCGGAGTTACTAAAGCTGATTTGGTTGTTTCATTAATTTTATCATTAAAAAGAAAATCTCTAGAGTCAAATGAATTAGATGTAGAATATTTACTTTTAGATAAAGTAAAACTGAATAAAATAGTATTGGATGAGATTTGTGAAAATTATCTTAAGGTAAAAGAAGAATGGAATAAATTATTAAATGATAAGTTAATTTAACTCGTGCTTTGCACTCGTATCAAAACTTCGTTTTGATGCTCCCTCTATGTCGCATTTTAGACTTTGTCTAAAATATTCGAACTAAAGTTCTCAGAGTTTTAGTTATCACTAAAACTCAATAAAACTCAATAAAACTCAATAAAACTCAATAAAACTCAATAAAACTCCATAAAACTCAATAAAACTTAATAAAACTTAATAAAATCGTAAATTTCATTTATCATTTATAAGATTATGAGTTTTAGTGATAACTAAAACTCTGAGAACGTAGTTCGAATATTTTAGACTTTAGTCTAAAATGCGACATAGAGGGAGCATCAAAACGAAGTTTTGATACGAGTGCAAAGCACGAGTTGAAAAAATTGATATTTTAATTTAAAGAATTCTCACCTGATAAATTAAGACTATGTCAACTGAAAAACAAAATACCAATACTAAGAAATATGTCCGTAAAGCCGGAAAAACTCTACTTGTAATTGGACGAAATAACACAGAAGTAGATACTAGCTATTTTACAGAATCTAATTTAGAAGGTCTAGTATCCTACACAGAGGTATCAACTAAATCTTCCTCTCATTTCCTCGTATTTAAGGATGTACCCAAGGCAATCAAAGCACTTAAGAAACTTCGTAATCTAGACAACACTGATTATCTAGTAAAATTTGTTCATTATCAAGTATTTTTCACTTGTAAAGAACTTGAAGATATGAATGTGGAAGATAAACTAGAACATGGAGAACTAAAACTTGCTTTCCGTAAGTTTCTTCAAGAGAACACCACATCTCAACTTCTTTATCCTCCCCGAATTTATCGTAAAGGGGAAAAATATATGGGATGTGGATATCTGACTATTGACACTAAAGATGGAGTAGATGCTCTTCTTTCAGAGGATAAGTTCAAGACTACAAAAGTAGGAGAAGGTGATAAGTATGAGGTAACTTTCTATCGTTATCGTAAGAGTGATAAGGAAGAAGAGGAGAAGAAGAGTGGTCCTGAACAAACACTTTAATTTAATTTAAGTTTTTGATAAGTAAATGAATACTATCAATCTTTTGATTAATATTAATTAAAAGATTAGATATGCCTTCAATAAAGGGTTTTTCAACTAAAGATAATGTATCAATTTTCCATTGTTGGTTTTTTTCATCATTAATAGGAGCATCTAAATTGATGATAAGATCAATCATAAAAAGGAACATTTCGAGTAATGGTTCAGACCATATTTGATTAGAAATTTGAGAAATATTATCTTGATAAGAATCAAATTTATTTTTAATACTTTGTTTTCTTTTTTTAGGGACTAATTCTAAAAGTCTATTTTGTGTAGAAATAATTTCGTTAAATAAAGGAGTCCATTCATCATTATTACAGTTTTCAATAAGAAAATCTAAATATGCTTTTGATAGTGTATTAATAGTTTGTTTTTCAATTGAAACATATTGATTAAATATTTTTTGATGATTTTTTCTTAAATTATCTAAATCAAAGTTTTTATCCATCATTAATAAAGATTGTTCCAAATGACTAATTTGTTGATTTAATTGTTTAATTGAATTAAGTTTTTGTTCATTATCCATTTCTTCATTGTTTCTTACTTTATCTAAATGTTCTTGACGATAATGATAAGAAATAATTATTCCTCTGATAGTTTGTTGATAATCATATTTTTTCCATTCATTAAAAATTAAAAGGTATTCTTTAATAAAATGGTATAATTTGTTATATGATAAAGAATTAATAATATTTGCTAATAATAAATTGGAAAAGAATATAATATTTTTTTCATATTGAGACCATTCATTTTCATTTTCACCAAACATTGATTCGGGATGTATTGCGAGAGTCATTCCCATTTCTATAGTTCTTTTTTGAGGTAATGTTAATTTAAATAAATCTAAAAAATTATATAAAACAGTTTTATTATCTTTTTGAAGTTTTCTTAATTTATAAAATGAGGTGGATTTAACAGTAAATAATTTACTAGATAATAATAGCTTCTTCCTTTTTTTTAATAGACAATTTCTTAAAAACTTTTGAATTTTTAAGATATTTTCCTTCATTATATAAAATAATATTTTTTCGGACGATAAACCTTAGAATTAAAACTTAGAATAATATTGAGTATTTTGGTTTAAAGGTTCTCTAACTTTTTTATTGTTTTGAATATCGCTTTGGGTATCTTTAAGATTAAGATTAAATTGATAATCAATTTCAGGTCTAAAGAAACATCTATCGGCAGTTTTACTATAATTTTCTTTAGTATAACCTTCAATTTTATTATCATATTGTCTTCTTCGATGATAGTCACCTAAAATAAAAAAAGCTTCCTTAATATCTTTAAGTTGTTCTTTTTGTAATTGGGATAATTGTGGTAATTGATTAAACATTTTAATATATTGATTATAATGGTTAATAACATCTTGAAAAGAGGCTTTTGAAGTTAATTCTAATATTTGATAATAATCTTTCATTATCAGATATTAAAATAAATTATATATTAAACTAATAAATTTCATTAAAATCTAATTTCATTATTCTATTAATTTCATCTTTTGAATATAGTATTTGTTTAGAACATAAAATATGAATTAATGATAAACTTTTCTCATTTAAATCTTTTCCTTTAAAGACCTTATTAAAAGTTGTATTCTTATGATTAATTTTACAGGATGAACAAGGAAAGATACTATTAATTGATTTTAGTTTGAAAGGGTTTCTACTGAAACTAAAATCAATATTATTTTTAATAAAGTATTTTTCTAAACCTAAAATGACTAGATCAAAAATAGAATATTCTTTTTCATTTTTTAATCTTAGTAATATTGTTTGACCTTGATATGAAAAAAATAATTGAGACATAACTATATAAAATTATATTCTAATATATTATTTTTCAATATTTATTATAATAAACTAGTAATTAAATGTTTTAAATCCTCTTGACTTTCTCCTAAAAATATCATTTTAATGTTATTTCCACCTCCGAACTGTTTGAAATTATGATTTAATCTATAATGAACAATTCTCATTTGGGAATCCCATAATGGGATATCTAATCTTGAGGTATGATACTTTATAAAATCCATACTATATTTCTCCATTAAATACAAATAGATTTTTAACTCGTGCTTTGCACTCGTATCAAAACTTCGTTTTGATGCTCCCTCTATGTCGCATTTTAGACTAAGGTCTAAAATGTTCGAACTAAAGTTCTCAGAGTTTTAGTTATCACTAAAACTCAATAAAATAAAATCATAAATTTCATTTTTCATTTTTAATTTATTATCATTTATTATCATTTATTATCATTTATTATCATTTATTATCATTTATTATCATTTATTATCATTTATTATTTATAAGATTATGAGTTTTAGTGATAACTAAAACTCTGAGAACGTAGTTCGAATATTTTAGACTTTGTCTAAAATGCGACATAGAGGGAGCATCAAAACGAAGTTTTGATACGAGTGCAAAGCACGAGTTGAAAAAATTGATTTAATATTAATTAAAAGAAATATATAGTTAATATTAATGTCAAGTCTTTTTAATAACAAGGAAATTACCAAATTTTTTCAAAATATTTCTAAAGATGATGAATTAGAAGTTATGTTTAATAATTATAGGGATGATAATCATTTAAAATCTGAAGATTTTTTCAGAATAGCAAAATATTTAAAAAATGAAGCTTTAAAAAGTAAAAATAAGTTATCATCAACAATAAGTTTAGATATAACATATTCTCATAAAACAAAAGATAACAAATCGGTAAATTATCGTTTAAGTATATCAAGTTTAGATAAAATTAACAAGTTTATGAATTTAGTTCATCAAAGAAGTAATAACATTATTTTTATTATGATCGCTCTAAAAGCAAAAGATGATAAAAATATTTTATTAATCAAAAAAGAGAAGGATTTCTCAAGTATTTTAGATTTTAACGAATTAGATATAAGATTTAGAAAATCAAAAGAGTTATCAGTAAATGATAAAGAATTAGAGATGTTAACAAATTTAAGTTCAGAAACTTCAGATAAAATCTTTTTCCGATTTAAGAATCGTTTAACTTATACTCTTGAAAAGAAATTTTGTAATATTCCAATTGAATTAACAATGATTCAAAGTAATCAAGATATAAATAAATTAAAAGTTTCTCCAACAACTTATGAATTAGAAATGGAAGTATGTACTCCATCTAAAAAATTAAGTGATAAAGAAATTCAAGAGGTAATGGAGGAAATAGTAAAAATAAAACAAATTTTATCTCAAAATAAGATTATTGAAATTCCAATAAAACAAGAGAAAATTATAGAAAATTATCAAAAGTTGGTCTTTCCCAATATGGATAAAGAAGTAAGGAATTTATATTCAATGCAACCAATTTCAGCAGAAGTTCAACATATAATAGATAAGATTCCAAATAAATATTGTGCTACTGATAAAGCAGATGGAAGTAAATATTGTTTATTCATAACAGAAGGTAAGGGTATTTTAATTGATAATAATTTAAATTTTAAGGCAACAGATTTTACCTATAAGAATATGGATAATACAGTATTAGAGGGTGAATTAATCTTTTTATCAAAAGAACAAAAATTTGTAATGATGATTTATGATTGTCTCTTTTATCAAGGAAAACCTATAAAAGATGAAATCAAATTTGAGGATAGGTTATCATATGTTTATAAATTTATGAAAGAAAATAAAGAAGAATATTATGAAATAAAAACTTATCAAGATAAATTTGATTTTAATAAAATGAGATTACATTATGAAAAAGAATTAGAAAACTTTTATCAAGGATTAAATAAAAAGATTTCAAAAGGAAAAGAAGGAGATATTATTCTTCATCCTAAATTCTTTATTTTTCCTGATGGTTCTTTACCTTCGGAAGTATTTATGTATTCTGATTTAATTTGGGAAGGATGTACGGAAAATTCGAATGTAAAATGTCCTTATGAATTAGATGGTATTATTTTGACACCTTTAGAACAGAAATATACCAATATAAAAGGTGAACAGAAATTACCAATTTATAAATATAAACCACCTGAAATGAATTCAATTGATTTTTATGTAGTATTCCCAAGAAATCAAGATACTGGAGGGTTTTTAGAAATTTTCGATAATTCAGATAATGGAAAAATAAAAGGTCAATCCTATCGTGTAGCTAACTTTTATGTTGGAGATAGGTTAGGTAATAAAGAAGTTCCTGTTCCATTTATGAAAGAACAATCGAATTTTGAAGCATACTTTCCCATTGAAGATGGTCAAGTTAGAGATATAGCAGGAGATGTGGTTCAAGATAAAACAGTAATTGAAGTAACATATGATAATGATCCAGAAATCCCTCATCAATACAGATGGAGAATTTTAAGAACAAGATGGGATAAGACTGAATCTGTAAATAAATATAATCAAAAATACGGTAATTTCAGGGATGTTGCTATGAGAACTTGGGTATCTATTAAAGAAGCAGTAACTGTAGATGAAATCAAAAATCTTTCAAATCCTGATACTTATGAAAAACAATTAAATCTTTTAAAATCAAGAATAGACACTAGTGTTATTTCATCATCTAGAGCTCAAGATGAATATTATCAAAAAATTAGAAATCTAGCCCAAATGATGAGAGATTATCATAACTTTATAAAATCTATTCTTATTTATACCTATTGTTCTCCTAAAAGAATCAATAGAAGTAATAAAGAAACTAGATTAGATGTTCTTGATTTCCAATCAGGTGAAGGTAATGATATAATGAAATATTATCATCCAAGAGTTAAGAATTATGTAGGAGTAGAAAGTGACTATGATAAGATAAATTCTCCAGGAAATGGTGCTTTAGCAAGATATAAATTATTCAAGGGAAAATTCCCTGATTTCCCAAAAATGACATTTGTTCAAGGAAATTTAGGAGTTTTGCTTGAAGGAGAAAAACAGAAATTAACTTTAACAAATATGAAACCAGAAAATGTTCAATTAATCGATTCAATTTTCAAAACAAAAAATAATTATGATGTTATTTCTTGTCAATTTTCCTTACCAAAATTCTTTGAAAATGAAATGATTCTAAATAACTTTTGTCAAAATATTAATAACAATCTTAAGAAAGGTGGTTACCTTATTTTCACTTTATTAGATGGTGACAGAGTTATTAAGTTATTAGGTGATAAAGAAACTTATGTTTCTAGTTACACTGATGATGAAGGTAAAAGAGAAGTCCTTTTTGAAATCTCTAAAAACTTTACTGAAAATAAAGATTTTAATAAGACTGGACTCTCACTTAATACTACTATGAAATGGGTTGCTGAAACAGCACAAACTGAATATCTAGTAACACCAGAATTTTTAGAAACTACAATGAAAAAGAAGTGTGATGCAGTTTTAGTAGATACAGATAACTTTGAAAATTTATATACTCTTAATAGAAATTTCTTTGAGGATGTTATCCCAACTGAAGACAATCCTAAAAACAAAGCATATTATGAGAGAATAGCAAAATTCTATGATAAATTAAAGGGAAGTGATAAGGAAAGTAAGACCTTTTCATTCTTAAATAGGTATTATATTTTCCAAAAGAAATTATAAGTTATAAATTATTTTATCTTTATTTTTAATGGACAAAATTAAAGATAAAGTTAATAAGTATAAATATTTTTGGTATTATCCAAAAAATAAAACTAATATTGTTTTATTAACTAAAGGTGATGATAATAAAGAATTAAAAAAGAAAGTTATTGATAAAATGAATAAAAAAAAAGAATCCACTATTGTTTTAATTAAATTAAAATTCAAAGATAAAACAACTAGTTTATCTCCGGGTAATGTTGTTGTTTCTTTTGAAGAATATCAAATTAATGATAATAAGATAAAAGAATCAAAAAAAGGAAAATCAGGTGCAATTTATTATGATACCGAATATTTAAAAGAAAAAGGATTCAAATATCAAGACCTTAAAACTATTGTTAAAAAAGTCTTTTTAGATAATAAAAAAATTAATCCATTTGGAGAATTCTTCGCTGATTTATAGTAAAAAATTGATTTAATATTAAGTTAAATATTAATTTAATATTATGTTTCGAATAGAAAAATTAAGAGATAATATAAATAAAATTTTTGTTTCGAGAAATAATCCTTTAAAATTATTAATAGATGATAACTCGAAATCTGTTCTTTTTAATTATCCAAAGTTAACAAAAGATAATGTTAAATTAAGAATTGATAATCATAATATATTTCCTAAAAATGAAATTTATAATCTTACTAAATATTTACTTGAATATAAAAAAGGTAATGTTAGATGTATTCATCCTTATTATTTAATGTTATCTTGGGATGAAATTAAAGATTTATTCAATGTTATTGAATGTGAATCTAGTAATGCTGTTGAGTTAAGACCTAAAGATAAAGATACAATTTCTTGGAGAATTCAAACAAGAGAAACTTTAAAAATAATAGAACAGATTTTAAATAATGATATATTTAAAAGATATTTTTATGATTATTATCATTATTTAATTTTATTAGGAACAAAGATAGAAGTTCATAATTATTTTTCGGGAGGTAATCAACAGTATACTTGTGATTTAGAATTATCTTTTTCAAAAAAATCAAAAGTTGTTATAGAAATAAATGAAGAACATCATAATGAGGAAAATGATTTAACTCGTGCTAGGAACTTTTTATGTGAGCATCATTCATATCCAATCTTATATTATCCAGAAAAAGAGGATATGACAAATGTAATGCCAAAGATTTGGAAAGAAGTAGCATATGCCATCGCTAAAGATAATTTAGAAGATGGTGTTAGATTATATTTAATTTTAGTTGATGGTTTATCTCCAGTATTTGTTAATTTTATAATGTCTCAATATAAAAAAGATACTATTTCAGTTTTAGAAATTATTGAGTTTTTAGAAGAACAAGGAATGAAAAAACCTCATCGAGAGATAAAGAGAATGATAAATGATGAAATTTTAGATGATGAAATAACTTGGACAAAAAAAGATTTAAGTGATGCTAAAATCACTCCATTGGGAATGGATTTAATTTTTATGAGAATAAATCCTGCAAAGTTTAATAAAGCGATTGCTTTGTCAAAACAGTATCATATAATTAAAACAAAATATTTAGATTTAATTCAAAAAATGGTATCACATAATTTAGAACATTTAAAAATACTTCAAGAAGGTTATTTAGATGTTGCTACTAAATTAAATTCCATTAAAAATACTAAACATCAATTACCTGATTTATGTTCTATCTTATATCAATCTTGTAAGGATAAAATACCTGAAGAGATACAATCAAAATTACATCCTAAATATCCATTTTTGGTAAAAGAAGAAGGAACAAATACTTTAAAAAATGAGTGGAAAAAGATAACAAAGAAAGATTATCATAGTGCAGAGGAAGAATCTAAAAAATATATAGTAAATCATCGATTTATAACTAATGAAGATTTAAAAGAGATTAAAGAATCATTAGGTGATGATTTAATTAATGATAGTGAAGATGATTTTATTAGTTTTAAGAAAGATACCTATCTTAAAAATAAAATTACAGTTAAAATTACTAATACAAAAAAATCTAAAGATAAATATGTTTAAATTTATGGAAGTAAGGCAATTTCTACAAATGGTGTTACATAAGGATAGAAAGTTGGAATATAAACATATTCGATCTCATAAATGTGAGGGTCATACCACCACCAATAAATTGGAGCATATGATACAGAAGGAGCATGACCAGTTCTAGTTGCTAATTCTTCATCATAATCATATAAATCATCCGATTCTACATCCGATTTAGATGATCTTCTTGATTTTTTCTTAGCACCACCTGCTTGATTTTTAAGGAATTGATCTTTTCTTCCTTCAAATTGTCTAAGTTTAGAATCTTCATCTTTTACTTTATAAGATTCTAAAGTGTAACTTACTTCATTCCCTTCTTTTTCTTCGGTAACTTTAAAGTGGTAGTATTTACCTTTACCAGAAGAACCTTTTTGGATAGTAAAGTAGAAAATGGGAACATTGTTATTAAAATGTTCAGATAAGCCTTCATATAATTTTCTAGCTGCTTTAATAGAGTTTTCTGCCTTTACATTGGTTTCAAGAGAACCTTTAATTTGAGGATTAACTAGTTGATAACTAATAGACATATATATAATAAGTTAGAAAAAATTTATTAAATATTTTTTCTAAACTATTTATTGATTTAATTTATTTTTAAGAGCTAAATATTTTGCTTTATATTTATGATATTTCTCTCTCCAACTAATACTATTAATACCTTCAGATGCCGAAGCAGAAGCACCTGCAGGAGCACCTCTACCTCTACCAAATCCTCTACCTCTACCAAAACCTCTACCTCTACCAAAACCTCTACCTCTACCAAATCCTCTACCAAATCCTCTACCAAATCCTCTACCAAATCCTCTTCCAAAGTCTATAATGTTATCTTCATATTTATTTAATGCTTGATGTGATATCAAATTTAACTTAAGAGCACTAATTTTATCGATGTCCATAAATCCTGGATTCATAACCTCACTAAACTGTTTATTATCTTCAAAACGTTCTAATAATCTATTAATTTCTTCATTAGTTAATTCTAATAAAAATACATTTGTTAAAGCAGTTGAACCAATGAATTTAAATTTTGATTCATCATAATCTTCTTCCATCATTTCATCTGTTAAAACCATTTCTTCCTTAAATTCTCTTCTAGCACATTGAAGTGAGGTTTCCTCTCCTTGAAAACCACCTTTAATAAATCCAAATCTATCACTTATAATACGATAAGTAAAATGATGATTCGCATGATCATAAACAATATTATCATCATCTGGAATTATTTTTATTAATGCTTCTTGTATTCGTCTAACATCTGTTGCCTCATTAAATATACTTTTATCATCAGAACCATCTATACTAATATCCCATTTATCTAAAATCGAAATTACTACTTCACCAAATTCCTTTGGTCCCCTTGATGTTTTTGTGTGTTTGTCATAATTGTAAGTTCCAACAGGTCTCATTTCACTTTTATCTTCTTTTTTTCCCCAAATAGTTTCGGTAACAATTAATAGTTGATAAGTTTCTAAATTTTTGACTATAACAGTTGAATGTTTAGGTTCACGATGTCTAGGTTCACGATGTCTAGGTTCACGATATCTAGGAAAAGCACTAGCCATATTATAATTAAAAAGAAAAAATATTGAAAAAATATCTTAAAGATTATATGGAGTTTTCATTATATTAAAATGGTGAAAAATAACTATATTCTCGAGTTAAAAACAACAAAATCGGCTGCTATTAAAACATTAATAGAAAATCTTCAGGCAATTTTTACAAAAATTAGTTTTGTTTTCCTTCCTAATAAAATAGATGAAAATGGAAATAAATTAAGTGGAGGATTACAGATTAAGGAAGTGAATAAATTTAATTCAACTATGGTTCATGTAAAACTAGAAGCTGATAATTTTGAATATTACAATTATAATTATAAAAAGGATCATTTAAGTTTAGGAATAAATCTTGCTTATTTAACCAAATGTCTAAAATGTATGGCAAATTATGATTCTTTATCGATGGCAGTAGATGGAGATGATATGAATTATTTAATTTTATCTTTAGAAAATAATAAAGATAAAAAAACTATCAAATTAAAATTGATGGATTTAGATGCTAAAATGTATGTTATTAATTCTGTTGATTTCCCTTATATGGTAACAATGTCTAGTTCTGATTTCCATAAATATTGTAAAGATTTAAGTATTGTAAGTGATAAGATGGAACTTCGATGTAATGGTAAAAAACTATTCTTATCAGGTTCTGGTGAAATTGGTGAAGTAAATTATGAAATTTTGCCAAGTGTTAATGGATTAAATATTACTATTAACACTGATAAAGAAGGTGAAATCGTTCAAGGACTATTTGAAATTAAATATTTAACTATTTTCTCTAAGTGTGCTTCTTTTGACCCAGAAGTTCTAATTTATATTGAGAATGATAAACCTCTCATTTTAAAATATAATGTATCTTCTTTAGGAGAAATTAAGTTTGTTCTAAGTCCATCAAAACCGAAAGATGCTTATGATTTATATTAAATAAATTAAACAAGTTGTTTTAACATAAATTGAATAACTTGTTTTTTGTATGTTCTACCATCTCCCCAAAAATATGGGATGTTATTCACTCTAAGGTATTCAAGTTCTCTAGGACAATTATCTCTAAACCATTTATTCAAACAATAAATATAAACAATTTTAAAATCTGGAAATTTTTGTGAAAAATGCCAAATTTTAAAAGGAGGGGTAGTAATTTTTTCACAAACAGAACCATTAATATTTTGATATTTTTTTTCAATAATAAAGATAATTTTATTGGTTAAATTTAGATAACATTCATCCGGTTCAATACATCCATGAGCATTTGTGATTTTTTTATTAATTAAATTATTTTCATGAAAGTATTTAATAAAATCTTTTTTATTTAAAATCAAAAAATTATGAGAAGGATTATCTTTAAAAGATATTTCTAAAAAATTGTTATGATTAGAAATAGAAAAATATTCTGATGACAAATTCGTCAAATTTTCGTAATTATGCCAGTTTAACATTTTATTGTTATTATTAATATTTTTAAAAATAACAATAATCAATTTTTATTAAATAACATTAGCGATATAGATAATTTCTAATCCCCATTTTTTAAGAATATCTTGGTTAATATTTTTAAGAGATGTATTTTTTTGGTTATTATTCCAAATTTTAATTACAGCCCAAGATTTCTTTTTAATACTACAAGATATACCAGTTACTTCATCAGGATTATTAATTAAATTACCAGATACTAAATAAGTAGATAAATCATTCCATAAATTTTGTGCTTGAGATAGTTTAACTTTAAAAGACCATCTACCACCTTTACAATTTTCAGGGTCTTCCCACATAGGTTTAATATTTTCTTTCATAATATAAAATTGGTTTTTGATAATACCTCCATTTTTATCCCAACTATTATGTAAATTCCAGTATTCTTCAATTGTGGTAATATCATAAATTTTTTTAAATCCTTTGATAGTAAAATCATTAGGTGATTCGTGATACCATAAAGACCAATTATCAGGTAATTTAGTTTCTTTTGTTAATTCCATTGTTAGTTAAAACAAGTTATATTTTAAATAATTTTTTGTTATGTTGAAAATCTAATTATTAAATTTACTTCGTAATTTTAAGAAACCTAAAAAAACATTCGTTTTTTTAGATTAGTGTACTTAGATTTATATTTCAGGATGAGGATGAGGAATGAATCCTCATACCCGTTAATTTAAATTCTAAATATTAAGTTTGTTTCGCAAACTTAAATATTTAGATTTATATTTCAAATATTTATTTTTAAAATGTGCAGATAAACAATCTAATAATCCAATATCAGCAAATTCTTTATTATTTGCATTAATAGAATATTCATCTTTACTTATCATTCCATAATCTATTAATATAAAGTTATCAGTATCTGAATCATAAACAATATTATCAAATGAGATATCACTATGAAATAAACCGGTTTTTTTATGAAGATTAATTATAGCATTACAAATATCATTTTTAAATTTTTCTTTTCTAGTTTCATCCATACTATCAAAATCATCAGAATCAAATTTTGTATATTTTTTAGATTTAATGATATATTTAGTACTTGAAGTATCTTCATATTCATCAGTAAACCTATTAACAAGTTGACTTTTATTATGTGTATATTCATAAATTTCATCAATTTGTTCTAAATTTGGGTCAGGACTGTCTTTTAAAATTTGATAGATAGTTTTGTTTGGTAAAAATCTAAGAACATAATCATTAAAAATAAAAGTATTATCTTTATAATACAATAAATTACTTTCTGGAATAGTAGATAAAATAGGATTTAAATCTTCTATTTTACCATATTTATTTATAAAAAAATCAATTTTATATCCATAACCATCATCATCACCATCATCAAACTTTTTAATACCTTCTACTATAAGTTCAACATTCATATAAAATATGATAGATTTAATTTAAAATTTTAATCATATTTTAAAACATATGGAATATGTTTTAAGTATAATGGAATTTATTTCTCAATATTATGGGGAAGTGTATCAAGGAAGTTTTGATGAAAAAAATAATTGGATAGGGAAAAATTATTTAGAAGAAATCTTTTATTTTTTACCATCTATTTTTACACATTTATATGGTTCATTATCACCAAATTATTTATATTTAAAAAACAATCAATTATTTTTAGGTTCTTATAAACCAGTAAATAAAATATATCCTCCAATTTTAGAGATGAGAATAAACGATAAGGATATTAAAGATATGTTTTTAAAGTTTAATTTAGAAACACCTTTATGGACAATTTTATCATATTATCAAATATTAAATAAATATCATAGTTTAGATATAAGATATTTAAAAAATGGAATCGTATCAAATAGTTTTAATTTATTAGAGATAAGAGAAAAATCTTTAGGAGATATAATAAATCATTAAATATTAAATAAATTTTATCTTAATATTTAATGGATAAAAACATATTTTTGTTTATTTTAATTTTAATTTCACTCTATTTCTTATTTTTTAGAACTAGAGAAGATTTAACAAACTGTAATTCCGGTAGTTTTAATGTTGCTTCAAATCCATTAACAGAAAAAATGAGTCAATTATTATTAAATAATAAATTATCAACCAGAAGTATTAGTAGAATTGTTAATTTTGATTCAAGAGATTTTGAAGAAGACACAACATTAACTTTAAAACAATTATTTGATAATGATAAAATTCCTCAAACTCTGCAAAATAGTTTAATGAAAGATTTGAATGAATTGATTAATTCCTATAGATTAGAAGATATTACTAAAGATTATGTTATAGACTTTGAGACAACTGTAGCAACTGTTAAACATATCTTTTTAAAGAATATGGTAATAAATACTCTTTTATGTTTCCCAAATAAACCAGATGATATTTCTCTTTTCTGGGGTCATTTAGTTGATATGTTAATAACACCTGCTGGAGTAAAATGTAATGATGAAGATTTCCTGAAATTCTTATATTATAAAACAAAAACGGTTGAAAAATTCTTTGGTAATATGGGAGGTGATGAATTAGATTTTAATTTTGGTGGTGCAACATCATTAGTTAAAGATGGAATAACTTTAGAAGATAAAGAAGCAAGTAAAGAAATTGATTTTAATTTTTATAAAGAATTAGATAGAATAAAATTAAATCCAGAAGAAGAAGGTGAATATATAATAAGTTTTAACAAACATTTCTTAAATTTTGGTCCCGAGATGTTAGGTGGTAAATTTAAAATAGAATTAGATAATTTATTTGATATTTTTGCTAAAGATAATAATCGTTCTATTAATCACGAGAGTGAAGAAGATATGAAAAGATTAATGGATATATATGAAAAAGAGTTTAAGAATCTGGTTGATTTAATTAAAAAATCAAATAATGATCCAAGATTAGAACAAAAATTTAAAAATATGAAAGAGATTTATCAACATCTTAAATTTAATCTTATTTTAGGTCGTGTTCAAAAAGAACTTAAATCTAAAAAAGCTTCAGAAAGAGCTTTTAGATGTTTATCTACTAATAATAAAACTTGTGTTCCTGATATAAATAAAATCTTTGGAAATGAAGACATAGGTTTTGTTTCACAAAGCACTTGTGTTGATAGAGATGTAAATAAATTTCAAGATTCAAGTTTAGATAGTATTTTTAAAATTCATAAATTCTGGGCAGATACATCTTCAGAAGATAAAAAAGAATTTTTTGATAAATTAAGAATTATGTTAGATTATCATAATAAAAAAGTTCCAGAAAATTTTGGTGTTGTTAAATTAAATGAAATTAAACTTAATATGGATAATCAAGCATCATTATGGAAAGGTGAAAAATTTAAACAAACTGAAAATAATATTTTTAAAACCTTAAAAGAAATTCCTTCTATTATTGAAAAAAGAATGAAAGATGAAAACTTACAAGATTTATTAATTAATATTGTAGGTAAAATGAATTATTCTCAAAGATTAGTTTGGAACCAAATGTTAAGGAAACCTAATTTTAAATTATCCTCAAATCTTATTAAATATTTCATCTTTGGATTAGAATTAGAAAACTTATTCAAAATTAATACTGTTGAAATGTTTATGCATTTTGGATTACCTACTTCCAAATCTTTTAATGATATAATGATTGAATATAATATTCCTATTAAATATATTCCTTATCTTTGGAAATCTTTAGGTAAATATATCCCACAATTCGTAACAAATGACATAACCTCATCAGTAAATTCCGTATTTTATGATGATGAATTCTTTGTTAAAAATTCTTATTATGTTTCTTATTTAGCATCAATTTGTTATAATAAAGATGATGTCATAAAAAGAATGGAAACTAATTTAGGTGAAAATATATCAATTGAAGATTTTGATAAAATTAAATCATTTATTACTCAACAATGTAAAAATAATAAATAATTTTTCAACAATGTAAAAATAATAAATAATTAATAAATTAAAGAACTAATTTATTAATTAATTAATGGAAATATTAAATTGGTTTCTTTTCTTTGGTATAATGATATTTTTATCATTTTTTACTTGGTTTCAGATATTTGGTTTATTTATAGTTTCAATATTAGTAATTAATTGTTTTGTAAATTATCCTAATATAATAGAGAAAACTGATATTTCAAGTTTAATTCAAAAAACTATTGTTAATACACTTAAAATAGTTTATAATTTTGTTATAAAAATAATTAGTATGTTAATTTATACTTCTTTTGGAGTTTTTATTTATAAAAGAATAATGGAATTAGAAGTTGCTTATCAAAATTCCAAAGGTTTAATTAAACAAGAAGCAATGAAAATGATTCTTACATCATCAACTTCCCGAAACTTTACACCTCGAGTGAGTTTAGATGATGAAGATACTGATGATGAGTCTTAAGAAGAAATGAACAAAAAAAATTGATATAAAATATCTTAAAAAATTATTAATGTATTTTATATTAATGTCTAAAAAATCCTTAACTGACCAAAATACAGTAAAAGAGGGAATAGATAAGTTGGTTGATTTGTATTTTCAACAACCTAAAATTTTGTATTCCCATTTATTTTCATCTTATCATCAGATGATTGAAGAGATTATACCTCACACTCTTACTAAAGAACCTAATTATTTTTATGAAAAAGTTACTCCTGAAGAAATTTTTAATTATGGTTTTAAATTTGAAGATGTTAAGATTTTCCCTCCCATTCGGGAAAGAGATAATGAAATAATTTATCCTCATATGGCAAGAAAGAATTTTTTAAATTATTTTGCTAATATTCAAGCAAAGGTTACTCAATTTCAAGAAAGAATAGATTTAGTAACGGGAGAGAAAACTTCACGGAATATTGGAGAACCTGAAGTAACAATAGTAGGTTCCGTTCCAGTAATGGTAAAATCTCGTTATTGTTCAACTTATTTAAAACCTGAGACATCAAAATATGAATGTAAATATGATCCTGGAGGTTATTTCATTGTAAATGGACAAGAAAAAGTAATTGTATCAATTGAGAAAATGGCAGATAATAAAATGTTAGTTTTTTCAAGAAATGATTCTTCCTATCCTACTGGTAAAGTTTATAACATTCAAATTAACTCTAGAAAACATGATTGGTCTGATAATTTACAAATTATTAATATTAAGAATCTTAAAGATAATAGTTTAGTTATTACTACATCTCAATTTGTTGAAGTTCCTATTATGATTTTCTTAAGAGCACTTGGTATTGAATCTGATGGTGAATTAACAGCAAGAATTTCTAATAATTTAGAGGATATTCCAATGGTTAATATGATTCGAGAATCTTTAAATAATTCTGTAACTGAAGATAGTAAAGTAATTAAAACTAGAGATGAAGCAATTGATTATCTTATTACAAAACTAAAAAGTAATCGTCGTATTATTCAAAGCGATGAAACTCTTGCTTATCAACAAAAAAAGATTTATCTTGAAAAAATTCTTAAAAAAGATATTCTTCCTCATTTAGGCGAAGATGTTCCTCTAAAGGTTTCATATGTATGTATGATGTTAAGAAAACTTTTAGAAGTAATGATTGGAAGAGAACAGGAAGATGATCGTGATTCTTTTGAGAACAAGAGAGTAGAAACACCTGGTGTTCTTATTGGTCAATTATTCCGTCAAAATTTCAAAAAGATGTTAAATGAAGTATCTAAACTTTTCCGTAAGAAAAATACTTCTGATGAAAAACCTGTCAATATGATTAGTCAAATTAAACCATCTATTATTGAACAAGGTATTAAGACTGGTTTAGCAACAGGTGTTTGGGGATTAAGTAAAACTAAGAAAGGTGTTGCTCAAAGTCTTTCTCGTTTATCTTATCTTCAAACAGTATCCTATCTTAGAAGAATTAAATCCCCTTCTTTAGAAACATCTACCTCTAAAATTACCTCTATTCGTCAAGTTAATAATATTCAAGCATTCTTTGTTTGTAATATTGAAACTCCTGAAGGTGCTCAAATTGGTCTAGTTAAATCTCTCAGTCTAATGAGCACAGTTTCACCTAGTTTAGATGGACAAAAGAAACTCTTGGATGAATTAATCTCTAATAATGAAAAAGTTAAACATCCATTTATGATTAATCCTGAAGATTTAGATGATTATGTTAAAGTATTCTTAAATGGTAAATGGATGGGATGTATTGAAGTTAAAGAAGGATTAACCTTCTATGAGAACCTTAGGGAAATGAGAAGAAAAGGAACTATAGATAAAATGGTAACTTTAACTATGGATTATTTCAAAAAAGAAGTTAAAATCTTTACTGAATCTGGAAGATTAATTAGACCCTTATTAAAAGTAGATGATAATATGATTAATATCACTTCACAAATGATATCTGAAATTGATAAAGAATTAGTAAGTGAAAAGAAAGAAACTGGTTGGAATAGAATTTTACTTAAATATCCAAATTTAGTAGAATATGAAGATATTGAATGTACCAATAATATGATGATTTCTATTGATCCACATTTTCTTAGAGAAGCAAGAGAAAACTCTCTTCGAAAAGTAGAAAAATCTAAAGAAATTGTTAAATCAAATCGTTATGGTAAATATCGTTATATGAAATACACTCATAGTGAATTCCATCCTTCATTCCTTTTAGGAACTATCGTTTCTATTGTTCCATTTATTAACCATAACCCTGCTACTCGTGGTATTATCTTCTTCTCTCAAGCAAAACAAGCAATTGGTATGTATGCTACCAATTATAAGGATAGAATGGATATCAGTAATGTTCTCTATAATCCTCATATTCCTCTTGTTACTACAAAAGCAATGAAATATAATAGATTCCTTGATATGCCTAGTGGCGAAAATGCTATTGTTGCTATCTTATGTTATACTGGGTACAATCAAGAAGACTCAATTGTAGTAAATAAATCAGCAATTGACAGAGGTCTTTTCTGTGCTGATACTCTTAAAAAATATTTCAGTAAGATTGAAATGAACCCTTCAACTTCTGCTGATGATATTTTTATGAAACCTGATAGAACCAAAGTCACTGGTATGTCTCAAGGTAATTATAATAAAATTAATGATGATGGATTTGCTCCTGAAGAAACTTTTATTACTGATAAAGATATGATTATTGGTAAAGTATCACCTATCCAACCTACTGGTGATAACAAAGTTTATAAAGATAAATCAGAAACATTTAAAACTAATGTTGATGGTTATGTCGATCGAGTTCATCACGATATCTATGATGGTGATGGATATAAAATGGTTAATATGAGAGTTAGAATGGAAAGAAAACCAATTGTGGGAGATAAATTTTCAACAAGACATGGCCAAAAAGGTACGACTGGGTTGTTAGTGCCTCAGAGAGATATGCCTTTCACAGAAGAAGGTATGATTCCTGATATTATTTTCAATCCACACGGTATGCCATCTCGTGAAACCATTGGACAATTACTAGAAACAATTTGTAGTAAAGTATCTGCTCTAACTGGTAAATTATTTGATGGAACTCCATTTAATGAATATGATGTTTATCAAGTTCCTGAAATTCTTAAAGGATTAGGATATCAACAATATGGAACTGAAACTATGTATAATGGTATTACTGGTCAAAAAATGAAAGCACAAATATTTATTGGTCCTGTATATTATCTAAGACTCAAGCATATGGTAAATGACAAATTGCACTGTCTTACACCTGATCATGAAGTATTAACAGATAATGGTTGGAAATATATTGAAGATGTTAATACTTCAGATAAAATAGCATGTTTAATAAATGATAATTTAGAATATCATAATTATAAAGAAAAATTCGAATATGATTATGATGGTAAAATGTATCATATTAAATCACAATTGGTTAATCAAGTAGTAACTCCTAATCATAAAATGTATGTTTCTAAATGTCATACTAAAAAAAGAATTTGGTCTGACTATTATTTAGAAGAAGCTAAAGATTTATTTGGAAAACATAGAAAATATAAACGTGATGCTAATTGGATTTCAAAAGAATATCAGTTTGTCTTACCGTCTGTAATATCAAATAATATCTTACAAAAAGAATGTATTGTTGATATGGATTCATGGATAACATTTTTTGGAATTTGGATTGCAGAAGGTTGGTGTAATCAAGTTGATAAAGATAATAAAATATATACTATATCTATTGCTGCTAATAAACAACGAGTTAAAGATAAAGTGTGTCCCGCATTAGAAAAGTTAGGATATAATTTTAAAATTTATTCAGAAAAACTAATTATTAATAATAAACAATTATATGAATATATGAAAGTTTTAAGTGTTGGGGCACCTAATAAATTTTTACCAGAATGGGTATGGAAATTAAATAAGAATCAATGTCAAAAATTAATTCATGCAATGTGTTTAGGTGATGGATGTTTTAAAAATAATGATGCTGATTTATATTATACATCATCGGATAGACTTGCAGATGATTTTATGAGATTGTGTCTTCATGCAGGATGGTCATCTAATAAAACTATTCATAGTTATAAAGGTAGTGAAACAACTATTAATAATAGAAAGGTTATTTCTAATTATGACTTATATAGATTATCAATTATTAGAACTAAAAATAATCCATCTGTTAATCATGGTCATAAAAATAATAGTTTGGATGAAAAATGGATTGATTATCAAGGTAAAGTATATTGCTTTGAAGTTCCTAATAATATTTTCTATATTAGAAAAAATGGTATTCCTGGATGGACTGGAAATAGTCGTTCAACTGGACCTAAACAAGCAATTACCAGACAACCACTTGAAGGTCGTGCTAAAGAAGGTGGTCTCAGAATCGGAGAAATGGAACAGAACTCAATGGTTGCTCACGGTGTTGGTCAATATCTCAAAGAAAGAATGATGGAAGACTCTGATATTACCACTGTTCATGTGTGTGATAAATGTGGTCTATTTGCTTCTAAAGTTATGGATAAAGATTACTATCAATGTTTATCTTGTAATAATACTACTGATATCAGTGAAGTATCTGTTCCATATGCTTTCAAACTTATGGTTCAAGAATTAACCTCAGTTAATGTTCTACCAAGAATTAGAACTGAATAAATTATTTTAAATTAATATGATTTTTTAAAATTAAATTAATTTAAAATTTTATAAATTTAAGGTTTGATAATCCTCCACCTACTTGAGGAACTTCTGAAGTTTCATATAAAGTTTCAGTTGGTGTTTCTAAAGAATAATCAGGAGTTTCTGTTGTCATAAGTGGAACACTTTCTTCAACACTTGTTCCAGAATATGTTCTAAATACCCATACTAAGAAAACACCTACTAAAATCGCTAAACCAATATACATTAAAGTATTACTTTCTGTTTGAACTGGTTCTTCTTTTTTAGGTTCTTCTGGTTTAGATTCTTCTTTTTTAGGTTCTTCTGGTTTAGGTTCTTCTTTTTTAGGTTCTTCAACAGTAGTAGAAGATTCCATTTTTGATTCAGCTTCAGTTTTTTGTTCATCAACTTGTTTACTTTCAACTTCAGTATCAGATTTAGCTTCACTAGTAGCGACATCTGCCATTTTTTCATAAATTTTTTCAAATCTAATATCATAAGGTGCACCTACTGGGTTATTTTGAAATGCTTCCATTTATATAAAATAACTTAGAAAAAATTTTATATAAATAATTCTTAGAAGTATTTTTATAAATCTTCTTCCTTATTTTTACCACCACGAAGTTTAGTTCTCTTAAGATTTACTCTTTCGGTTAAAGGTCTATTTTCAAATATTTGGTTAGTAATAGTAGAAGCTTTAGTTTCATCTTTAGTTAAATCTTTAATGGTATTATAAATATTTTCCTTTTTTAATGGAGCTTTAGTTTTTGAAACATTTTTTCTTAAATTACCATCAGTTATTCCTATAGACTTTTCACCGATCTCATCTAAATATTGTAAAATATATTCTTCTAATTCTTTTTTCTCTTGTGTTATATCTTTTGATTTAACTCTTAATTCACGAAGAGCATCATCTAATTTAACCCATAGTTGAACTTTTTCTTGAAACTCCTTAGAGATTTGTTTTTTCTTTTCATCTTCAGACATTTTTAATATATTATAATTTAAAAATATTTATTTATCTAACTTAAAAAATTGAAAATTCAATTCTCAGCAATTCGCATATATTTTAAATTTTTATTCTTTCCATCATGTCTCGCTCTAGTCATAATGCAAAGAATTCTAACTCAATGACCAATGCTGGGACTTCCCTTCGTTCGTCGCCCCCTACCAGTGAGGGGACTACCCCTCATCGGTTGCCCCCTACCAGTGAGGGGACTACCCCTCATCGGTTGCCCCCTACCAGTGAGGGGACTACCCCTCATCGGTTGCCACCAACCAGTGAGGGGACTACCTCTCATCGGTTGCCACCAACCAGTGAGGGGACTACCTCTCATCGGTTGCCACCAATCCGTGTGAAATCGAAAGAGGTGATGGAAGCTGAGGCAAAGAGAAGAGCAGAGGCAGAGGCAAAGGCAAAGGCAGAGGCAGAGGCAGAGGAAAAGAAAAGAATGGAACGTGCAGAATTGACAGAAACCTACCATCGAGAAGAAGAAACTGCATGGTTCCTCTGGTGGAAAGCACAGCATGACCCAAGCTACCTTGAAGGGTGTCGTGATTTTTGGAGAGATGCTTACTACTACCGACTGGCAATTTGTCACAAACACTTCGCAGGAACTCCTGATGAAGGGCACGAAAAAGCGATGTGGTTCTGTCAAAATCAAATGATGTGGGTTGATGTGGAAATGCAAAGAATGGAACGTGCAGAATTGACAGAAACCTACCATCGAGAAGAAGAAACAGCATGGTTCCTCTGGGAGAAAGCACAGGATGATCCAGTCTTCCTTGAAGGGTGTCGTGAGCACTGGGAAAAAGCTTACTACCTCCTACTGGAAATTTGTCAAAAATACTACAATGGAACTCCTGATGCAGGTCACAAAGAAGCGATGTGGTTCTGTCAAAATCAAATGATGTGGGTTGATGTGGAAATGCAAATCCAAGAAAATTTGAGAAAAAAACAAGTGCCAAGGAAAAAAAGAACTCGTGGAGATGACAGAGAGAGTGATGCAAAGAGAGGAAAACCAACTGAGGAGTGAATTCAAGAAGAGAAATTAAAAAAATTAATTTATTAATTTATTTGATTTCTTAATAAAGGGGTTTGATATTAGTATCAGGTTCATAAGTTGAATTGAGCCAAGGAGATACAGTGTATTTAGGGTTAGGAATAGTTCCACGAATATCATAAGAAGGGTTTTTAAGAGATTGACCAACAGTGTTAACACCAATGATGTATCTGTTAGTGTTGATAAGTTTATCATCATTTAAGTTATATTTGGCTTGGGTGAAATCAGTTTCAAACCATTCATCATTTACTTCTTTGGGTAGATATTGGGAAGAATCGTATTCAGTTACATTATTTTTGTTAAAATCAATTTCATCAACAGCAGTTCCAGGTTCAATAGCACCCATAAAAGCAGTATCTAAACTGGCACCTTGAGAATCTTGAGATAATCCAGAAATTTGAGTTACTTGGGCAACTTCACCTTCTCTTTCAATAGGTTGAGCAGGAGTAGGAACGGCAATATTTTCAGCAGTTACTTTAGCTTCTCCTTCAACTGGTGTTTCCATTTGAGGAGCAGATACAACTTGTTCAGTAGGAGCAGATACTTCTTCTTCAATTTCACCTTCATTAGGAACTTGAGATGGGTTCATTAAATAGAAGATAAGTAATCCAACTACGGCTAATAATAAGATGTTATTTAAGTTTAAATTTCCTAACATGATATATAATAACTTAGAAAAAAATATAAAAATTAATCTAAAGTTAATTTAAACCAATTTAATAATGGTTAAACTATTTTGTATTAATTTAAAGTCAAGAAATGATAGATTAGAGAGATTTACTCGTTTGAATAAAGAAAAATTACATTTTCCATTTGAAGTTATAGATGCTGTTGATGGTAAAAAACTTGATTTAGAAAATATGAAAGAAAAAATTAATCCTTTAGATTATCTTACAGCAAAAAATCAATTATCTGGTGTAATTGGATGTTGTTCTAGTCATTTTAAGGTTTTTCAAAAAATGTTAAATGAAAATATCGAATATGCTTTAATAATGGAAGATGATTTATTACTAAGTGATGATTTAAGAAAGGTTAATCAAGTAATAGATTTTTTTAAACAAATTAAAGGTGATTTATTATATTTTAATTATCCATATCCCAAAGAATCTTATGAAAAAACAAATTCGCAAGGATATAAATTAAAACAATTTGATGGTAAATTATATACGGCTGAGATGTATTTAATAAGTAAATCTTTTGCAAAAAAAGTATTATCTTATTTTGAGAATAATTTAGGAGCATTTGATTTAATGTTAAAAAGAACAATTATGAGAGAAGATTGTAAAGTTTTTTGTTTAGAACCTCCAATTGCTGATCAATTTGATAGAAATGATTCGAATATAAGATAAAAATTTCTTATTAAATATAATGGAAAATTTAATAAGTAATTTAATTCAAACTTTACCATCTTATGATAGTGTAGATGATAATGGAAATAATATCATTCATCATTTATCCCAATATGGAGATTTATCTCTAATGAGAAATGTTGTTAAAAAAAATAAAATACCTCTTCATAAATTATTAAATCAACAAAATCAAGATGGTAACACACCCTTACATTTAGCAGTTGGTGGAGGAAGTCAAGATTTAGCAGATTATTTAGTAAAAAAAGGTTGTGATTCTACTATTTGTAATTTTAAAGGTGAATCCTGTCAATTAAAAAATAATTTTAGTAAAAAATTATCTGGAGGTGGATTAAATAAAGAAGATAATGAAAAAATAACAGGAACTCGTAAAATTTGAATTTTAAATAATATAAATCTGTAATTTATATTATATGAAATTAAAATTAGGTCATCAATGGACTAAGTTTTTCTTAGATAATAAAAATAATATCGAAAAAACTTTACAAACATTAGATTATCAACATAAAAATATTTTACCTCCTAAAAATCAAATTTTTAGAGCATTTACTTATTTTGATATCTCAGAATGTAAATTAGTTATCCTTGGACAAGATCCATATCCAGGTTCAGATGGTAGAATCTATTATGCCGAAGGATTATCATTTAGTGTTAATCCTAATATTACTAAATTACCCGCTTCCTTAAAAAACATCTTCAAAGAACTTAAAACATCTTATCCTGATTTTACTTATCAAAATGGCTCTCTTGAAAGATGGTCTAAAGATGAAAAAATTATGTTACTTAACTCCTCTCTTACTGTTCTTGAAGGTAAACCTAACTCTCATGCTAATAGATGGAAAGATATTACTGATAAAGTTATTCAAGAATTAGATGATAAAAGTAATTGTATCTTTCTATTAATGGGAAATAATGCTATCGATAAATCTAAACTTATTAAAAATAAGGATAGAATTATAACTTGTGTTCACCCTAGTCCTCTAAGTGCTCATCGTGGATTTTTTGGAAGTAATGTCTTTAAAAAGGTAAATGAAAAATTAAAAGAATTTGGAGAGAAAGAAATAAACTGGAATATTTAAAAATAATAGATTTTCTTTTTTGGTAAAAGGTTATAATTAAATGTATCTTCAAAACCATAATTATTTGAATGTGCAATTAACCAAGAAATTTCATTTACATTTTCATCTGTTATAAGATAATTATTAACAATTGTTTTAATCTCATCATTAATAGTATATTGAACTTTTACAACCTTTGTTATAAATTTAGGTAAATGTTTTGCTAAACTTTTATAACCTTTAAAATTATCAAATGTTCTTACTATTAAATAATAATCTGGTTTTTCATATTCAGGTAAATTATATTTATTATTCAAATAATTAAACTTTTGTGCTTCCTTAAGATGTTGAACATACACTTTCATCTCTGACATATTCCTAACTATTTTGGTTATGTAAATAATATTCAATATTTTTAACTCTAAATGGTCTAGAAAAATTGATTTAAAGACCATTTATCTCTTTAAATAAGAATTTATGGATAAATATTTAGATATGACAGATGACCAGATAGATGGTCTATTATTTAATTTAGGAACTTCTGAAAATTCGGAAGAAAAACCTAAATCTGATATTAAAACAAAACAGTGTCCTTTTTGTCAATCAACCAAGATTGGAAATGATGGTAATATTGGAACAGTCTGTTTAGATTGTGGAGGTGAAATCTCCGAAATTTTCGAAACTAACCCTCAATTTGAAGGTGATGAAGGACATTCTGCTTCTTATGGTTGTCCTTCAAGTTATTTCTTTCCAAAAAGTGCTTTAGGAACCAAATTGAAAATAAAAGGATATAGTAGAATTAGTAATTTACAAAAACAAGGACAAATGCCTTACAAAGAAAAGAGTTTATTAGATGTGATGGATGGTATTCAACAAAAATGTAAGAAATATAATCTTACTCAAAAAGTTATTGATACTGCAAAAATTTTATATAAAAAGATTAATGATGCTAAACATACTAAAGGAGAAAGAAAAGGTAAGAGTGTTATTATGAGATGTGTTAATAGAAGGTCTATGATAGCAGCTTGTGTCTTTTATGCTTGTAAATTAGAGGATGAACCTAGAAGTCCTAAAGAAATTGCTGATATTTATGATTTAGAGGTTAAACATGTAAATCGTGGATGTCGTAGATTTTTAGATTTTATCGATATTCATAGTTATTTCAATAAAGTAAAATGTAGTCAAGCAGTAGATTTTATTATGAGATATTCAGATAAATTGAATTTAAGTGAAGATATTATTGATAAAGCAGTTTGTGTTGCTGAAAATATTCATAAATTAGATGCAGCTTCTACACACGAACCACCATCTGTAGCAGCTGGATCTATTTTATTAGTTTGTAATTTATTAAAAATTGATATTAATAAGAAGAGTATTAGTGAAATTTTTGAAATATCTGATGTTACTATCTCAAAAACTTACCGTAAAATATTTCCCTATCATAAAATTGTTATGAATTACGAAGTATCTGATTATATTAAAGATAAAATTGTTAATTTTGAAAAAAATACTGATACTATTAATCTTGAAAATATTATTGTTAAGGAAATACCTCAAAAAAGAATTCCTAAAAAGAAAAAAGAAATTGTAAAAGTTCCACTTCAAGAACCTCAAAATAAAGTTATAATTAAATCTAAAAAAAGTATCACAGTTGATTTGTAATTTGTAATTTAACCACCATATTTTAAACCCATGAGTCCATTCATATTTCTCATAATATTTAAATTCAAGGTAAAAAACATTCCTTTTGAAATAGTTTCTTTAAAATATAACATTATTTTATTAGTCTTACTCCAATTTATACAAATTGGATAATCTCCCCCATCTTTAGTCAAATCATATACTCGATAATTATTAATTATAGCTTGATGTTCTAATTGATATTTATCTCCATCAAATTCAATAATTGGATCGCTATTAAAGTTATTTTCTATAAACAGATAAGCAACATTATGACAATGATCTAATCTAAAAGTATTACCCGATTGTTCTTTACCTAAAAATTGACATTGTAAAATTGGATAGGTAATTTCTTCACCAAATTCACCTTCATAAGATTGAAATTCTAAAACATCTGATATTCCAGATTCCTTATAATCTATTAAAAATCTTATTTGATGATAAATTGCTCCTTTTATAAACTCTTTAAAAATTAATAACGGTATTTCATCTTTATTAAATTTAAACATTGTTTGTAAAATTGGTATAAATTCACCTTCTATTTGATCTATTCTACAACCACCTATTTCTAGACTAATTCTTTCAATTAAATTAATCTTTTGTGACCTTAAACTTGTAAGGTATTCATTCTCACTTAAATTTATATCTATCTTAGTTCTCTTTGGTTTTACATAAGTAATATTAAATTCTTTTGTAATTGGAGATAAATTTTTAAAGGAAGAACGAATTGAACTGGAAATACTTTTCAAATTACCATAATTTTCTTTGATAAAATCATCTTGATTATAATAATATTTTTCATACAATTCTTCGATATTGTTTCTAAATAAAGGTATATTATTAGTCAGTTCATTTGAAATCATTAATTAATGAAACAAAATAACTTTAAATAAAATATTTATAATCTAGATATTTATATATACAATATGGCAGCTACATCTATATCTGAGATAAATCCAATACATAACTTTAATAAGAAAACAAATGAGCATTTTCCTAATGGATATCGTACTTTTTTTGAGATAGAAGATTTATTTACTGAAATAAGTAATTTAGATCAAGTAAAACTTGAATCATATGATGAAACAAAAATTGTTTTAAATACAGATTCATTTAATACAAAAGTAGATCAATGTTTTCCTTCAGAAATCGCAACTAGATTAAAAAATATAACAAATTATATTAGAGATAATATGATAATTTTATCAAAAAAAGAATTTTGTGAAGAAATGATAAAGTTAATTAATAATATAATAGATATAATAGAAATTAGAAAAGATAATTATACTTATATTATTTTATATATGGATATATTTGATAAATCTAATACTTGGTTATCTTTTGCTTTTTTATATCAATTATCATTAAGACCTGGATTATTTGAGGAGTTAAAAGAAAAAATAATATTATTTACAAATGAGTTAGAATATAAAAAAAATGTTCACCCAGATATATTATTTGAACATAAAAATTTAGTAATTATTATGGATGATGGTAGTTATTCAGGAACACAATTAACAAATAATATTATTTCTTTCGATAAGGATACAACTGATGTTATATCTGGTGTGTGTATGCTAGGTAATGTCGCTTTAAACAAACTAAATAACGATTTAACTGAACATAAAATTATCACAATTGAAGAATATGATAAGGATGAACATCCAAAATATTTAATTATATATAGAAATTATTATGATTCATCTGATTTTGATAGAATAATTACAGAAAATGATATTAGTATAAATGCTAATAATTATTTAAAAAACACATTTTATCTATATACAGAAATGTTATCTTTATTTTTTTCTATGCATAAATTACCAGATGATCTTTCTATTCCATATAAACTTTTAGTAACCAACAATTTTTATATTACTGAAGGAACATATAATTTTTCTTATACAAATGAAGATAAAACTAAAAATATAATTCCTCATCATTTTACAGATACTGGTGATTTTAAATGTATAGGAAATTTAGATGATATTTCAATTATTAAAAAATATCCCAAATGGTATAAAAATATTGGTGAATTCATAGTTAATTATTTTGAATCTAAAAAAGAATCAAAATATTATAATAAATATTTAAAATATAAACAAAAATATATTAATCTAAAAAATAAATTATAAAAAAATATGAATTATATAATTTATTTTTATTATATTAAAATTTCAGGGATAACATCTTTAATATTATCAACAGATTTCACAACAAAATCTTTATCAATTAATTTAGGATTTTTTTGTTTAATATCTTTCAAATCATCTTCATTTTCTTTAGGAATAAAGATTAATTTAACACCTGCTTTTTTAGCACCTGTTAATTTATAAAGTAAACCTCCGATTTTTGTAATTTTACCAGTTAATTCTATTTCACCTGTCATCCCAACATCATTCTTTATTTTTCTTCCGGTTATTCTTGAAATAAAAGCAGAGGTAAAGGCACAACCAGCAGAAGGTCCATCTTTAGGTGTTGAAGTAGATGGAGCATGAACATGGAATCCATTTTTAAATTTAGATTTAACATAATCATTTAAATTATCAATAAAAGGATATAACTCTAAATTATTCTCTAAATAATGCATAGCTGCTGTATAAGAACAATGAACTGATTCTTTCATTACATCTCCTTGTTTACCTGTTAATTTAATTTCAAATTTATCATCAACATCATAATTACTAAAGATTTGAATGGGTATAATACCTCCTAATCCACTTGAGGTAGCATATAATCCATTAATTATTCCAACTTCTGGATTATCGTGAATAAGTTGTTCATCTTTAGAAGGTTTATTTAAATATCCTTCAACATCTTTTTTCTTAAGATTAATAGTATTCTTTTTATTTTTAAAAACACCTCTTTTGTAAATTTTATCTAAGTTGAGATTTAAGAATAAATCTTCCATAATTCTTTTTATTCCTCTAACACCTGCTTCATTAGTATAATTTTCTATAATTTCTTCAATTAATTTATTAGGAATTTTAATTTGATTTTCTTCAAATCCTACATTTTTACATATTTCTTTAATCATAAAATTATTTACTATTTTTAACTTATCTTCTAGGGTGTAAGGTTTTACTTTAATTTCTCTTATTCTATCTAATAAAATGGGATCAATTAAATCACTGTCATTATAGGAAAACATAAAAATTACTTTATTAAGTGGGAAATCTATTCCTTGGAAAAATCTATCTTGGAAAGTTGAATTCATATTTGGGTCTGTTAAATGAATTAAAATACTCGATATTTCATTTACTTTACCATTCTTTTCAGTTGCTTTATCTAATTCATCAAAATATAAAATGCATCTTTGTTTTCCAGTTTCAATCATTTTTTTTATTATCATTCCCGGTTGAGACCCAGTATAAGTATAACCATGACCATGAAGTAATTCACCATCATTTTGACCTCCCAAAGTTATTTGAGCAAAAGGTATATCTAAAGCTTCACTTACAGATTTTGCTAATAAAGTTTTACCAACACCTGGAGGACCAACTAATCCGATAGCAGAACCTTCACCAGTAGGGTTAGAAATCCATTTACCAACTAATTGTAAAAGAGATTTCTTAGCTTCTTGGTGTCCATAAGATAATTCAGTTAATTTGTTTTCAACATTTTTAATATATTCGGTTTTTTTATTATCATCCTTTTGTAAATTAGTAAAATCTAAATCATCTACAGGAGAAGGCCAAGGAAACTTCAAGATATATTTAACAAAAGTTAATTGTTTATAATAATCATTTGAACCTTGTTTCATTTCTTCTACTTTTTCAAGAGCAAGTGATTTAACTTTCTCAGGTATATTTTTATTAACTAATAATTGTTTTTTATAATCAACTTCATCTAAATTAAGATTTTGTATTTTTTCTAATTCTTCTTTTAGATTACAGTTTGCTCTTTTTAATTTTAATTGTTGGTAATAAGATAGATTAGAATGAATCATTTTAGAAATTATAGATGTTCCTAATTTTTTCTCTTTGATTAAAGAATATAATAATGATGCCATATCTTCAGTATCATCATTACCTAATAAAAATAAAAAGATGATACGATACATTTCTTTAATTGTAGTATTTTTGTGAATAAATTTTTTCATTATATTAATAAAAGTTGTGTTGGATAATTCTAAATAATAAGAGTAATCTTTTTCAATCATTTTCATAAATTCGGTTTTATTTAATGAATAAATAAATACTAAATTTATATTTCTTAGATAAGATTTTACCCAATCATCTGGTATACTTGTTTTCTCTACAATTAAATCATTTAATACCTTTTTCTTATTAAATAAAATTGGTCTTATTATTTGACAAGTTTTTATTTCCAAATTTAAATTATTTTTTGGAAAAAATCCTGTTACTAATAAAGATAATTTTTCTGATAATATAAATTTAATAGTTCCTACTATCTTTAGAGAATCATTTAAATATGAAGGACCTATCTTAAAAATTGGTTCTATTTTTTTTGTTACTTTATTTTTGTTATTTGATGATAAATTAAATTTTATTGGAATGAATATATCCTCTAATTCCATCAAGTAACTATGATATAAATTCTCAAAAATATTATATTTTATTTCTCCTAATATTAAATTTGAACCTTCTTTTAATGAGGGATAACCTATTGTTTCAATTTGATTTATTAAATAATCGTGTAGTGTTGCTAGAGGAAAATTATCAAGTGATTCAATGTTTTTTTTATCAATTTTAGATAATTCATTAATTAAATGGTAATTTTCATCAAAATTATTTTTAGAAATAGATTCAATCTCTTGATTATTTTTTTTTAAAAATGAATTATATTCAGAATTAATTTTTTTTATAATTTCATATAATCCTTCTTGATAATTATTCAATTCTAAATAATCTATGAAATTATTTTCTTGTATATTCTCTAAATGTTTATTTAATCTATTTACTATTAAAGATATTTTCTCATACTCCATTTGAAGAATATTTAACTTGGATTTATCTAAAGATATTATCATAATATAATGTTCGATAAAGTTATTTTTATAAACCCTATTTCTTACTTGATATTATTTTAGTTAGTTAGTGATTAATAAATATCTAAAATAAAATTTGTGTTTCTAAAAATAAAAATATATTAGGAAAAATCTATCTATAAAAAAACAAAAAATGAGTTTGACTTAAAGATAAAATATATTACTTTTGTATATCTAAAATGCCCAGTAAATCCGTATCTAAAAACTCTACTAAATCTAAAGTTGTAGCTAAAAAATCCGAAACTACTGAACCTGTTCAAAAAGTTGAAACTGCTGAACCTGTCAAAACCGCTCAAAAAGGTGGTGCTAAGAAATCTGCTCCCACTAAGAAAGCCGCTCCTGCTAAGAAAGCCGCTCCTGCCAAGAAAGCCACTCCTGCTAAGAAAGCCGCTCCTAAAAAAGCAGCTCCTGCTAAGAAACAAACTGGTGGTGAAGATGTAGAAATGACCAAATCTGGAAAAGTTGTTCGTTCTTTCAAAGTTCAACTTCCTGGAGAAGAAGAATTCTCTGGTCGTTTCACTGGTTCTATGCCTTACCAAGCAGCTTCTAAAGCACTTTCCAAATACTACCGCACCACTGAAAACCCTAAATCCACCATTACTTTCACCATCAAAGAATCCACTCGTGGAAGCAACCGTGGATCTTACACTTACGAAGGACATCGTGTCAAACTCGATACTCCTGTAGAATATTCTATTGCTGGTGGTAACACTATCACTAAAGCCTACAAAAACCATCTTAAGAAAGTAAAAAAGGCTGACCTTCCTAAAGAAGAAAACCTTTAGGAAAATTTTTAAAATATAATATTTAGAAAATAAAATAAATTATCTAAATATGTATATATATAGATGTCACAATTACAATTTCAAGCTGGAGATAAAATTTATTTATTAAATGGTGCTAATGATGGCATTTTAAGAATTGAATTTGAAGGTTCAACCTTTGCAATCCTATATGATGAAAATAATACACCAATTTTTTTTAATAGGACTGGTAATGTTTCTGCCCAACAAATATTTACTTCAGTTGATCTTTCAAATACTATTACAATTGCTGATGATGATGTTATAGAAAATGCTAATATTGATGTATTACTAATTGATGACGGAGAAGGACCTAACCCATTTAATGGTGTTTTAATTAAATCTGGAGAAATTATTGTAGCAGGAACTGAGATAACAATTCCTAGTAAATTCGGATTTGATACTGAAACTTTCAAAACTTTTGTAGGTAATAATCAAACAGTTGGTACTTTATTATTAGAAAATTCAAGACCTTATTTTACAGTAGCTGATGAGGGTTTTGCATTACCAACCAATGGTAATGCATATATTAATGGTGGTGCATTAGACCCTATTGCTGGATATTTTGCAAATCCTGATTATGATACTCCATTAACAATGAATACGAATGTTGGACAAGTTTCATATCAATTAGGATTAGGCGAAGCAGATACATTTACTGATGCTTCTGGAAACTTATGGGAAGTTCGTTTAATTCTTGTTGGTTCTTCTATTTATGAATTAACCTTATTAGGAGAAGGTGGCCCAGGTGTTCCTTGTTTAACTAATACATGTAATGTTCTCACTCCCTCTGGATACCGTAATGTTTCTGAAATTAAACAGGGTGATATGGTAACTACTTCTGACAATCGTCAAGTAGAAGTTCAAAGAGTTTTAACCACTACATTATTAACTAAAGATATTAAACCTAGATTAATTAAATCTCATCAATTTGGTCAAAACCAGCCTATTGTTGATACTCATATTTCGGATTGGCATGCTTATCAAGAACAAGGAATGTGGAAATTACCTAAAAAATCCAATTTACCTAAAGACTGGTCAGGAGATAAAGTAACCTTCTATCATTTAGAATTACCTGATTATTATAATGATAATCTTGTAGTTAATGGTTTAGTTATGGAAGCTTGGGATGGTAAAATGCCCCACGAAATCCGTGAATATGTCTGGAAGAAAGTTGGTAAGAAATTTGTTAGACAAATTCTATAAATTTGTTACTTTGTGTTAGACAAATTCTATAAATTTATTAAAAATATAATTTAAATTATTTACATTATATTTTTAACAATTATCTACTAAATAACTTGATACTAAATAAGGATCCATATTAGATGCTGGTCTTCTATCTTCCATATATCCTTTTTTATTGTAAAAAGTTTCATTCCCAATTCTAATACTAGTATTTCTAGTTCCTATTCCCCAACTGAAATCTGTTTGAGATGATGTTTCATGTTTACCAGTTAATCTTTTTTCATTTTCCTCTCCATATATGTTTATGGTTTCTAAACTTCTTTTTCCTAGATTACTAATACATTCCATTATCTTCTTTAATCCATCAGTCTCTCTCATATCCTTAGTGCTAAAATTAGTATGACATCCTGAACCATTCCAATCATCTTCACCTAAAGGTTTCGGATGTAACTCTATTAAAACCTTCTCTTCTTCTGCTACTCTTTCTAAAATATATCGACTTATCATTAATTGGTCGCCTGCCTCTATTCCCTCTACAGGACCAACTTGATATTCCCATTGTCCTGGAGCAACTTCTGCATTTGTTCCTGAAATTGTTAGTTTTGCTTCCAAACATTTTTCTAAATGTTTTAACATTACATTTCTACCAAAAGACCTATCATAACCAACTCCACAATAATATTTACCTTGTGCTTCAGGAACACCTTTTTCAAAACCCAAGGGTTTTCTTGTTTCTGGATTTAAAATAAAATATTCTTGTTCAAAACCATACCAAGGTTTCATTTCTTTTTTTTGATTAAAAATTTCTAAAGCCTTCTTACGATAATTATTAGGTAAAGGTTCTCCTTTAGTATCAAAAGTTTCACATAAAACTAATAATCCTTCCATTTTATCTCCTAGAAAAGGATTAGGACATTTAAATACCGGTTTTAAAATTACTTCAGTATCATTTCCTTTTGCTTGACCAGTTGATGAACCATCAAAATTCCAATTTGGAAAATCTTCTACTGCTGAATGATAAATCTCCGGAATCTCGTTCGTGGGAACTACTTTTATTTTTGAACGAAATCTATTATTAGCATCCAACCAAATATACTCTAAAATAAACATTATCTAATAAATTAATATTCCTTTAAAAAATTATTTTATTAGATTATAATGTCTAGAAATAATAATCTTGTTAAAAAAAATAATGTATCTTCCTCTTTTTTTAGTAACCTTTTAACTGGTTTTTCTTTTGGTAGTGGTTCATCTATTGCTCATACAATTTTTGGTTCAGTATCTAATAACTCCTCCAGTGAAAAAGAAGAAATGTGTAAAAATTTAACTCAAGAGTATACCGAATGTGTTAAAAAAAATTATTCTTTTAATTGCACTGAAATTAAAGACCTTTTAAAAGAAAAATGTTAATTATAAAATATTTTTTATAATTAATATTTTTATAATCTCATAGCTTAGCAATCCAACTACAATCTATAAAAAACAAGTTTTTATAGTCTCATAGCTTGGTCCAAAGCGAATAACATAGCAGTTCCTAAAGCTGCTAAAGTTACATCTTGTCCAGAACCTCCTTGGTAAGCAAGAACAAATACTAAAGCCCATTGAACTAAAGGCATACGAGTAAGTTCCATAAAACGAGGAGGAGCTTGAGGGAAACCTCCCCAAGCACCAATAACAGTTGCTAAAACAAGAACTAATTGTTGAGTGTTATAGTTCATTTTTATATATAATAAATGTTAGATTATTTTTTCACTAAATTAGATTATTTTTTCACTAAATATAATCTAATTATTTAGATTATTTTTTCACTAAATATAATCTAATTATTTAGATTATATTTTCACTAAAGGAATTAAAATCATCTAATACTTTTTTCCAATCTAAATTTTCATTAATTAATAAATATTTTATTCGATTTATTTCTTTTAATAATATATTTTCATTTTCTTCATTAAGACCTAATAGTTCTTTTTCATTTTCTAAAGTATATTCTAAATAATAAACTAATTCTTTCAATTCATTATAATGATTATTTTCATTAAAAGTATTTTCAATTTGATTTACTCTTTCTTCTAATTCTTCAAGATTTATATTTCCAATATTTTCTAAACTATTATTAACTAAATCTTTTATAGAATCTGATAAAGTTAAAATATCTAAAAATCCTTTTAACTTTGACTCTAAAAAATCTCTTTTCCATTGGGATGAATAATCTTCTTTATCATTTAAATAATCTGTTTCATTTTTAATATATTGTAAATGTCCATATTGTTCTTCAATATCTTTTTTAATTTTTAACAAGTGATTTAATTCTAAATCATCTAAATTATTTATAATTGAATCTAAACTTTCTAATATTTCATCTTTATCTTCTATTTTACTTTGACCTAAATTATCTTTTATCCTTAAAACCATTTGTCGTATCAAATATTTTTCACTTCTTTTATTAAATTTTTCTATATCTTCTGCTGTTTGTTCAAAATCTTCTATATTTTTAACTTTTTGATGTTTTAAAATTCTCTCAATTCCATATTTATTATCATTTAAATCTTCAGTCTTCAAATAAATTATACCATTTAAATCTAATTTCAAAGTTATCTTATATACACTATCTATAAAAACATTCGGATTTGCTGGTATATCTATTATCTCTATTAAAGAATTATCCTCTGCTAAACCTTTCTCTCCTTGATAAATTTTTAATGTAATCTCATCGTCATCTTCTGATGGTAAATACTTGCGACTTCCTGATGCTGGTAACACACTATTTCTTGGTATAATCACTGAAAAATTCTTATCTGCTGTTTCTATTCCTATTGATAAAGGAGTAGTATCTACCATAATTAAATCAGTAGAAATTGTTTTATTGGGATTTAATACCTCTCCATAATATCCTGCTCCTAAAACTACTAAATTATCCTGTTCTTCACATTCTCGTAATTTATTTGGAAAGTATTCCTCTAATAATTTTTTAATTCCAATTAATTTAGAACCTCTACCTACCATAATAACTTCATCTATTTCATCAAAATTATGTCTTAATTTTAATTTTTCTATTATATTTCTTATTTTGTCTAAATTATTTTGATACAAAATTATATCATCATCTTTATTTAATAATTTCCTACCTTCCGCTTCACTAAAAGTACATCCTATCTTATTTTTCATTTCTTCAGTAAAATCTTCCCCACCTAAATATAAATCTCCTTCGTGATCTATTACTTGATAAAATTCTTCGTCCTTTTCTAATACACTGATATCTAATGTTCCTCCTCCTTCATCAAAGGTTAATACTTTTTGAGTTTCCTCTTTATTATTTGGATGATAATAGTAATATCCCATAACTGCTGATGATGGTTCTGAAATTATTCTTATTACAGTTACTTGTTTACCTTCCCATAATTGTTTAACAAAATTTCTTTGGTGATGATTAAAATATGATGGAACTGTAATAATAGTTTTTATTTCTTCATTGGGGAAGTTTTTTTTAATAATTGATAATAAATAATCAAAATAATTCGATAATAAACTTTTTAATGAATATTTATTATCAATTAAAACATCTTCATTTTCACGAGATATTTGATTAATATATCTTTTTATTTTTCTTATTTTATTCAAACTGTAATCATTTTTATCATAATAAAATAAATTATCTTTCTCAAAAATTGTTGAATCTAATTTTACATTATTATTTTTTTTTAATAACTCAATCTTATCTTTTAAAAAAATACTTATTGATGAGTGAGTTGTGCCATAATCTATTCCAAATATCATTATTAAATTGTATTAATTTTTTATCTTTAATTTTATAATATACAAAAATGTCATACAATATTAACGGACTTACTCCATTATTATGGTTTGATGCTAGTGACTCATCTAACTTTTTATTAAATAGTGATAAAATTGAAAGATGGTATAATAAAAATGATACAAATACATATTTTAATCAAACAAATACCTCATATCAACCTACTTATGATAATACATCTCATCTCATTAGAACAGATAATGATTACTTTGACCTCAATAATACTTTAACATATAACTCATCCTGTTCTCTATATCTTGTTTCTACAGTATCTTCCAACACTAATTCTTATTTATTATCTAATACATTGTCTGAGGGTGGCGGAGGTCTTGCTATTATTTCTGGATATAATGATAAATCTTTTGAATTTTTTGATGGTAATCCAATATTAAGATTTGATATTGATTCTAGACTTTATTCTACAGATACTTCATCTTTACATATTATCGCTCTTAATTTTCATGATAATCTTGTTGAAGCATATTATGATGGTTCTTTTATTACACAAAAAAGTTATAATATATCAACTTCACCTGAAAAATTAACTAGATTATTCTCTACTCAATCTGGGACTTCTCCTGTTGGATTTGCTAATGTCTCTTTTGGTGAATTAATATATTTCGATTCAACACATAATAATACTCAACGACAAGATATTGAAAGTTATATTGCCAATAAATTTGGAATTCAATCACAATTACCATCTGACCATCCAGTTAATCAATCTAATTCTAAATTTAAAAATTTCTATAATGATGGAGATAAACTATCTATTTTTAATGATACAAATGGTATTTTAAGTAATATTACTTTTACCTTTGATTTTAATTCTGATAGTTTTACTGATACTACTTTAGCTACATACAATTATCTTCAAACTATTGATAATACTGATACATTTACTTTTGTTGATGGTTCTAATAACTATTATTTACATATTACTTTCCAAGACTCTACAAATGACTATATTGATACCATTCAAATTGAAGACCCATTTACTACATACTTTACTTATGGTATTCTTACAAATAGTTCGGATAGTTATATTGATAATTTCCCTAAAGAATATCATCCCAATTTTTACCAATTGCCTACAGGAACTTATTATATACCTAATGTTCAAGCAAGACAGGTCTCTTCTATGGTTCAAGACTTTTCTTATAATTTAACAATCAATGTTGATACAAGTGGTTTAATTACTCTTGAAGCAGATGTTATTGAAAATGCTGGTGCTATCTTTCCTGGAACCTATTCATATGATGCTGAACTTGGAGGATATTTGCCTTCACTTGACAGTAATTTCATAGGATCTTTAATTGTTGATGCTTCAGGATTACTTCAATTAAGAACCCATAATTATAACGGAACTAGTTATGATACTGTTTATGAAATTAATAACACACCTTTATATTTTACAAATCCATATACAACCACTACATTATTATCTTACAATGGAACTTTAAACTCTGCTAATACTAGTTCCCAAATTGGATTTAAAATTATAGAAAATAATGCTCTCATTAATAATTACATTGATTCTATTACTTTTTATATTCCATATTATGTTGATACTGGACATTATGACTTATCATTAGTTTTATTAAGAGATGGAAGTATTAATTCAATCTCTACCATTAACGTTAGTCATACAAGAGATATTGTAACATATCTTAATACAGAAGCAACTTTTACTGATTCTAATTCATTTTATTCAGTTGTTGGTAGGGTTAGATTAAATGATGAAATATTTATACAATCAAGTCCTATATCATTATTCTATAACAGTTCTGGTTGGCCTTTTAATAATTTCCAACCACCTACTGCTGTTGGAACAATTGGGGCAACTTCTATTGAATATTATTCAATTTCCGAACCCGAACCTGAGCCGGAACCTGAACCAGAACCCGAACCTGAGCCGGAACCTGAACCGGAGCCAGAACCTGAACCAGAACCCGAACCTGAACCTATTGTTTGGATACAAAAAGGTCAAGATATTAATGGTGAATTAGCATATAACCTATTTGGTTCATCAGTAAGTTTAAGTTCTAATGGAAATATTTTAGCAATCGGTGCGAGTGATGATGATAATGGCACACTTGGTTATGTAAGTATATATGAATGGTCTAATGACATAAATTCTTGGGTTAAAAAAAGTCCTAATATAGTTGGAGATACTCAATTTATTAAATTTGGTTATTCAACATCTTTAAGTTTTGATGGGTCAGTCTTGGCAATTAGTGCTATTCATAATAATGATAATGGAACAAAATCCGGTTGTGTTCGTGTATATCAATGGTCTGGAATTAATTGGAATCAAAAAGGTTTTGATATTAATGGTGAAACTGAATTAGATGAATCAGGACACTCTATTTGTTTAAGTTCAGATGGTTTAACAGTTGCTATTGGAGCAATCGGTAATGACGGAAATGGGGTTGATTCTGGTCATGTTCGTATTTATCAGTGGCTTCAATATACAGGTGATAGTTATTGGTATCAATCACGAATTCAGGATAGTATTCAAACATTACCATTAATAATAACTGAAAATACAAGCACACCCCCTGTTATTGGTAATTTTTATTGGATCCAAAAAGGTTTTGATATTAATGGTGAAAATATGGGAGATAATTCTGGTTATTCAGTTAGTTTAAGTTCAGATGGTTCAATAATTGCTATTGGTGCTATAATGAATGATGGTAATGGAAATAATTCTGGTCATGTTCGTGTTTATCAATGGTCTACTGAATTAAATTCATGGATACAAAAAGGCATTGATATTGATGGAGAAAATGTTAGTGATAGATTTGGAATTTCTGTTTCTTTAAGTTCAGACGGTTTAATACTTGCTATTGGTGCAGATTATAATGATGGAAATGGAACTAATTCTGGTCATACTCGTATTTATGAATGGTCTATTGATACAAATAATTGGATTCAAAAAGGTTCTGATATTAATGGTGAAACATCATATGATGAATCTGGTTTTTCAGTAAGTTTAAATTCAGATGGTTCTACTGTTGCTATTGGAGCAACTGGTAATGATGGAAATGGAGTTGATTCTGGTCATGTTCGTGTTTATCAATGGTCTGGAACTGATTGGGTTCAAAAAGGAAATGATATTAATGGTGAATCTGAATATGATTTATCTGGATATTCAGTAAGTTTAAATTCAAATGGGTCTATTGTTGCTATTGGTGCAATTTATAATTTTGGTTCTGATTGGGATTCTGGACATGTACGAGTTTACCAATATCCTATTTCAGAACCAGAACCGGAACCTGAGCCCGAACCAGAACCCGAACCTGAGCCCGAACCAGAACCGGAACCTGAGCCCGAACCAGAACCCGAACCTGAGCCCGAACCAGAACCAGAACCTGAGCCCGAACCTGAGCCCGAACCAGAACCCGAACCAGAACCCGAACCAGAACCTGAACCCGAACCAGAACCAGAACCCGAACCCGAACCAGAACCCGAACCCGAACCGGAGCCCGAGCCAGAACCCGAACCTGAGCCTGAACCGGAGCCCGAGCCTGAACCAGAACCCGAACCAGAGCCGGAACCAGAACCTGAACCTGAACCAGAACCCGAGCCTGAACCAGAACCTGAGCCTGAACCAGAGCCGGAACCAGAACCGGAACCTGAACCTGAACCTGAACCAGAGCCGGAACCAGAACCGGAACCTGAACCTGAACCTGAACCTGAACCAGAACCGGAACCTGAACCCGAACCAGAACCCGAGCCTGAACCAGAGCCGGAACCTGAACCTGAGCCAGAACCAGAACCTGAACCAGAACCGGAGCCTGAACCGGAACCAGAACCAGAGCCTATTCCTCCAGTAGAAATAGAGATTTTATTAACAAGTAATTTATTATCTAATGGTGAATTATTTATTCCAAGTGGGACAATATTAAATGTTAAATTAAGTTACTTTGGTTATGAATGGCAATTGCAACAATGGATAGATGGAACAGGAATGTTTTCGTCTCAAGATCCAGCAGTAAATTTAGATACAAGTTCAGTTTCATTAGATTTCTCAGGAAATATAAGTATAATATCATCAACTAATAATTTAAATATAAATGGAATAGAGATACCATTAAATAAAATAGGAAACTATATTATATTTACCAATAATAGAAAATATCGAGTAGAAGTATTATTTTATGGTGGTTCAGGTGGTGCTTATTTATATAATTTAGGTGAAGGAGAAAATGTATTAAATTTAAATAATGATTTTAGTCATAATGATTTAAGTGATGTTTTAACAAATACAATGACAGTTTTAAATAATATAATAACTGGTTATGATGAAACAAGTGATGCCTCGTTAAATATAGGTTCAAATGTTAGTGTAGGATATGAAAGTGATTTTAGTTATAATTTTAATGAAGGGGTAATAGGAGTAGCAGATTATGATAATAGGATAATAATTTTAAATGAAAGTTATAATCCAAATGTAAATTTAAATGGAAGTGTTGTAGAAGGAAGATTCCCTATACTAATTCACGAAAGTTTACATATGTTAGGATTAGGAACAGCAAATGTTTGGTCAAATAGTTTAATAGATTCAAGTAATAATACATATAATGGAACAAATGGTGTTTTACAATATCAAAATTTATTATTAGAAAATGGTTTTACAAATATTTCAGATTTATCATCAATATTACCAATAGAAAATGATTTTAGTAGCGGAATAATTAATGCTCATCTTGAAGAGGGAATAGATGGTAGTTTCAATAATCAAATTAGAACTATAAATGGACAAATATATCCAACTTTTCCAGAGGAAATTTCAACTGGATTTTTAAATAGTAGTAATTATTTAACCAGATTATCTTTAGGTTTTATGGAAGATATAGGATTTGTAGTAGATTATTCAGCAAGTGAAATAAACAATAATATTCAATTCTATCCTTATCAAGATGAAATAACAACTTTAACAGGTTTAACTGATTCTTCAGGTAATCCTTTTATATCTTCAAGTGTTAAGTTATTTACTAGAGTAGGTGAATTTACAGGTGAAGGAGACATTCAAGATTGGATAGATGGCTCAGGAGGATATACTGAAAATGGAACAGCAATAATTTTTAATCCATCAATAAGTTTAGTTCCAGGTGAAACAATTAAATTTACCACAGATGCTTCCAGCATAACTTATAAAGGTCAAACCTTCACTTTGAATGAAATAAAATCAGAAACCTTTTTATATGAAATATCTTTTGGTAATAATGAACAATATACTATTGAATCTTGGTTTTATGGAGGTTCTGGAGGAGGAACAATAACATTTGATGCTTCAGGTGTTCCTTGTTTCACCAAAACTTGTGATATTTTAACCCCATCTGGATATAAAAATATCAGTAAATTAAAAATAGGAGATATTGTATTAACTGCAAATGGATATGAAAAACCTATTATGAAATTGGAAAAGAAAGAGGTTGGAATAAATTTAGACCATCCAAGATTAATTAAAAAAGACCAATTTGGAGAGAATAAACCTAATAAAGATACATATTTATCATCACGACACGGATTTTATGAGAAAGGAAGATGGCATCATCCAGAATGTTGTAAATTACCTAAAAAATGGATAAATGATAATGATCGAAGGATAACTTATTATCATATAAAATTACCAGATTATCACAAAGATAAATTAATTTGTAATGGAATGGTAATGGATTCTTGGGATGGAAAAGAATTCGGCGAAAAGAGAGAATATAGTTGGAAATGTAATAAAGATAAATGTTCAAAATATTTTTTTGAAAAAATAAATTAAATTCTTGAAAAAAAAATTTAGGTTTTCGTATAAATTAAAAATAAAATAATTTATATGAAAATTGGAATAATAGGTTTAGGATTTGTAGGTGGTTCTATGCAAAAATCTTTTGAACTATTAGATGTAGATGTAGTAGGTTATGATAAATTTAAAAACGGTGGAATTGGAAGATTAGATGATGTATTATCTTGTGAAATAATATTTTTGGCATTACCTACCCCATATTCTAATACCTTAAAAAAATATAATTATGAACCAATTGAAGAGACTTTAAAAATACTTCAAGAGAAAAATTATCAAGGGATTTGTGTAATAAAAAGCACAGTTCAACCGGAAGTAACTTTTTCGTTAGAAGATAAATATCATTTACCATTAATCCATAATCCCGAGTTTTTAACCGCTAGAACTGCTTTTGAAGATTTTCATAACCAAAAACATATTGTCTTAGGAAGAGGTAATTTAGTTAAAAATCATCATTATGAGTTAGTAAAAGATTTCTATCAAACCTATTATCCTGATGCTGAAATATCTGAAGGAACAGCATTAGAAAGTGAAAGTATGAAAATCTTTTGTAATAGTTTTTATGCTGTTAAAGTTCAATTCTTTACTGAATTATATTCATTATGTCAAAAAAATAAGAGTGATTATAATAAAATTAAAGATATGATGCTTAAAAATAATTGGATTAATCCTATGCATACTAGAGTTCCTGGACCCGATGGTTCTCTATCTTATGGAGGTTTATGTTTCCCAAAAGATACTAATGCCTTACAAAAATATATGGAAGAGAAAGAATCACCAAATTTATTACTTGATGGATGTATTAAAGAAAGAAATATGATGAGAAATGATCATGACAATATTGAATTATAATCAAAAAATAAGAAATTATTTTTGATTTTCAATTGTGAATTATAAATTAAAAACAAATTTGTTTTTGATTTTCAATTGTGAATTGTGAATTGTGAATTATAATTTTTTTAAAGATAAGTATTTATGTTTATATTTAAGATATTTATTTTTGAAATTAGAACCTCCTGTCATATTATCAGTTTTAAAGACAGATTTAATACTTTCTCTAATTAAAGGTTTTGTATTATCAATAAATTTTTTTTCATCAAAATCAATATCCCAAGTGGATAATAAAAACAAGATATCACCATCACCAATAGTTCCATATGGATAAATCATAGATTCGATTTCATCGTGAAGTAATTCAGTAATTTTTTCTTTTTTATCGTGAGGTATTTCCATATTAGTAATAATAACAGAAAGAGTAGTATTACTAATTTTTTTATTTATTCCAAAAAGATAGTTTTCATTAACATCATTTAAGAAATCTCTTAGTTTTTTATCTTTACTTATATCAACTCCAATATTATTAGCATTTTTAGGAAATTCGTGTAATAATTTAAAATTATCGTGAACTAAACCTAAAGAATTGAGATTAATAAAAACTAAAATTTTCAAATCATCAATTTGTAAAAATTTGGAGCCAACACCTGCTTTCAAAGTATTTTCTGTCCAAGAACCATCTTCACCATCAGGTGTATTTAATTTAGCAACGGTAGAGTTAAGTCCAACACCTTGTTGTTTAAGAAAAATTTTTTGTTTTTCATCAGGTGTTTTTCTAACTTGATTTAATAATTGTTTCATTCCAAATTTACCCAAATTTAAGTCAGGGTAAATATAACTTTTGTTAATTGATAAATTAGTAGTGAAACAACAAGCACCCATAACTCTTTCATGTAATGGAGTAAATTGATGTTCCTTTCTACCATCATCATCTAACATTTTATTATACCAATAAAAATTATCTTTTAATAAGGTTTCTTGTATTCCACAAATTGCTTCTAAACCCATAGTAGAACCTCCAACTAAAGATACTGTATGAACACCATCAAAAGGAATATCTTTATTTGGTGTTCTATTAATAATATCAGTTCCAAAACCTCCAATATCCTTACCTCTTTTTGAAATATAATAAGACATTCTTTTAGCAGGTGATTCCATATTGTAGTAGGTGAAGATAGTCATTCCAGCTTGTTCTGGATATTGACAAGATAAAATTCTAATTTCAGGCCAATCATAATTAATAAAATCTGTAGAATCAGAAATAATAGGTTTTTTGGTAGATTTAAAAGTAGCTTTCATTAAATATGATTAGATATTTCTAATTATATTTAATCAATTTTATTTAAGGAGTAATTTAATACCTTATTTAATTTTTATTCAAGTAATAATTTAATACCTTATTTAATTTTTATTCAAGTAATAATTTAATACCTTGATAAAAATCAATAGTAGGTTCATAATGAATTAGTTTTTTTGCTTTAGTAGCATCTCCAAAACTATGTTGAATGTCACCTTTTCTAGGTTCTCCAATAATTACTTCAGATTTACTACCTAATTGTTCTTTAAGAATAGAAACAAGTTCTTCAAGAGTAATTCTACCTCCAGCACAAATATTAATTGCTTGACCAAATGCTTCTTTATTTTGAGTAGTTAATCCTTTATAATTTGCTTGAACTATATTATCAATATAAGAAAAGTCTCTAGAAATTTTAGGATTACCATTAATAGTAATGGGTTTATTTTGTTTCATTAAATCAATAAATTTGGGAATAACAGCTGCATAAGCACCTTTAGGGTCTTGTCTTTTTCCAAAAACATTAAAATATCTAAATCCAATAGTTTCTAAACCATAACATCTCCAAAAGACATTAGCATAAAGTTCATCTAATTTTTTAGTAACAGCATAAGGAGATAATAGATTACCAGTTTTATCTTCTTTTTTAGGTAATGTTTCTTCATCACCATAGACACTACTTGAGGAAGCATAAACCATTCTTTTAACTTTATATTTAACAGCACAATGAAGAACATTAAGAAAACCGGTAGCATTGTGATGATGAGATGAAATAGGGTCATCAACACTTCTAGGAACAGAACCTAAAGCTGCTTGATGTGAGACACAATCAATAGAATAAGTATCAAATATTTTTTTAAGATTATCAAGATTAGTGATATCACAATAATGATATTTTAAATTATGATAAGTATCTAGAAATGGTTGAATATTATGAAGATAACCAGTAGAGAGATTATCAATAACAATAACTTGTTTAAATTTAGGAGAAAGTTTTTCAACAAGATGAGAACCAATAAATCCACATCCACCAGTGATAAGTAGAGTTTGCATTAAGATAAATAATTAGTTTGTTTTAAGTGAATTATTTAGGTAAGTAATTAAATTTTAATATTAAACTTTGGTACATTTTTTTATTAGGTTTTTTTTTTAAAACGACCATTCTTTCTCCTTTTTGAATAATTGAAAAATATCTTAGCACAATACTATAAAACTTAATTCTATTCAAAAAATCATCAAATAAAATTATAGTATCTGTCTGTATATTTTTATATAAATTAAGTAAACATGCAGGACGAAATCTACCATCAATCAAAATAACAGAGTTAGGTTTAATCTGTATATTATTTAAGGAAGTAGGATAGAGATAATATTTATCTAAAGGAAAATTTTTTCCTGGATATCCTAAATTCTTATCACTTTTCATATCAATAAAATGAAAATTAATTTTATTCAAAAAATGTTTGTTAACTTCAGATATAGTATTTTTGATTTTATTAATCCAAAATTCTGAACTTTCAACAGAATGAATTTCAATTATATTATTCTTTTGTGATGTTAAATATGTTGAACCTCCAGATCCAAATTCATAATAAAAATTGCATAAATTTGTAAATTTATTAAAAATTTCTAAATCTTTTTTAGAAAAATCCGGTTCCATATATAAACATATATATAAATAAAATTTTATTCGTTTTAATTGAGTAAATATCAACATATAATTAATTATGAAAAAGGTTTTAGTAATCGATAATTTTAAGGTATTTGAGAATTGGGCATCAAAAACCTATCAATATAAAATAGATAGTTTAAAAAAGGATGAAAGATTCAAGGTGATAGATATAGATGATATTGAAAAAGAGAAGATTTTATCAAAGGATTATCAAGTTTTAATTTTTGGATGGAATATGTGTTATTATTCCAAATATTATACTTTAAAACAAAAATTTTATGCTAAAAAAATAGAAGGTTTAGAAGTATTTACAGAGATTTTAAGTAAAACAAAAGAATTATTAAATCATCCAAGAAAATATTTAATTGTTCAAGATTTTATCAATAAAGATGATTATCAATATGGTCTTCGTTCCTTAACAACTTATTTAAAAAAACATAAATTCAAAGGTATGATAACTCCTTATTTGCGAACACCTGCTATTAATCCAATCAAAGAAGAATTACCAAATTTAGAAATAGTTCATATGCCTCATCATATTGATGAAACAAAATTTCAGGATTGGGGATTAGAGAAAGATACTGATATTTTTATGTTTGGAAACTGTGCCTCATTTAAATATCCTTTTAGAAATAGGGTAGTAAAATTATTAAAACAACATACTGATAAGTTTAAAATAACAAGTTGGGATAATTTAATGGCAAAAAATTATTTTAAATTTAATAAAAAAATAAGTAATGAGAATTTATCAAAACAAATAAATCGTTCTTGGTTAACCTTATGTTCAAAATCAACAAGTGATGCTTTATTAGGTAAATATGTAGAAACAGCAATGAGTGGTAGTTGTGTTTTAGGAAATATGCCAGAAGATGGTAGGATATATTGGAAAGAAAATTTTGTAGAAATAACAGATGAAATGACAGATGATGAAATTATAAAGAAAATCGAACTTGCTTTAGAAGATAAAGATTTATTACAAAATAAAATAGATACTATGTCTAATAAGATGAAATTATTATATTTATCAAAATTTAGTGATAAGTTGTATTTCTCTTTAAGATAAAGATAAAGAAAAATAATGTATTTCTCTTTAAGATAAAGAGAAATAATGTAAAATAAGTTTTTAGATTAATAATAACTTTAATTGAATAATGTTATTATTAATACCATTAGGAGGTTTAGGTACAAGATTTTCCAAAGTAGGTTATTCAAAACCGAAACCATTAATAAATGTATTTGGAAAACCAATTATATTTTGGTTATTAGATACTTTAGATTTAACGAATATTTCTAAAATAATTATACCATATAATCATTGTATCCAAAAATATCGTTTTGAAGATTTATTAAGAAAAACTTATCCAAAATTATCTTTTGAATTTATATGTTTAAAAGAGGATACCTTAGGAGCATCACATACTATATTAAAAGGATTAGAAAACTTGAAAGAAAAAGATCAACCAATAATTTGTTTAGATGGAGATAATTTTTATAATTGTAATGTTTTAAAATTATGGAATAAAAAAAATCAAGTAGTAGTTTTTAAAGATTCAACACCTGAACCAATTTATTCCTATGTAAAAATAAATAATAACATAATTACAGAAATGAAAGAAAAAGATAAAATTAGTGATTATGCTTGTTCAGGAGGTTATGCTTTTGAAAGTTGGATAATTTTAAAAAGGTATTGTGAAGAAGCACTAGAAAAGAAATTAACTCAAAAGGGTGAGTTATATACGAGTGGGATAATAAGAAAGATGATAGAAGATGGATATAATTTTAGTATATGTGAGGTAGAATCATCTGATTTTATTTGTTTAGGAACTCCATTACAAGTAAGATTATTTTGTAATAATTTTCCAAGATATGAGGCATTACATTTAAATGAGAGGATAAAACCAAAGAGATTTTGTTTTGATTTAGATAATACTTTGGTAACCTTTCCAAAAATAGAAGGAGATTATTCAAGTGTAGAACCAATAGAGAATAATATAAATATGTTGAAATATTTGAAGAATTTTGGTCATACCATAATAATATATACAGCAAGGAGAATGAAGACTTATCAAGGAAATCAAGGAAAAGTTCTAGCAGATATTGGGAGGGTAACATTTGAAACTTTAGAAAAATTTAAGATACCTTATGATGAGATATATTTTGGAAAACCATTAGCAGATTATTATATTGATGATTTAGCAGTATCATCATTTGATGATTTAGAAAAGGAGATAGGTTTTTATAGTTCTTCAATAAAACCAAGAAGTTTTAATAATATAGATTCTGTAAGTATAAATTTATATCGAAAAAGTAGTGAAAATTTGGATGGTGAGATATATTATTATAATAATATTCCTTCATCTGTAAAAGATTTATTTCCAGTAATGGTAAGATATGATGAGATAGAAAATAAATGGTATGATATGGAGAAGATAAATGGTATTCCAATATCAAAATTATATTTATCAGAGGAATTAACGGTTGATTTATTAGAAGTAGTAATAAAATCAATAGAGAGATTACATAAGATAAATTCGACAAAAGATAAAGTGAATATATATGAGAATTATAGTAAAAAGATAGAGAAAAGGTATTTAGAATTTGATTATACCAAATTTTCAGGTAGTAAAAATAAATTTGATGAATTAATTGATTATTTTAATAAATATGAGAAAGATAATATGGGTGAGATGGGTATGATTCATGGTGATCCAGTTTTTACCAATATTTTACTAAATCAATTTGGAAAAGTAAAATTAATTGATATGAGAGGGAAAATAGGTGATGAATTAACTGTATATGGAGATATCTATTATGATTATGGGAAGATATATCAAAGTTTAACTGGTTATGAAGAAATATTAGGAAATAAGACTGTTAATTTAAGTTATAAAAATAAATTAATAGAATATTTTGAGAAGAGAATGGGTGATAAAATGGAAAGAATAAGGATGATAAGGGATATGTTAGTGTTTACTTTAATTCCTTTACATAAGGGAGAGGATTTGGATAGGTTTTATGAATTGTTATATAATTGAATTAATGAACAAAATTTAATAAATTCCTAACTTAATTTTTCTTCTTAAAAAGTGTAATTTTTCATAAATTTCTTTTACCGTTAAATCTTTTAATTTTATATAATTTTTATTATTATCAATTAATAAATCACCATTAGTTATTTTAATTACATTACTATCTTTCATTTTCATTATTTTTTCACATATTTTATAATCAGGATAAAATAAATTACAAAATACTTTAGTTGTTTTACCTTCTGTATTTTCTTTATAATTTTCTATTAATATGATATTATTACTAGAATTATTATTTTTAATTTTTCTTTTAGATGCATTTGAATAAATTGTTTGAATCATATAGTTTTTAACAAATTTATTCATAAGTCTTTCGGTTTTGTTCAAAATTTTTTTATGTAACTTTAATATTTCTTCAAATTCACTAAAATACTTTTGTGATTCAGCAAAATTATCCATAATTAATTTTAAAATGTAAAAATCTCTATCCGGATGATTACAATGCACATTTGTATATTTATTTTTTATATTATCTATAAATTTATTTCTATCTACGAAAGGTTCTATTAATCCTCTAACTCTTTTAATATCATAACTTTCATATTTTAATTTTTTATCTTGTAAAATTACAAGTCCTTTATTTGTTTCAGCCCATTTTTCAACATAAACTTTTAAATTTCTTTGGTCAGTATACCATAAAGGGTTTCCTTTATTTACTGAATATTTTTGTTCATACCAATCATTTATAATATAATGAATATCGTCAAAATTTTTTATATTAAAAATATCACTCCATTTTTTAGGTTTCATACAAACATAATTTATTGCATATAATCCTATATCATGATATGCATCTCTCATTAAAACAACAGAATCATTATCAATATCTTTTAAATTATCAAAATAACTTTTTTGTAAAGGTAAAAAGTCAATATCAGAAATCATAATATTATTCTCTGTTTTTAATAAAGCAGGTATAAACAAACGAATACATTGTGCTATAAATGCAGTATGAATATTTTCTATTGGTTTAAATAATATAATATCATTCTCGTATTTCTTAAGAAAATTTGGAATAGACTCTGCTACTAAAATTAATTTTACAGGTATTTTTATAATATTATTCCATAAAAAATAACATAAAGGCCATAATGATAAATAATTTATATTCATATCACAAGGAACTAAAACTAAATCAACTTTCATTATAATCAAAATTTATTTAATTTATTAAAAACTTAATTTTTAATTGAATTTTTTTAAAATGTATTTTCTTTTCTTTAAAAATTTATGATCTCTTGTCCATTTATTACCTTCAATTGGTAGTAATTTAGTCTTATAATCTTCATATAAAAACCAAGTTTGAATGCCTCTTCTTTCTAAATTTTCTATTTTTAATTCCATATTATGCCATGTTTTAATTTCATCATTTTCATTTGGTGCAAAAATTAAGCAACTATTTGGTAAATATTTAGCAGTATCAACATATTTTTTTTCAAAATCATATATTTTAGTACCTACGTGTGGATATTTATTGTCTTCGGCTAAATAATGGACAAATGTTAAATATTTTGGTAATTTATCACAATGTAAAGCATGATCCATCCCCATTTTTAAAGTATCCAGTTGAATATGAATATTTTTTGGTAAATTATTATTTCTTTTGCTCTCAAATAAATCCAAAAAATGTTTTTGTAATTTTTTATTACTGAAAACCTCCTGATATTTTTTTAATAAAGGTTTATTTAAATAATCTTTTTTATAAAAACAAGTTATAGTATATCTATTCCATTTTTCTTTCATATCTTCACCATTATATCCCTTCCACCAATTTAAATTTTTAACTTCTTCTAGTAGATTTTTGTAATAATCTGGAGGCATAAAATTTTCTATATAAATATGAGGAAATGGTTTATTAATAATTTTATATTTTTTACTGTTATTAATTATATATTCTTCCATTAAAATAAAATATAAAATAAGTTTGTATAAACATATTATATAATATAATGTTATATGATTAAACTAGCTGTTTTTGATTTTGATGGAACATTTACTAATGGAGATGTTCTTAATCCAAAAATATATGCTCAAGATGTGTTTTCTTTAAAAACTTTATCTTCATACAAATTAAAAGTTATTATTATGACGGGAAGTAATGGTGAAAAAATTCCTCAATTAATAAAAAATAGAGTAAACGATTTATATGTTAATTGTGACAATAAGTTAGAAATACTTAAAAGTTATAATTTTAAACCAGAAGAAATAGCATATATTGGGGACGATCTAAATGATTTAGAATGTCTAAAATATGTAAAGCATTCATTTTGTCCTAAAGATGCACATCCGGAAATTAAAAAAGTTTGTAATGTTTTAAATTATAAAGGAGGTAAAGGTGCAATTAGAGAATTCGTTAATATAATAACATCACATTTAGGAGATATTACAGCAGTTATACCTGTTAGAAGTGGTTCTTCTAGATGTTACAATAAAAATACTAGACCTTTTGGAAACTCAAACTTATTAGCAATTAGAATTAAAGAACTTAAAAAAGTAAAAGGTATAAAAGAAATTATTGTATCATCTAATGACGATGAAATGTTACAAATAGCTAAAAATGAGGGTGCTATAGCTCATAGGAGAGACGAAAAATATTGTACAACACAATGTTCTGGTTCGGATATGTATTGTGCTGTAGTTGAACCTGTGAAAACAGATTTAGTTTTATATACTCATTGTGTTTCACCATTTATATCATCCAAGACTTATGAAAATATAATCAACGAATTTAGAAATAATTTAGATATTGACTCAATTATGACAGGACATGAATTAAAGGAATATTTATGGAAAGATAATAAACCATTAAATTATGAATATGATAATGCTCCTCCGTCACAAAATATTAATGGTTATTATATTCCTACTTTTGGTTGTGCTCTAGTATCAAGAAATTTTGTATTAGAAAATCGTAATTTAATAGGAAAAAGCCCATTGTTTTATAAAGTTGACCAATTAGAAGCTGTAGATATAGATACACCATTTGATTTTTTAACCGCTGAATTATTATATAAGCAAAAATTTGATTCAACAAATGCTCTTAACTATTCATTAAATTTAAAACCACAGAAAATGTTTTTGGATTGTACCATTAGAGATGGAGGTTATCTAAATAACTGGAATTTCACAGATGAAGAGGTTTTAAAATGTTATCAAGCAGTTACTGATTCTGGTATGGATTATTTTGAAATTGGTTTTAGAAGTAATAAAGATTTATTAAAAGGTAAAGGAACTTGGTGTTATTCAAAAGAAGAAGATATTAATCGTGTAATTGGTGAATATAAAGGATGTAAAATTGCTGTTATGGTTAAATTAGGAACAGTTACATTAGAAGATTTTATTGAAAAGAAAGAATCAAAAGTTGATTTAGTTCGTGTTTTAATACCACATAATAACAAGGATAGAGAAAGTATTATTGATGAAGAATTGATTAGAGAAGCATATATATTATGTGATGGTTTATTAAAATTAGGATATAAAGTTTGTGTTAACTTAGCTTGTTTTGATATGGTAACCAATAGAGAATTAGAATTAGTTATTAATACATTGGGTAGTTTAAAAATAGAATGTTTTTATATGGCTGACACCTATGGTAATATGAATAACGAGAATATAGTTGAACAAATAAGAAGATTAGAAAAATATAAGGTTAGAATTGGAATGCATGCTCATAATAATATGGGAGATGCTTTATCAAAGAGTTTACGGGCTTATCAAGAAAATAGTGTTAATTTTATAGATAGTTGTATTGGAGGTTTGGGAAGAGGAAGTGGAAATTTATGGGGTGAAATTTTATTTATGAGGCTAAATAAAAATTTCATACCATTAATGGAATATAGTTGTAATTATTTGAATAATAAGGAAAAGTTATTATATTCTTTAACAGGTCATTTGAATATTCATCCTGATTTTGTAAATGATCTAGTAAAGCTTGATTATTCAATAAGAGAATTAATTAGAATATGTTATAAGATAAAAGACTATTGTGAAAAAGTAAATAAAAAGAATTACATAAAAAATATTATTAATTTAATTAATGAATAATTTAAAAATTCTAAAGTGGAAAGGAAGATTAGGTAATAACATAATGCAGGTAAGGAATGCATTACATATTTGTTATTTTTATAAAGTTAATTTATATATACCAAAACATAATTTTTTCAATTGCCAATATATCAATATTAATAAAAATTTTACTAATAATAAGAATTATTTTTATAATTTTAATAATAATTTTAGAATAAGAAGTAAAATTAATAATGTTAATAAGAAATGCTTTGATTTAAATTATGACCTTGTCTTAAATAAATTAAAAGAAATAACTAAAAATTCAAATAAATATGATTTTGATAATGATGATTTACTTATTCATATTAGAGGAGGGGATATACTTAAAAATCATTGGAATCCATATATACCGGTTCCTATATCATATTATTCTAATATAATTAAAAAAGAAAAATGGAATAATATATATATTATTTCAGAAAGTAAAAATTTCATTGTTAAAGAACTTTTGTATCTTTTTCCTAATATTATTTTTGAAAATGATACACTAGAAAATGATATTTCTAAAATAATATCTTGTAAAAATTTAATTATTTCAATTGGAACATTTACAACAGAACTTATTTTATTTAATACAAATATAAAAAATATATACATACCTGAAGATAAAAATATTATAAAAGAAGGATATTATAATGAAATAAATTATGATTTTATAAAATATGTAAATTGTAATATTCATAAAATTAATTTATCAGAATATTTTAAAAAGATAGGAGTTTGGAAGAATTTAGATTATCAAAAAAAATTATTATTAGAATATAAGTTATAAAATTATATTTCATAATTAGAATAACTAAAAACTTCAATAGTATCTGATGGAAATAATTTTTTAAAATTACTAAAATGTTTAATCTTAAAATTTTTATTAAATGTGAATGAATTTCTTTTATTTGTTCTATGAAAATTTTCATGAAGCTTCTTAAGAAAACATATTTTTAATCTATTAATATTAATATTAGAGTTACAATGTAGATAAATTTTTTGACAAATCATAGGTATTTTTTTATTGTATAAATCTTCTAATTTAATAAATAAAACATTATTATTAAAATTTCTAAATTTAATATCATTATAAATAGCATTTATAGTATCATAACCACAGTTTTCCATTTCAAATTTAATTTTATCATCATCGTCTAAATTTTTAATCATTTCTTTGTAAGATAATCCATTATATTTTTCCTTGTTTTTTATATTACACCATTCCTCATTTGTAATTTGATGATACCTAACACCTGACATAATAATTTCATACGGATGTCTAATAATTACTATACATTTATTATTTATTATCATTTCATCAGTAACTCTATCAAAATGATTATAAAATTTATATTTAATATTTTTAAAAGCTTTGAAATAACTTTTCCATATATTTTTAAATAACACTGATCATGTTTTGTGGTAACTTCCTATTATCATTATTATATGACAATATTTAAAAATCTACTTAATAAATTTTTCCATTTTTTTTCATTAATTTTAATAGTATTATTTCTAAAATCTATTATTTTATTTTGTTGTTTCTTCCAATCTTGATAAGACATTTTACAAGAATATTCAAATGCTCTTTTAAAATCATCTTTTGTGTTTTTATATATTAAATTTTTGTCTAAAAAATCAAATCCGGATGCTATATAATATTTCTCATCACATAGAAAAGGAATACCTAAACTTATAGCATATGGTATTATTCCACTTATTCCTTTATTATGATAAATACTATCATCTTTGAATAAATTTAATATAAATTTTGTTTTTAGTAATTTAGATAATAATTCTTCCCAATTTACTTCTTTTTTATTTAAAAAAATATTTTTATTTTTAAATTCTGGGTATTCAAAATGTCTATTTATAATATCAATAGTATAATCTGAGTTTTTTAAATTTTCTAAAAATTCCCAGTTTTTATCTAAAATTGTTCCTATTTGTAAGAAATAATTATTTTTATAATTTGCTATATTTTTTGGAATAAAATAATTTGGGATAAGATGTTTTTCTCTCCAAAAGTTTTTTTTAAAAATAAAATTATCATATGGTACTTTACCTAAAAATATAGATGGAAATTTTGTTTTAGTTCCTCTATGATTAAAAACTAAATGATTTTTATATTCTTTCACTTTAAATTTATGTCTATGATTCAAAACTGATGGTGTTCCTAGGATAATTAAATCAAATATTTTATTATTATTATTGTTTTTTTTAATTGGTTTAATATTAAATAATTCTATATAATCTAAAATATTTCTCTGTCCTTGGTTAGCAATCGAAATTTCGAAATCTATATTATATTTTTGAAGAAATTGTAATAGACCTAAAAAAATCTCTGCATGTATTTTTTCTCTTTCTAAAATCAGTATCATTATTTAATTTGATAAATTATTAAAAAATTTCCTTAAAATGATAATACTTTTTAAATAAATTAAATCTTCGGAGGTTGAAGGAAATTTTAATCTCAAAAAATGTTTAAAATTATAGGTAGTTTTATTACTTAAATCTTTATCTATAATTGTGTTTTTTTTAAAGATTTTCTTTAATCCTTTTAGATTTCTATTTTTAGTAAAATTTGTAGATTTTATTTTTTTTCCAACCTCTATTCGGTTTATTTTAACTTTCCAAAAATATTCCATACTTCTAAATTTATAATGATTTATAACAAAATCAAAGTTATTTATTTCATTTTCATTATATTTTATATTATGAAGTCCTCTTATGTTTTTACAATCAATAACAGTTGATTTACCATCAGATATTATAGTTTTTCCATTAACAAAAGAAATATGAATATCTAATTTTTCAAGTTTTTTTAAATTAAATATTGATTTACATTTAGAACATTTTTCATCATCGTTAAATTTTATTCTGTATATACTGTCTTTTATTATTGATTTTGGTTCAAACATTAATGGTTTAAATATTAACCATGGAAATACAATTTGGTGACAGTTTTTATCAGAAATATATTCTTTTAAATTTAGATTTTTCTTTGAATATAAAAACTCATCTAAATCACAAATAAATAACCAATCATTCTCATTTTTTATTTTATTTAATATAAAATTGTATTCATAAATTTGACTATTTTGTATATTATTTTCGGATTTTTTTATAAAAATATTATTTTCTTTTATTATTTTTTTAATATCTTCATCATCTTGCCATTTATCATTAGAATAATTATCTATTAAATAAATATTATCAAATTCCATTTTTATGTAGTGTTTCAACCATTCTTTTATAATATTTCCTTCATTTCTAAAAATTGCTAATAATGCTAATTTTATTGGTTTCATTAAAATAATAAAGTAAAATAATTTTAATGAATCCATTACAAAAATTTTTTAATTTAAGAACCATTTTTGGTATAAAAAACAATACTTTTAAAAAATCTCTCCCCTTTATTGAACAATTTGATTTAATATTAACTGAAGATATTGAATTATATAAAAAAGGTCTCGACCCAATTAAACTTAATAAAAAGGCATTGAAAGTACAACAAAGAAAAGATATGATAAGAAATGTTTATCTTAAATCTGAATATTTAGTTGAAGGATTAACCATTTTAAAAAAATTAACTAATCCATTTATTTTAGTTATTGGTGAAGGTGATTTTGATTCTAAAGTATTTGATAAAGAATTAGTAGTGTTACTTGAGAAATATATGTGCGAAAAAATTTATATGGTTCATAGTGATACAAATCATCCAAAAATCGAGCCTTTACCTATAGGATTTAGACCCCACAATTTAATTTTAAATTATAATTTAATTAATAATACTTTTAATAATACAATTAATTATGAAAATAAAATTAATAGAATTATGATTAATTTTACAAAGAAAAAAATTCATAACTTGAAAGATACTAATCATCGTATTAATTTAATAAATGAATCAAAAAAATATAAAATTTTTGATTATATTGGTATGATATCATTAAAAAATTATTATAAAGAATTACAAAAATATAGATTCGTCATGTCACCGTGGGGTAATGGTTATGATTGTTGGAGAAATTTTGAAATCTTATTAAATGGATCTATTCCTGTAATACCAAAATGTCATTATGTTTATGCATATGAAAAGCATAATATACCGTATGTTATATTTGAAAATTTAGATGAATTAACAGAAAAAAGATTAAATTTAGAATGGAATAAAAATTTAAATAAATTAAAAAATGTTAAAAATAAATTATTAATGAAATATTGGATTAATTATATTTTAAATTAATTTAATTATAATGAAAGAAATTCTTATTATTGGAAATGGTCCTTCTACAAAAGATTTAGATTTTTCTAAAATTAAAATTGATACATTTGGAATGAATAATTCTTACAAAATTTATGATAAAATTAATTTTTATCCAACATATTTTGGTTCTTTCGATAAAAGACATTGTACTGAAAATAAAGATGCTTATTGTAAACTCATCCTACATTCTCCTATTAAAAAATTCTTTTTTTGTAAAGATGATTTGAAAGATTATCCAGAAAACATTAAAACTAATAATAAAGTATATTTAATTAATTCAAAAAGTATAAAAAGACCCAATCAGTTATATTGGCCAGAATCCTTTGATAATTATATTCATGGTGGAAACTCTGGGATTAATTGTCTTTTAAGTGCTTATTTATTAGGTTATAAAGATATTTATATTATAGGGTGTGATGCTTCTTATGATAAAAGATTTGATGAAAATACAATCAACAATAAAGCATTAGAAACAATAAATCAAAATTATTTTATTGATGACTATTATTCTAAAGAAAGTGATAGACAGTTTCAAGCTAATCTAAGATTTCATAGACCATTTTGGAAAGTTATTATTAAAATTAAACCTAAAGAATTAAATATTTTTAATTGTTCTCCTATATCAAAAATAAAAGATTTATTACCTTTTAAAAAATTAGATCTAGTTTACTAAAAAATATAATTATTTTCTCTTAATTCTATTATAAATCTTGATAAAGACGATTTATCTGAAGGAATAAAAATAGAACTATTTTTAAGTAAAAAAATATCTCTCCAAAGTTCAAATATTAATTGTTCCTTTGATAAATTATATTTGTTTAATACAGTATCTGAACAATAATGTAATGTTAAAATTTCCTCTTTTGGTAGATTTGTTAAACAAATTAATTTAACAGGACATTTTTCTTTAAATAAGTCAATAGATTTATAGTCATCTGTTGCTAAATATACTATTTTAATATCTTTATTAATTTCTAATTCTTTTATCATTTTATTTAGAATTATCTTAATATCTGTTTTCATATCAGTATTACGAAAATGTATACCTATATATTTTTCATTTATAATAAATTTATTACAAAAATCTAATAATTTATTACTTAATTTTAATCTTTTAAGTAAAAATGGTAAATCTCCTTTATTACAAACTACTTGATACATTTTATCTTTTGATGGTTCTAAAGCTACTTTTTTATTATTAAAAAAATATCTTTTCTTTTCACGGTTATATCTTACTTGTTCTGTAAAATATATTTTAGGAATTTTTCCATTATATTTTTCTTTTGCTTCATTTATATCTAATATTTTAAAATTATTAAATGAATAGTATTTACTAAAATTATATCTATGAGCCTCATGATTTATAGTATCGATTACTAGTTCAAAATTATTTTCAATACAAAATTTTAAAGCATAACCTAATCTTGTTAACATATGTGTGGTACCACCACTAGCCTTAAAAAAAATTATTTTCATATAAAAAAATTTATATTTTTTAATTTGATGAACCTCTATTTCTATGTGATCCATGAATATGATAAAATCTATCTACAAATGTAAAGGGTTCGTCTTTAATTTCTTCTAACCTTTTATTCATTTTATTTACTCTATCAATAGCATTTTTAAGAAGTTCTTCCTCTTTTTATAATTAGGAATAATTCTTTTAATATCAATTTTATCTTTTATTTTGTTGAAAATGTAGTTTACAATTTTATCAAGTTTATTGTTTACTAAAATATTATAATTAATTATAATTGTTTTTGAGTGTTTTTTATGGTGCTTATTAACTGTAAAATTATTATTAAGTTTTCTATTTATCATAATATAATATAATTCATATTGATCACTGTATTTGTGGTCCCATAATTTTATGACTTTTAATTATTAATTTATTATTTATTCTATATTTCCCCAAATACTGAATAGGTTCATTTGGAGTAAATAATCCATTTAAAATATTTGATACTAATGTACTTCCTGTTCTTGGTAAAGATGCTTGAATAAGTTTTATTTTTTTCATTATTATATAAAATAAAATAATTAATTTAAAAATTAATTAATTAATTAATTAATTATATAATATGCTTAATATTATAGCAAAACACTATGATGAAGAAAATATTGCCAATACAGATAATCATCATCTTTTTGATATGTTAGATTTATTAGTTGAAAAGTATAATTTTTATTATTATGAATATAAGTTGTTATTAGAAAAAAATGCAGAAGACTTATTACTTAAAAAGTTTGGAAAATTACCCAATAATATAATAGTTTTAAAAGGTTCATCGGGTATTAAAGATTTTAAAATAGATTTTAGTAAAATTAAAGTTTCTTTTATAATCGTTGATATACATCAACAAGGTATAATTAGAAGAAAAAGAAAAGAATCTTTGAAATATGTTTATAAAGTTTTTGCAACCTATGCCTACCATTTTTATAACAAATTTCCTACACTTAATTATAAATTAATTTGGTTTCCTCATTCAATTAGATATATGATAAATTTTAATGATTCCCCTATTAATAAAATATTTATGCCAGGTAGATTAAATAAAGATATTTATCCTGGTAGAGAGAAATTAAAACAATTATCTAAAAATAATAATAATATTATTATTTTAAAACCAAATGTAAATTATAGAATTAATAAAGATAATTTAAAAGACAATAGTCTGTTTGGGGAGGCTTATTATAAGAAATTATCCACATATATATGTTGTTTTACTGATGATTTAATCCCAGAAAGACCATATCTAGTCGCAAAACACTTTGAAATCATGGGGAGTGGTTCATTATTACTAGCAAATAATCCTAATACTAAAGAACATTTTGAAAAATTAGGTTATATTGATGGACAACATTATATAAGTTGTACTATTGAAAATATAGAAGAAAAAATTAATTGGATATTAGATATAAAAAACAAAAATAAAGTTGATAAAATAAGAAAAAATGGATATAATTTAGTTAGAAGCAAAGATACTTGGATACATAGAACTGCAGATTTTTTAAATCATTTTAAATAAATATTTTCTATTAATTATTTTAACTTATATTTTTAAAAATAGAATTTGTGGATTCCTATTGGATTAGAATGGTAAATTGATTCAACTGAAAATTCATTAGCAATATCAAAAGGACAAATTTTCGAATTAAAAAATACTTTTGAACCTTATGAAAAAAAAAATATTAAGAAGATATTTTCTATTTCCTTTTATTTTTTTTTAATAAATTTTTAAAGTTATTATTCAATTGAATATCAATAATATAAATCATATAATCTTTATTTCTAATTGATAATCCACCATTTCTAATTTGACCAGTTATTCTAGTCCAATTTAATTTTTCTTTCCAAGGAGCTCCAATATAAGAATATTTTGAAAATTTATCTTCTATTGGTTTAAAAAAGTAAAGTATCTAATTGGTATATTAGAATAATTTGTTCACTAAATAAATCATAAAATTTTTTTTAATATTCTGATTTCCGTGTAATATTACAAAATTCCAATCCTTATTTAGAAAATAATGCTTTTATTAAGAATAATTATTTTGTTAATAATTCTTCTTTACTTAGTTTTTCTAATGTTTTCATATCATAAATCTCACTATTATTATTTATTAATCCAGCTGTTCTTCCATAGTTTGAATACTTTGAAATAAATAATATTTTACATTTTTTTGATAAAATTATATGATCTAAGTATAATTTAATATAATCATCATCATTAAGATTATTCTTTTCTAAATGTTTTCCTTGATTTTCTGTATATAAAAATAATTTCTCTCTAAATATTTCTTTACCTATATCATTTATCTTTGGGTAATCAGATGTTATAAAAACTTTATTATATGGTAAATTTTTATCTAAATAGTTTTTTATATTTGTTAAATAGATTTTGATATCTTTTATATCTTTTATTGGTTTATGTTTTGAACCTGTTTTCATCCAATTATCACCTGCTCGTACTTGAATACCTATTAAATTATTTGGTATATCATTTAATTTATAAAGCAAAATTTCTTTTGGTGATAGAATATTGTCATAAAAACTATTCCAGACTCCAAGTATTAAATCATTTGTTTTAATGGGAAGTAATTCATTCAAATTTAAATTACTCGAAATAAAATAATTTTTATTTTTTAATTCACTCCATTTTTTTTTAATTATATTTTTATGTTTTTTAATATTATCCATAATAAATATCCGTTGCTTAATAAGTTTTTCATCATGATACATCTCATTAATATTTTTAAAATTAAAGTATTTATTTAATGGATCTATTGACCATTTTATAAAAAAATCTTTATTTAAATTTATTGATAACATATATGTTCCTATCAAACCAACTATTCTATCACCATAACCACCATATATTTTATTTTTCTTATCAATACTAAATACAATAATATTTGATGTTTTTCCGTAACCAATTACTTCTAAAATATCTGGAGGTAATATTTTGGAACATAATTTATAATGGTTTCTTTTAAAATTATCTTCAAATGTGTAACTATTACTTTTATTTGTCATATTATACTTTTTATTAATATGTTTTTTAAAAGCATATACTAATTTTTCATTTTCTATTTTTAAATTTAAATGAGAAATTATTTTTTTACTTATTTCATCTAAATTATTACTAGTATAAAAATTCTCTAATTTTATAAATAAAATATTATTATTAAAGTTTCTATTTTTAATATCATTATATATACTTTTTAATGTTAGACCACCTTCATTTTCTAACTCAAAAATAATTTTATTATCAAGTGTTTTTGATATCATCATTTCACGATAAGAATTATAATTAAATCTTTCTTGGGATTCTAATAACCATTTTTGATTATCTAATTGATGAGCCCTTACACCAGACATTATAATCTCGTAAGGATGTCTTATTATTACTAAACATTTATTATTTTTAATTTCATCATCTAGTATTCTATCAAAATGATCAATAAATTTATATTTTAATTCTTTTAATTCATTAAACACTGCTTTTATAAATTTAGTTCCTGTTCTATGATATGAACCTAAAATAAACATTATAATAAAAAAATTTTTTTTTTATTATAATCTAATTTTTTATAAATTATATTTAAATACTAAATTTCTTTCTTCATCTACTAAATCATCTAATCTTTCAAAATTATAATGTTTTAATAAATTTACTAAATCTTTTTTAGGTGTTTCTGATATAACATTTTTGGTTCTGTTTGCTTTTTTTCTTTTCTAGCAACTTTATCAGACTAATATTTAGCTATAATATACATATTATTATTTGTTTCTTTTAAAATATTTTGTGAAGAATTCAAAACACTCGTTTCCCACCCTTCTGTACCAATATGCATTATACCAATTGGCATAATTTGATTTTTTATACTATCTAACTTTAAAATTTCTATATCCCCATTAGTATCTATTGTGAACGAACTTGCACCAGAATTTACTGGACGAACACCGTCTTGTTTGGCTTTACAATTGAAATTACCAACACATACATTAAAAACTTGCACAATTAAATTATTGAGTTTTGATATATATTTAATATGATTAAACTTTTCTTTATTTGGTTCAAAGGTATAAAATCTTATATCATTCCTTTTATTTTTTTTTTGGCATACAATGCCATCGTTAAAACTGTATCTCGATAATGAGCTCCTAATAAAATTTTGTAACATCCCATATTTTTTTACATTTAACATCATAAATTTTTTCTAATTCTTCTTTATTAAATGTTATATTTTCTTTCACATCATCATATATCTTTTTCACTTTATCATCTAAATTTTCATTTAGTTTCTTATTTTTAAATTCATATCCTATATTTTTAAATATATCTTCTCTGTCTTTTATATCATCAAATCTTAAAAATAATAATTTTGCCTTACTATGTTCTTTAAAATAAAATTTTTTATTTTTATCAAAATCTTTTAATAAATCTATTTTAAAATATTTTTTATAAATCGATATTGATTCACACCATAATTTTATTCCTTTTTTTTTTATTTGTTTTATTGCATCAGTATAATTATTACACTTTTCCCATCCTAAACTTACTTTGTACATAAAATCACTTATAGATCTACTTATTGGTTCTCTTACACATTCAATTAATAATGGTTTAAAATTATATTTATTTGATAAATAAAAAATAAAATCTATTAAACTTAACTGATTTTTTGACAATAAATTAGTTTCAAATAAAAATTCGAAATGTCTTACATTATGCCAGTGTGCAACCGGTTCGTTAAAACCAAATTGTATAGAGGTTGATGCTGATTTACCACAACCATAATAAAAAATTTTAGGAATTATATTAAAATTATCATTAAATTCTTCTTTTCCTTGAAGACCATTTTTTTTAATCATATTTTCTATTTCTAAAAAAATTTTTTCCATATGATTTATCTTTGAAAATTTTTTATTTTATACTTATATAATAAATGTATTATTTGGTAAATGAAAAAATTAATATTAGTTATGTTCGTGTATCAACACATGGTCAAAAAGATGATTTAGAAAGACAAAAAATATATATGGAAAATAAATATCCAAAAAATAAAATAATTAGTGATATCGGTTCTGGAATTAATTTTAATAGAAAAGGATTATTAAAAATTATAGAGTTAGCAATTGCTGGTAAAATTAATAAAATTTATGTAGCACACAAATATAGATTAGCAAGATTTGGATATGAATTAATTGATTTTATAATTAAAAAATATTCAGATGGAGAAATTATAATTATAAATAAAGAAGAAGATATTGAACCGGAAGAAGAAATGGTTAAGGATGTTCTTCAAATTATGAATGTTTTTACCACAAAAATGAACGGATTAAGAGAATATAAAAAATCACAAGATTTATAAAATTTTTATACTTATTTTATAAAGAAATATAAAGTTTTTATTTACTAGTTGTCGTCCCAAATTATACTACCAAATTTTTTATTATTATCGTAAGCACTTTGAGATCCCTCGCAATATATTTTTGAATCATAAAATGTGGCATTAAATTGATTTATATTAGATGAATAATATAAATCTATATTTACATCTACTGTTTTTATTTTATTTACTATTGATTTATGAATCAAATATGCAGGTGTTCCCCATTGTTTTATCATTGGTTTCAAATTATCTTTTAATGGTTTAAAAGATGTTTGTTTTTCCCTAAATTTTTCATAAACTACTAATTGAATAAATTTACTTGAAATGCTATTTGCTTCTATGCATATTTTGTTTAGCTTTATTAAATTTTCTTCAAAATTTATATCATCCTCTAAGACTAATAACCAATTTTTATTAGAATTATTAATAAATTCTTTTAATAATATTTGATGAGATAAATTACATCCTATTTTTGATGGTCGTTCTATTCTTTTTAAGTACCTTTTAGTGAAAAAATCATTTTTAAGTCCGTAGTCTCTCCAAAAATTAAACTGATTTTTTCCATCTACTGCTTTAAATAAATTTACTTTATTACCAAGTTTTTCGTTAATTTCTTTATAATTTTGTAGTCTTTCAATTGATGGCATATATACTATCATAGCTATATCAAATAAATATTCCGTTACTTTCCATTTAAATATTTTTATGTTGTTTAAACATTTTCTTGTTAAAAAATTCCTTTTTAATTTATTTGGATCTAAAAATTTCTTCCAATCTATTTTTTTATAAAAATCCTTAATACCAAATGAAGTATTATGTTCATTTTCTAATAAAGAAAAACTTTTACATAATTCATAACTGGGTTGATTTACTTGTTCTTTAATTAGATATTGAGAAAAATATACATCTTCTATACATATTCCTTTATCCTCTTCCTTCATAAATTTTAATGGTTTTAAATGAATTGGCATATTTTTGATATTATATTTTTTGGTTATTTTTATCATTGTTTCTCTTTTTCTTAAACTAAAACTTCCATCTCCTTGAAACAATTGGTTTGTTCTTGAAGGTTTTAACCAAGGAGTTCCAATATAATCATACCCGTAAAAATCTGTTATATTATTATTTAAAATCAACGATTCTTTTCTAGTTATTAATATATATTCTCCTTCTAATTCTTCCCAAAAAATACTATTTGTTAACATTAATGAATATTCTCCTCTTTTCATATCATCAACATTTTTTTTTATAATATTTATTGGTAAATTCCAACTGTTTATCATATCATAGTTATTATTACCACAAATAACTGTAAATATAGCAATGTCACCTAGTTTTATTAAATTATTTCTTAAAATATATTCAACATGAGGTAACTTTTCAAATTCTACAAAAACAACATTTAATTTACCATCCCATGTTTTTAATTTAGGTAAATTAATTTTCCGGAATTCTTCTATATTTTTAAAATAAAATTTAATAAACTCACAATAAGATTTATTTGAAAATATATTTTCTAAATCTTTCATTTCCTTATAATATTTTTCAAAATTATTTTTTTCTTTAATTTTATCTTTCAAACTATAATTTTCCATTATGATAAAAATTAAAATTAATTTATTTAATTCTATTTTATATTGTTATCAAATTTAAGTTTAATTTTTATTAAGCTAATAACAAATAAAATAATTAAAATAATTTTTTAGTTTCAAAATTTATACTATCATTTATTCATTAATGAAAATATTAGTTATTAATGATATTGCGGATTATCATAAACAAATTAAACAACACTTCTCACTCACTAAAGGATATTATTTTGCTAAAGGTTTATCTAAAATTGATTCTAATCAAGTTTATTTCCTTACTACCGGTAATACCTCCAATGATGAAAATTTAATCTTTATTAATGAGAAAGAACTAACCGAACCTTTTTTATTATCAATTAATTTAATTATTTTAATCAGAGAAAATAACTTTTTGGATATCATAAATAAATACCCTCTTATTAAAAATTGGATTTTTAATGAAGCTAGAGATAATAATCATAAACTTGCTATTAAAAGTGACTCTCTCTCTTGGGTTTATTCCGCTTTTTATTTAAAATCATTTAGAAATAAGTATAAAATGAATTGGGTTGAATTTGTTGCCAAATTTTTTGATATTTTATTTGTTCAAACTAATGAATACAAAATATATTCCACAAAAATTATTGAAGAAAGGTTTGGTAAACCAGTTGCTAATGTTATTAGAAAAAAAGTATTTGTATCAAGAATGGGAGTTCCAAATCAATTACCTTTTGATTTTGAAATTAAAGATCCATACACCATTAATCATGATTATTGTCTTGATAATTATTACAAGTTAAAACCTAATCTTGCTTTACATGCTTTTCCTTTTTCGTTGAAAAATAGAGCACATAATACCTTAAAATTAGAAGATTATGATAAACCAAAAATAAAATTAATTTATATGGGAAGAATTAAAGTTGACAATGGTAAAATACTTTATTTAATGCGAGATATTATGAAAAAATTAGGTGATGATTATGAATTACATCTATTTCCTGGAAGATTTGAATTACCCGATTGTCCTATTAAAGTTCTTTCTTCCAAATATATGGATAATTTACAAACTTTAAGAGATGCTATTTTTTATAATTCACCTAATGTTATTGTTCATGTCCCTTTCTCTAATGAAGATAAAACTAAATGGGTTCAATATGCTGATATTGGTATCGATTTCTGTTCTGCTAGACCTAATAACAAAAAAAGTGAAGCAGGTCATGCTAAAGTTTTAGAATTTTGTTATTATGGATTAAAAGTTGTATGTGAAGAAAATATTTGTAATTCTCATTTAGTAAAAAATGCTGATAATGGGATTTTACTAAAAGGATTAGCTTCCGTTGATGATTATGTTAATGCTATTATTGATATCTCTAAAAAATCTATTAATCAAGAAGAAGCATCTAAGAAAACAATTGAAGATTCAAATTGGGATAAAATAGCAAAAGAATTTAATGATTATTTACTAAAAAATTGAGGAGAGAGAAAAACGTAAGTTTTTCTTTCTCACCACGAAATTTTTGTTTTAAAATCTAAAATCAAAGATTTTAGATATTTCTAAAAAATTGATTTGAATTCAATTTATTAAATATCAAATACAGTTTATGTCTCTTGAAAAACTATGTATTAATAATAATATTGAAATTATTAATAAAGAGTATGAAAAATATTCTGAAATAATTTTAAAATTAAATAAAATTTCAAATGATTATATTATTGAACATCCTTCATCTGAAGAGGAATATCCAGAAGGTAACTTTATTGATTATAATATTGTTTTTCCTTCAGGAATAAGTAACTTGGATAAAAAAAAATTTTTAATTAATTTTAAAACAGAACTAGAAGAATTACAACCATTAACTTCAGATGTTACTAAAAATTTTGGAGGTTCCAAAAATACAACATATTATAGATCACAAAAATGTATTTTTAAAACATATGATTGGTCATGTTTAATTATATGTGATAAAGAACAAAGTGATAATGGAATTAATAAATACATATCTAATTTTGTTATTATACCTGAAATAGAACCAGATAATTGTAATAGATATTTAATGGAAACTTACATTAAAAGACTTGTATATCATAAAAAGTATATAATCAATATACTTGATAAATTAATCTTATTTTATAAATAATTCATATTTTTACACCTTTGGAAATTTAAAATGTCCGATTTTATAAAAGAAAATTATATAAAGGTTTAATAATATATACTATTAACAATGAATAGTTTGAAATCTATGATGACTTGTTCAGGATTTTCCTATAAAGGTTGAATTATGCTACTTAAAGTAGATTAAGCCATAGTGCAAATAATTCAATAGCCGTTTTATAACAGCCCTTTAAAATTCATTCCTATTACACTATAGGATATAACCAAATTTTTACATTAATGGAAAGCCGATTTAATCGGACATTTTAAATTTCCAAAGGTGTAAAAGTAGAAAATAACAAAAGAATTTAATGATTATCTTCAATAACTATATTAAGTTTTCTCTTAAATTCTTCCTCAGATATTTTAGTAGGTTTTAAAGTTTCATCTATCTTATACTCCAGATTACTAACAGGAGGTTTTTCTAAATCTTCTTTTATTAATTTTTTATCTCTATTAATATGCTCTTTTATTTCTTTGGACACAGGTCCAGGAGCAATTTGTGTTTTTCTAATTTTAATTTGTTCTTCAAGTAATTCGTCAATAGTCTTTTGTTTTTTACCAAAACAATTTCCCATATATTATAAAAAATATATAATAGTTTTTAAATTAAACTAATAAACAGATTTTACTTAATGGAAATTATGAATACTAGGTTACCAAAAAAACAAATTTATCAATTTTGCGATTTAATAGGAATTTCTAAAAAATGTGATTGGTTTATTCATCTTAATCGTATTTTAAAAAAAACAGATATACCATCTACTATATTTTTAAGTAATTATCAGGGAAGAATTACTATTCCTTTTTTTTATCATAAAGTTTTACCATTGATAAATAATAAAATAATCTTAATAATCGCTTCTGAAGATTATACTTTTCCAACAGGTAAAGGAGATACTAGAGCAAACTTTTATGAGTCCAATCAAGAATTAATATTTAATTTAATAAATCATCCTAAAATAAAAAGAATATGGGTAGAAAATTTAGATATATTACATCCAAAATTATCACCCTTACCTTTAGGTATCTTAAAATATAATTACTATCATTATCTAAAAGATTTAATCGATTATAAAAAAATTAATTTTAATAATAGAAAAAATAATGTTTTATGTTGTCATCGAATACACCAAGGTGAACAATTTAATAAGAGAAAAATGGTTTCTCATTTATGTCTAAATAATTGGTCAAAATATGTCACTTATTATTCTTATCTATCTTATCCAAATATTTTAAATGAAATGAAACAATCTAGATTTGTCTTATGTGTAAATGGTGGAGGAATTGATCCATCTCCTAAATGTTGGGAAGCGATTTTATGTGGAGCAATTCCTATTATAGAACATTCTACTTTAGATGAAGCATATTCCCAATTACCTGTTATTTTTATAGACAGATGGTCGAAAGATACTTTAACAAGTGATAAATTAAATAAATGGTTTGAAGAAATAAGAAAATATTATGAAAATGAAGATTTAAGAAAACAAGTTTTAGATAAATTATCATTGGAGTATTGGTGGAATCAAATAGTTAGAGAAAAGTAATTTTCTCATAGTTTGAAATCTTCAGAAATTAATTGATTAATAATATCAGAAAAACTACTTTTTATAGTGCCTTTAAATTTTTTAGAAAGAGCACAAATAAGTAAATCCATAATAGAGTGTTCCAAATCAGTATTACGATGTTGATGTTCATTATTATTATCTAAAACTGGATGATAGAAAAATACATTATGAAATTTTGAAAATTTTTGTTGAGTATCGGAATTATCAGTTGCTAGAAAGACTTTAGTATTAGAATTTACTTTTATAAAATCTTCAAATTCTTTATCAGATGTAATATCTGGATAAATATTTAATAAATCTGTTCTTCTAATATGAAGAGCATAATAATTAAAATTTTTAATTTGATTAGTTTTTAAAAATGATTTTATTTTATTTTTAACTTCTAATTTCGGAACCATTTTTTTTAAATCATAACTATTTGTTAATGCTGAACATCCTTTATATAAAATAGGTTGATTAATTAATTTATATTCAAAATTAACTTGAGGTATATCTTCAAAAAAATCTAAATATTTACCTTTAACTTGATAATAATCATTAATTAACCAAATAACAGTAATATTTTTATATTTTTGTAAATAAGAGAAAATAACTCTTATTTTATTACAAAATCCACCAGTAGGATGTATAATAATATTTTCCATTTATTATGTTTAAGAATTTTCTTAATAAATATCTTGTTAATGAAAATATTGGTTTATGGTCATAGAGGATGGATTGGAAAACAGTTTATTGAAGTTTTAATTCATCAAGATATAGATTATGTCTTAGGTCGTAGTAGATGTGAAAATAGTAAAGATTTAGAAGAAGAAATTAAAAATACAACAGCAACACATATAATATCTTTTATTGGAAGAACTCATGGACAAATAGGTGATAAGAAATTTACTACTATTGATTATTTAGAACAATCGGGTAAATTAGTTGATAATGTTAGAGATAATTTATTTTCACCAATTCAAATAGCATTACTTGCCAAAAAATATAATAAACATTATACTTATTTAGGAACTGGATGCATTTTTAAATTTGATGAAAACCATCCATTTGGGGAGGAAGTAAATGGATTTACAGAGGATTCATTACCGAATTTTTTTGGTTCATCCTATTCAGTAGTAAAAGGGTTTACTGATCAATTAATGCATTTATTAGATGATACTGTTTTAAATTTAAGAATAAGAATGCCAATCACCGGAGAACCTAATCCTCGAAATTTCATAACTAAGATTACAACCTATGAGAAAATATGTTCTATACCAAATTCGATGACAGTTTTACCAGAGTTATTACCGTTAATCCCAGAATTAATGTCAAAAAAACATACTGGAACATTAAATTTAACTAATCCAGGATTAATCTCTCATAATGAGATTTTGAGTATGTTTAAGGAGATAGTAGATCCAGATTTTGTCTGGAATAATTTTAGTCAAGAAGAACAACGAGAGATATTAGCAAGTGATAGAAGTAATAATTATTTAGAAACCTCTTTATTAGAGGAGTTATTTCCTCAAGTAAAAGATATAAAAACAAGTGTAAGGGAACAGTTAGAGGAATATAAGATTCATTATCATAAATATACGAATTTATTAGTAACAGGTGGATGTGGTTTTATAGGTTCAAATTTTATAAATTTAATAGGGAAAAAAAATAAATATAATATTGTAAATGTAGATGCCATGTATTATTGTGCTGATGAGAATAATGTAGATGAAGAAATTAGAAAATCTAATCATTATCATTTGATAAAGGGAAATTTAAATGAATTAGATTTGTTATCTATTTTGAAGAAATATCGTATTACTCATATAGTTCATTTTGCGGCTCAATCTCACGTTCAAAATTCATTTGATGATTCATTAACTTTTACTTATGATAATGTATTAGGAACTCATCATTTATTAGAGGCATCAAGAAGATATGGTAAAATAATAAGATTTATTCATTGTTCAACGGATGAAGTATATGGAGAGAGTATGTTAGATGTAGATGAAAAACATAAAACAGAACATTCAATATTATGTCCAACAAATCCATATGCAGGGACAAAAGCAGGTGCAGAGTTAATGGCACAATCTTATAATCATTCTTTCAAGTTACCTGTAATAATAACCAGAGGGAATAATGTATATGGTCCTAATCAATATCCAGAAAAGTTAGTTCCACGATTTATTAAATTATTAAAAGAAGATAAAAAGGTAACAATTCAAGGTTCAGGTAATCAAGTAAGGGCATTTTTACATGCAGAGGATACAGCAAGGGCATTTGAAACAATCTTAGAGAAGGGAGTAATAGGAGAAATATATAATATAGGATGTGATGAGAAGATGGAGTATTCAGTATTAGAGGTTGCTAAGATGTTAATTAAGAATATTAAAAATACAGAAAACTACGATAAATGGATAGAATATATTGAGGACAGACCATTTAATGACCAAAGATATTATATTTCCAATCAAAAACTAAAGGATTTAGGATGGGAAATAGAGATAAAGTTTGAGGATGGTTTAAGAAAATTATCTTCCAGACCAAAATTTTAAGACATTACATCTATTTTTCCAATACTTGATTTTATTATTTTTATTCTTAAAATCACTATTAAAAATGTTCCAACAATTAGGCATATCATGGATACATCTAAAAAAATAATTATTTTTTTCCAAAATAGTAAAACAACATATAGCAAATATTCTTTCTAAATCCATTCTGTCATTTCTATTTTTTATGTGTTTTACTAAATTAAATAGATTAAATTCTTGTTGTAATATGTTTAAAAAATCCCAAGTTATAATAGAAGATACTCCAAAACATCCCCACCATAATTTTTTCTTATGGTAAGTTTGTATTAATTTTTTATTATTTAATAATTTTATTTTATCTAAAATAGAAGGTGAATCCCAACAATGATCACTAAAATACCATAAGAATGAGACATCAGTAATATTATTAATTTTATTTTCATTAAATTTATTTAATAATATCATTGAATCATGTAAAAAAATCATTTTTTCAGACCATTTAAATTTATGAAAATAATAATATGGTAAAATTTCTCCAGCACCTGGGAATTCACTTTGTATAATTTGACAGTTAGTAGTAGGATATTGAGTAATATATTCTTGATTAGAGTTATCGTCAATAATAATAATTTGATTATTATAAAATTTCCGAATAGAATTATAACAATCAATCCAATAATTTTGATGTGGATTAGAAATGTGTCTTAAAATAACAAAAGTTATGTTTTCCATTATTAAATATATAGTTTTTATTTAATGAAACAAAATTGGATTGTAAAAAAACATATTAATAATTTAAGAGTTCATGAATTATTAAAAGATTGTGAAGAAACTAATCAATATACTAATAGTGGTATTAATGTATTTAGATTAGAAAATTTTATTAGGAATAAGTTTAAAATATCTGATAACAAAGCTATTATTTGTATGTGTAATGCTACTGTTGCTATTTGGGGATTATGTAATGCTATTGAAATGAAAGTGAATAAAAAATTAAAATGGGTTACCCAATCTTTTACTTTTCCTTCTTCAGCACAAGGTATGTTATCAGATACTATTATCTTAGATATTGATGAAGATGGTGGTTTAGATTTATTTGAAGTTGATAAAATTAAAAATGAAATTGATGGAATAATAGTTACAAATATTTTTGGTAATGTTGTTAATATTAATAAATATGAAAAATGGTGTAAAGAAAATAATAAGTATTTAGTTTTTGATAATGCTGCAACTGGTTATACTTTTTATAAAGGTATAAATAGTTGTAATTATGGTAATGGTTCAATTATTTCCTTTCATCATACCAAACCATTTGGATTTGGAGAGGGAGGGTGTGTTATTATAGATAAAGAATATGAAGAAGAAACAAGAAGATTAATTAACTTTGGTATTCATAATGAAAAAAAATTAAAATGGTCAAGATTAGGAGGTAATTATAAAATGAGTGAAATATCAGCAGTTTATATTTTACAATATTTAGAAAATAATTTTGAAAAGATTGTAAAACATCATATTGAAATGTATCAAAAATACAAAGATAAATTTGAAATGTATCCAAATTTTGGAGATAAAAATAAAACTGTATTAAGTTGTTTTTGTTTATTAGATAAAAAATATTCAAAAGAATATGTTAATAATTTAATAGAGAAAGGAATTATGTGTAGAAAATATTATAGACCTTTAATAGAGACAGACAATGCCTATAATTTTTACAATAAAATATTATGTTATCCATTAAATATAGATATTACTTTTCTAAGTTTTGTTTAAATGTAAACAATTTGTTAATTTAGAGTTTTTTATATTTAAAAATTTTTTTAATTTTATAAAGTCTTTTTTATTCGCCAAATTTATAATTAACAATTTATTTGGTTTATCTTTAAAATATTCAATTACATCTTCATTATATTTTTTATAATAATTACATAATATTTCTTTATTATATAAATCATTATCAGGTGTTTTGTATATATTTTTAAATATTGAATATATCCATCCTTTTCTTATATAATTAAAATTTTTAACTTTTTCTACAGTAATATTATCTGTTTTATAAAAATATTTTTTATGAAAATTTAGTAGAGAATTATACCAATCTTTAGCAGAATTCCTTACAATTAAAATAAATTTAGCTTCTTTAAAATTTACATCTAAAATTTTATATAAATTTGGTTTACTAAATGGAATATCTTGGAATACTTCTGCTGTATCACAATATTCTAAAATATTATCCCATTTATTATTTAACTAGTCATCAAGTAATATTTCACCTTTTCTTTGACAACCAACAGTATAACCTAGTAATTTTAAAGTTTCTTTTATACTAGTTGTTCCAGTTTTATTCTGACCTATACAGAATATTTTAATTATAATTCTAGATTTAATTTTTTCTTATTTTAAATAATGAAAATTGCTATTTTAATGAATATATTTTATAATTATGATTTTATTGAAAGAACACTTCAAAGTATAAAATCACAAGAGAATTTAGAAGAGTATGAACTAGATATATATTTTTTAGAAAATTATAGTGTTAACAGTATCATAATAAAAAATCTAATAAATAAATATAATATTAAGGGTCATTATATGAGTAAAACTAATATAGCTGGTAAAATATTCCAGTTATTTATTAAAAATAATATTGATAATATAATAAATAATTATGATTATATATGTATCACAGAATCAGATGTTGTGTTAGATAATAATGTTATATCTGAAAGTTTATTTATCATAAATAAATATAATAGTAATATTTGTTATACAGGACTAAAAATATTAGATAAATATAGTTCATTACCACTTAAACAATGGGTTCCAAGAGTAACAAAAAAGACTGACTATAATATAGCTCATACAGGATTTCAATTTATAACATTTAAAAAACAATATTTAATTGATTTTATTACTGCACTTGATAATAAAGAACTTTCATTATCAATTGCGTTAGGAAGTAAAGAATATACTTTTATATCAGATTCTAATTTAAAATTATTTAATAATATTAATAAACAGATTTGTTATCAAACAAAATATAATCTTTTAGACCATATTGGATGGGAGGTTTCACTTAATAAACATAATGATTATAAATTAATAAAAAAAAATATAGGAAATATCCGACAAAATATAAATTTAAGTGATATTAATTTAATAAAGTTGTTATAATTTTTTAATAATAAATTCATTACTAAATTCTTTAATATTTTTAGCATAAGCATTTTGATAGTTTGGTAATGATCCTATTATTTCATATTTATTTTTATCTATTTTAGAAACGATATCATCAACAGCAGTTTTAACTTGGGGAGAATATTTTTTATCTAAATAATCGTCAAATACAATATAACCTCCAGAAACTACCAAATCTTTATAATTATTCCAATCTTCAATAACACTGATATATCTATGGTCTCCATCAATAAATAAAATATCAACTTTAATATTTTTTAATTTTTCTAATAATAATTTATCATTACTATAGTTTTTATGAATAATAACTTCATAAGAATTAATATTATTTTTGTTAATATTTTCTTTTAAAGTTAATTCTTGTGATTTTGAACCATTAAAATGTTTAGGTGGTAATACTAATGGATCAATACATATAATTTTTGTTGGAAATTTATGTTGTAAGATTAAAGAAGCAGAAGAACCAACATAACTTCCTATTTCTAAATATGTTTTTTGTTGTTCTCCTAATAAAGTTCTAATATCATATAAAATATGAGTAAATTCGTGAAACTTTCTATTATTAAAAGTATTATTAACTTTTCTTAAAATATCAATAGAATTAGATTTTTTAATAAAATCTTCTAGATTCATTATAATATGGAATTTTATAATATTTTAAAAACTAAAAAAATAAATATAAACTTTCCTGATATTTATTTTACTCCAGAATATGGTAAAGCTTGTGAAGAATCAGATAAAGGTATATGGGAACTATGTGTTTACAAAGATTTGATGTTTTGTTACCTTAAAAAACTTGATGAAAAAAAAATTATAACTCCTTATGGATACTCAGGGTTTCATTACAAAGATACAAATACATTTAATGAATTTATACCAAAATTTAGAGAGTATTTAAATTCTATTGGAATTAAAGAAGAAATAATCAGACAATCTCCTTATATTAACGATAATATTAAAATAAATCAAAATTATAATTTAATCAAAGAAAAAACTATATTTGGAGTAAATTTAGAACATTTAGATACAAATATTTATTTAAAAAAAACCAATAAAACAAATAGAAGAATGATTAATTTAGGAATTAAATATAATTTAGAATTTATAATATCAGATTTTACTGATATTGATGAATTTCATTTATTATATACAAAAGGAATGAATCAATTAAAAGCAACATCATCATATATGTATAATAAAAAGTATTTTGAATATTTATCTAGATGTAATGTTAAAAATGCTAAAATTATTCATAACAATACAGTAATATCAACAGTATTACTTTTACTTAATAATAATTTTATTCATTATCATTTAGGGGTTTCTGAATTAGATTATAGAAAATTAGGAACAAATAATTTTTTACATTTTAAAATAATAGAATATGCTATAAATAATAATTTTAAACTTTATATTTTAGGTGGTGGATTAGAAAATAATGATAATTTATTTAAATTCAAAAAAAGAATATCAAATATTGAATTTAAATATCAAATATTTAAAAATGTTTTATAAATAATAAATTATTTTGAGGTGTTTTAAAATAATTTCTTATATTATTTACTTTTTTTTGGATAATTTTAAATCCATTCTCTTCTAAAATATTTTTCCAATAATCTAAACTTCTAAGTTTTTTAATAGGTTTTCCATCATTAATAAAATGTAAAAATTTATTTTCATCTCCAAATTCACCCCCAATTATAATTATACCATTTGGAGATAATAATTTTTTAAATTTTTTTATTACCTTAATAAAATCATCATCTTCAATAAAATGAAACATAACACCAATAGCATTTATTATATTAAATTGTTCATTTTTAAAAGTCATTTCTAAAAAATTATTATTTAAATATTTAATATTAGGTATATTTTTATATTTATCTTTTGAAATATTATAAACTTTCTTAGAAATTTCAATACCAGTAATTTTTGAATCTTGATTTAATTTGTAATAAAAAACTATCCAATGTCCAGTTCCAGAACCTATATCTAAAATACTATTTAATTTAATATTGTTAATATATAAAAACTTCAATATGATTTTTTCAACTGATAAATAATGAATATAAGACAATTCTGGTTTACATCCTTTATAAATTGTATTAGAATCATTATTATCTTTTATATTTGAATAAAACTTGTTATCCCAAAAATCCATATATATATTATATATTATTTTTTATAAAATTAACAATATCATCATCTAATTTCCCTTTCCATTTTTCTATTGTATTTTCATTTTTAAATACAGAATAATCATAATTATCATTTTTAGAATTTATTTGTTCAATTATATCTTTTATATTTTTATGATTATCAATCTCACAGAACTCTAATAATTTATTTAATTCTAATATTGTATTATTTACTAAATCTTCATATTTTATTAATATAACATTTTTTGGATATAATTCGTTTAATTTTAAACTTGTATTTCTAAATTCTAACCATTTATTAAAACCAAAATAATTCTCTGGTTTATTCTCATTCTTATCTTTTCCATTTAACCAATCAATTAATCCTTCATGTTTAGCAGTCATTTGAGAATATATAACAGATCGAGGGTCTCTAATTAAACATATAATTTTAATATTTTTCTCTAATTCTATAAACTTTTCAATTAAATTATGATGGTGAACATTTTTCATAAATAAATATTTTATTTCTTCTTTTTTATATCTCATTATATCTGTTTGTCCATTATTTGTATGGTAATTCGATTTCATATTACAAAATTCATCTTCAGTATCTAATATCCCCTTTACAAAATCATCCCATTCTTCTTTTGTTGATGTTTCATTTATTTTATTTTTAAAAGCATAAGAAAATAAAGGTTGATAAATTGTTTTTATATTAGGATGAGCTTCAAATATTGATTGTAACCAAGTTGTTCCAGATCTTGGAACTCCGTGTAAAGAGATTATTTTCATTAATTATCTTAAGGTAATTAATGAAAATAGCCGTAATTATTTGTACTTATCAAAGACCTCAAAATAAATCAAAAGAATATTTAATTAAAATGTTTCAAATGTTAAAAAATCAAACTTACAAAGATTTTAAAGTCTTTATAATAGGTGATTATTATGAAGATAATAATGAATTTGAAGAATTATGCAAGAATTATAAAGGTGATATTTATTATTATAATTCTCCAATACATTTTCGAAAAAACTATTTTAGTATTAAAATGAATAAATGGTGTAATGGAGGAACTAATTCAAGATTTATTGGAATAAAAAAAGCACTTGAAGAAAAATATGATTATTATTTTCATTTAGATGATGATGATTTCTGGTATCCAAATCATATTGATAATGCTGTTAAATATATAAAAGAATTCCCATTAGTTGATTTTATGATATGTAAATCTAATTATAAAAATATAATATTACCAAGAGAAGAAAAAAAAATAAAAAATAAGAAATATAATAATTTTATAATAACTCCTTGTAATTCAGTTCATTCTTCTTGGATTATTAATTTGAATACTTTAGGTGAGTTTTTTAGTAAAAAATTTACAGAAAGATTAGATATAATTAATAAAATTAAGAATAAAAAAATAAAAGAGTATATATTAGATCCATTTGATGCTAATATATTAAGCAATTTAAAATTATTACAAAATAATGGAAAGATAAAAGCAATTTGTATTCTTGAAAAAACTGTCATAAAAGAAAGTGATGTTAATATTCCAATTTAAATTAATAATATTTTAAACTAATTAATGAATCTTACATATCTTTTAAATCTTATATAATATAAATCTGTAATTATGTGTTATTTGTCCAAAAATTATTATATAAAAATTTAATTTTTATGATAAATATTCAAATCTCTAACATCAATTTTACCTGTTATCCTTATTCTTTGAAATATAAAATTTATGTCTATATTCTTTATTTTATATTTTTCAAATATCCATAATAATCTTCTCTCACTTGATAAACTTAATTTATCTATTAAAATATCTATTCTACAACCATATATTTTTACTAAATCTTTTTTCATTATCGCAAACCTATCATTTATACCTCCATATTTATCAAATTTTGGTGTTATTATACAATTATCCTTACATAAATCAAACCAATTTACATTAAATTTATCTAAAAAATTAACATCTGGTCGTAAATATATCACATAATCAAAATCCTCTTTTTTCTCTAAAAACATTTCTGTTACCTTTTTCTGACTTTTCATTGCTAATATATAATTCTTAAATGTTTCAAAATTATTTGACCAAGGGTCTTGTTCTGGATAATATTTCTTAAAATCTATCTTTTTTATTACATCTTCTTGCCAATCATAACTAAAATTATCTGGTTTTAATATCTTATAATCTTCATTATCTATTTTAATATTAATTTCATTTGCTCTTTTATTATTGTATATATCTTTTAAAAAATAAGTATGAAAAAATATCTTATATTCTATTTTATTCTTTTCTAACACATTCAAGATATTCATTTTTAAACTTGAATATGTCCACTTACTACTTCTAGATAATCCCCAAAATAATAAAGCAACTTTTTTATTTTCATATTTATAATTAATTTTCGGAACCTTTTTATCATTTATTTTTTTTAATAACATTTTTTCCATTATAAAGTTTTGAAAAATATATTTTTAATGATAATCACTAATTTACATGATGGTTTAGGTAACCAATTATTTACCCTTTTTGCTCTCCTTGCTACTTGTATTAAACAAAAGAAAAAGCCTAAAATTTTAAATACTAACCAAAATGGTTATCGTAACCTATATTATGATAATTTCCTATCTTCTATTAAACATCTCACTTCTCCTTTAGAAGAAATACAAAAAATACCCAATATTAGAAAATATCAAGAACCATCTTTTCACTTTCAACCTATCCCTAAAATTAGACAACCTTTATTTATTCAAGGATTCTTCCAATCATATAAGTATTTTGAAAAAGAATATCAACAAATTATGAATAAATATCTTAAAATTCCTGATGATATTAATAACAAAATTAATCAGATTTATCTAAATATACAATCACAATTCCCAGAACATCAAATATATTCTTTACATATTAGATGGGGTGATTACCAAACTTTTCATTATAATCATCCTATATTACCTGAAGAATACTATCTGAAAACTATTAATAAAATAAATCAAGAAGATAATAATAATAAAATCTTCTTAATATTTTGTGACCCTAATGATACTATTAGAATTAAAGAAAAATTTAAACAAATTAATAAATATCCAATATTTTATTTATCAGATGTAATCCCTGAAAAATTATTAGATTATGAAGAATTATGGTTAATGTCTAAATGTGATCATCATATTATTGCTAATTCTTCTTTTTCTTGGTGGGGTGCTTATTTTAATCAAAATAAAGATAAGAAAGTTTATTATCCTTCTTTGTGGTTTGGAGATAATTTAATAATTAATAAAAAATACCAATTAAAAGATTTACATCCCAAAAATTGGATTAAAATTAATTTAAATTAAGGTCTTATTACTTTGAATTTAAAATTTATAAATTTGGGAATGAAATATTTATCTACTATAAATTTAACATATTTTTCTGCTACTATCCTCCCATTATTTTTTCGAAATTCTTTTAATTCTTGATTTCGACAACCATAATATTCTTTAGCAAAATTTTGAATAATAGCAAATTGGTCGTTATAACCTTCCCAATGTCCATAATTTGGTAAGATTATAATATTATCTTTACTTTTAAAAATATTTAAAATTTCTTCAATTGGTATTTTATTTTCAATTAGAACATCAGGTCTAACATAAAAAATTAAATCTATATCTTTATCCTTAACCATTGAAGTAACTCTTTTTTGAGATTCCAAAGCACATAAATGATTTAATAAAAGTTCTGGTAACCATTCACCCTCTTCGTGATGACCTATTTTATTATAAATATCATAATAAAAATAATCATTAAATTTTATAGTTTTGATATAGTCTTCTTGATTATCTATTTGATAATAATCAGGTTTTAATAATTTATATTCATTATAATCTATTTCCTTATTAATAATTTTTCCCCAAACATTTTGTTTATTATTTTTTGTTCTCCAAGTATGTAAATAAACTTTATAATCTATTTTATGTTCTTTTAATACACTAAATAAATTATCCCAATGACTCTGATAAACTTTTTTTGTGCTACGAGTTAAACCCCAATAACAAATACCTATTTTCATTAATAATTTAAAAATTGAAAATTTAAATCAATTATTAAGATTTATATTATATGTCAGCACCTAAAAGTAATTCTGCACAAAATGAACTATTGCCTCCTATGCCTGTTCTAACCCGTCAATTTGGAACACATAAGATTAACTATGCTTTAGAACAAATTGAAAATATCCAAAAAATGGGAGAAATTCTTATCGCAGGTATTCCAGCAAAGGATATTACCATTTATCCAATTTGTCGATGGACAAATATGCTTACCTCAATTACATCAATTTATTGGGTAAAACAAGGAAGTGAAGATAGTTTTGGAGAAGAATTAGATATGGAAAATCCGAAACATCAACTTTTGAATACTTTACTGGATATGGAGAAATGATTTTCTTTAATTTAATATATTAATGAATTTATTAATAAGTAATTTATATAATTATCATTATGAAATTTTAGAATCTTTGGTAATATTATTTCCAAAATTAATAAATAAGAATTTTAATAAAATAAAATTACTAATTAATAAAAATGATTCATTTGAAAAATATTTTTCAAATAAATATCCAAATATCATAATATCAAATCAAAATAATAATGAAAAATATGATTATGTTCTATATGCAACATCTTATTTGAAAGATATTAGAGATTTTCAATCAAATATTTATTATGTATCTCATGAAGTATTAGATTATTATGATTTATCAAATAATAAAAATATTATAACTTTAACACCTTTATGTAAAAAATCTTTATTATTAAAACCATTTATTTTACCATATCAAAATGAAAAGATAAAATCAGAAATACCAATATTTGTAATACAAGGTAATTTTGATGATGAAAATTATAATCACTCGAGAAGAAATTATGATTTAATTGAAGATATTCTAATTGAAGATTATAAATTTGATTTTCAAATTAAATTATTAGGTAGAGGAAAAATACCATCTTACTTGGAAAATCATCCCAAAATTTCTTTTTTTAAAAACTTAAATTTTGAGGATTATCATAAAGAGTTTTTAAATGCCTATGCTATTATACCTTGTATTTCAAAAGAAACTCATCCACAATATTATTTAAATAAATATACCTCGTCAATATCTTATGGTGAGGGTTATAATTTATATTTTTTAATAGATGAAGAATTAGATCAAATTTATAATCCAAATAAAAAAGTAATATATCAAAATAATATATCAGAAGGATTTAATAAATTATTAGAAATGTTTTATGAAAAAGAAAATAATAAATAATAATAATGAAAGATTATTTATTATTCTCTTCTATTGGAGATAATTATGATAAAGCTTTTAAAAGTTGGTATTGTTCTAAAGAAGATAGGAATTATGATATAATTTTTATATATTATGGAACTAACCAAGAACGAGTATTTGAATTAGAAAATTATTGTGATATTTTAAGAGAGAAAAAGGGAAGTAAATTTCAGAATTTAGTTAATTTTTATGATGAACTATCTATTAATCAATATAAATATGTTTGGGTAGTAGATGATGATATAGAATTAAAATTTAATGAAATAAATAAAATGTTTGATTTTATTAATCAAAAAAAATATTTTCTATGTCAACCTTCAATGCATCCTAAAGGACAAAATTCATTTTATTTGAATGTAAATAAATTTGGTAAACCAATTCATTGGATTCATCATACAAATTTTATTGAGGTAGGATGTCCCATTTTAGATAAAGAACATTTAGAAGAAACTGTTAATATATTAAAAAACATTGATAATAAATTAACAGCATATGGGATAGATGTTATTTGGCAATATTATTTTTTCAAACCAAAAAAATACTTTCAAGTATTACTTAATTTTATTGTTTATAACCCCCATCCTCATGATAAGAAAAATAAATCAAGAGAATGTTTAAAAATGGGAAGTAATGAAGAAAGAAAAAACCAATCACAAGAAATTTTAGAAAATTTAAATATAAATTATAAAAATTTAAGAATTTATTATAAGGAAGATTTAAAAAATAATAAGATAATAAAAGTAAATTCAAATATCTTATTATTAAGAAAATAAATTATAGAATATAATTATACCAATTTTTAAAGGGATGATAACATATTTTTTTATTTTCTTCTAAAAAATTAATAAGATTTTCTTTCTCAAGTTCATAACTAGTTCCGGAATATAAAACAATATCATTTCTCCTAATATTATTAATAGGTAATTCAAACTTGAGACATAAACTGATTAATAAAACTTCATGAAACATTAATGAATTATTTTCAAGATTAAATTCTAGAATTCTATCTAATAATTCAGATGATATTCTACAGATAACATTTAAAGATGCTCCTAATTCATTCATAAAAAAAAATTGTTTCCCTTTTTCCCAATGTTGATAATTATCTGAATATTTTTTAATCCAAGAAAAATTTATAAGGTCTTCTTTATTTTTTAATTGTATTTCTTTTAAAATATCACCAAAATCATTATTTAGATAAACATCATCTTCTAAAATCCAAAAATAATCAAAAAATCTATTTGATAAGTAAAAAATTGCTTTATCCCAAGCAGAGAATTTTTTAAATGTAGTCATATTATAAAATTTTTTTTGAGACATTTCTTCATCCGAAATAAAAATAATATTATCTTTTTTAAGATATCCCTGATAATCAGAAATAAAAATAAGTTCAAAATCGAAATTATTAAAAATTCGATGATAAATTTGATACATTTTAAGAGTAACCATTCGACATAGGATTATAATTATAATTTTACTCATTATAATTATAAGTTTTATATTTATTTTCTACCTTAATTCGATATTCTTTCCATTTTATATCCTTATCTTGATTATAATATGAATTATCATATCCTAAACTTGCTTTTTTATTATAAACACAACCTATAAAATTATTTGGTAAATGTTTACCTTTACTTTTATTTAAAACCCAAAACATTTCTGCCCAATCAGTGCAACATTTAATATATTCACCGTCCATTTTTAAATAATTCAAAGGAATACTTTTAAATAATTTAGCATAACCTGTTCTTAAATGATTACTTATCCATTGATAATGTTGATAATCATTATTATTGATTATTTCCTGTGGAAAAGATTTACTTTTAACTGTTTTATAAGATTTATCATTTAACCAATATATCATTCCGCCATAGGAAACTAAAATATCATTATCTAGATATAATTGATTTAAATTCTTTAAAACTTGATGATTATATAACCAATCATCACCGTCTAATAAAATACAAATTTCATCATCATAACAATGTTGAAATGAAATCCATCTACCATAACCTTGATAATTTCTAATATTATTTTCAATTAAGATAAATCTATTATTTAATTGATATTTATTTATATATTCCTTAACTAAATTAACTGTTTTATCAGAACTATTATCATCATAATAAATTATTCTCCAAAAAGGATAGTTTTGATTACGAACAGAATCTAAGTTTTTAATAACCCAATCTTGATTATTAAAACTAGTAATAATAAATACAAAATACTTATTACCATTTTCAAAAATATTAATTAATTCTTTACCCAATAAATCAAAATTATCTTGATTAATAATGTTTTCTCGTGAGGTTTTACCTAATAAATAATTCAGATATAAATCATTAAAATTTAGAGATAAGTTATAATATGAATAATTTTTTGGATTTTGATTTATTTTTCTCATAAATGCTTCTTGATTTCGGAATCCCATATTAGTGCTATAACTAACAATTGGAACTACTAAAGCAGGATTAAAGAAAACACCTTTCAAATTATCTTTAACAATAATTTTGTTATATAATATATCAACAGGGAAATTAAATTGTTCAGTTTTAAGATATTTTTTTAAAAGTAATAAATATCTATAACTATAGATAATACCATAAGTTCCATAAATTAAATGATGTTTTTTAATATTATTTTTATTATAATAAACAATTTCTTGATAATTCATTTTATCTAATAATTCCGAATCAAGGTTAGTATAATTTATTCCTAAATTAATAATATCATAATTTTTGAGATGATGTTTTTTTATTATTTTAACAAAATCCTTATGAAAACAAATATCATCTTCAAATATTAAAATTTTTTGAAAGGGATTTTTTTCAAGTTCTTCCTCAGATAATGATTCTAAAATTTTAAGATATGTTTTTAATAATCCAACTGCTCCTAAAGATTTAAGTTGAGGATTGATTTTAAGGAAAGAATTGTATTCTCTACTTTCAAAACCGTTAATTCCTTCAATAAAATTAACAGTAAGTCCAATAGAAGATAGTTTTTTTTTCATTAATAATTTTTTTTCAATTTGATTTTCAAGATTAATAACATAAATATCTTTTACTAAATATTGTTTTTCTAATATTTGATTTAAATTATTTTGTTCTTCATTATTTCCAATAATAGAATGACAAGTAACATTTGTTTGTATTTCATTTGTTTTGAGTGTAAAAGTTTGATTATTAGTAATTTGTCCTTTTCTTTCAAAAGATTTATTAGATATTTTTTCATTTATCAAGTTATTTCTATTTAATAATTGTTTAAGCATCAATTATATTATTAAATAAATAATAATATAATTAACTTGAATTATTGTATTTTTTAGGTTCTAAAATAAGAAGATTATTTTTATCATATTTTACTTTTTCTATTTTATCTTTTGTAAGTCTCTGACTTTTTTTTCTAACATGATAATCATAATCCAAATATATCCAAATTAAACTCAAATTATTTTCCTCTAAATGTTTTTTTAAGATAGATGGCCCATCCCAGAATTCCTTTGGATATTTATCAATATAGAGATTTATTCTATTTATTAAATCTGAATAAATATTCATATCATTAGAATTTCCAATAGCAAATTTATCACACATTTGTGTTACAAAAGCATAATTGTCTAAAGGATATATAAGTTTTTTGTTTTCAACAAGTTTAAGAGTTTCAAGAGTAACTGGGGTATAAAATTCAAAATCTGGACGAATTCTAATAACAATATCATAAGTAAAATTATGTTCTTTTTCATATGAAGATTTAAGAGAATTACTTTGAAAAATAGAATAAAACATTCCAACAGTATTTGGATATAATTCAGTTAATCTCGTATCATTTTGATATTTTTCTTGAACTTCTTTAACACGATATTGTTTAGATAATTCAGTTTCTTTAAATTTGTCATAAACTTCAAGTTTCATTCTTTTAGGTTTTAATAAATAATTAACTAAATCAACATCAGTTTCTTTACCTCGATACATTTTATGTTGATTTTTAAGTTCATCAACTTTAAAATACCATCCGTGAATAAAAACATCAGGATTTAAGGTATCTAAGAAACATTTTTTAATACTTTCAAAATTATCTTTTAAATTTCGGATACCTCCACTAAAACATAAAGCAATCTTCATTAGAATTATATATTATTTACTATTTCACAAACCATTTTTTCTAAATTATATTTTTCCTTGAATTCTTCACTAATTCTTTTATGTTCATAATCTTTCTTTATTTTTTTCAAGATGATTTTAAATAAGAAAGGATTTGAAACATATGAAATATTTCCACTATCTCCCATTTCTACTTCTGCAAAATCTAAACTAATTATTTCTCCAAAAATTCCATCATAATAAAATTTACCATCACTTAATAAATCCGTTGTTATGTTATAACATCCACAATTTAATGATTCTGGGATAACTCTAGGAACACAATCTCGATTAGATAAAATTAAATTAACTTTTGATTTATTATATAAGATATTTAATTCAGATGGATTCAAATTATCAAAGAAATCTACTGAAACAACACTATCTTTATCTGGTAAATAGAAATTAGTATAAGTTTTTTGTAAAACATCTTTATTACTAACATAAGCAATCTTAATCTTAATATTTTTTTCATCACAATATCTAATTAAATCAAACATTATTTGATGATTTTTACTTTTTTGTAAGGCTTGTGCTACCATAATTATATCATATTCTCTATCTTGATTTTCTAAATAATAAAAGTCATTACCTAAGGAAAATTTACCTAATAAAATATTTTTATTATTTAAGTATTGTTTTTTATAAGTTTCATCTTCGTGGATTAAAACCATATTAAATTTTTTATATAAATTAGGTTGTCTAAAATTATAATTTAATTGTAAATCTCTTTTTATTATTCTTTGTCCTTTTGTTAAATTATATTGATATTTTAAAGATGTAGCAGGATAGAAAATAGTATAAGCATTATCATTAATTAATTTATTATAAAAGTTAGGGTAATGTCCTCTAACAAAATAAAATTTAGCTTTATTAAATGATAAAACTTCTTCAGCAGATTTAAGAATCCAGATATTAATATTATTCCATTTAAATCTTATACACTTTTTAATAGTTTCATCAATAAAAATAAAATGATTATGAATAAGTCCTAATTTTTCAGTTAGTTTTTGATACATATGTAAATAAATATTTCCTTGAATATTAGTTCTTCTTCCTTGATGTTCTTCAAAATCTTCTTTTGTATGATTTAACCATTCATAATCAAAATTATAATCTATTTTTATTTTATCAGTAGTATCCCATTTAGGATTAACTTTATAAATACCAACTGAATCTATTTGACTAGAATGATGTTTTAAAATTTTTATTAATTCTTTAGAAACATATTCTTTACTTTGACCTAAGAAAGGATAAGATTTAGTAATACTTTTTAAGAGAACATTAATCCAATTGTTTATTTTATCAGGTTGAACCACCAATAATTCATTTCTTAAATTTTCAGCATTACCTACATTTAAACTACTCACAATATTACATCCACTATTTATTGCCTCGATGAGAACATTTGGATTAGAATCATAATATGATGGAATTATAACTGTTTTGATTAATCTTAATTCTTTTAACATTCTATCGTGAGGAATATGTTCTAAAATTGTAATATTGTCAGATTTTTTAAGACGATGATTCATCCCAATAACAAGGAAATTAAATTCTTTCATTTTAGGATTAGTAATAATTTGTTTAACTAATTCAAGATTTTTGGTAGCTCTTTTCCAATTAGTAGCAATAAATCCAAAATGATATCTTCTTTTAGAGAAATTATAATTACTTTTTTCAACAAAATTAATGTTAGTGAGATAAGTTGGGGAAAGAATTTTATCTTTAAATTCGGAATAATTTTGAAGAATAATTTCCCAAGTTATTTTTGAATTAGGTAAAAGATAATCTGCTTTTTTTAAAACATAATTTTCTAAATATCTATCATTTTTCATAATGAATTTAAACCAGTTATTATCATCTTCAAGTTTAATATCTTTATTAACTAATTCAATATTCATATCTTTGAGATATTGATAGTATTTTTTTCTTCCAGATATTTCAGCAGTAATTTGTCTTAAACCAGATGGTGAATAAATAATTGGAATCATAGGATATAATTTTTTAATTAAAGTAAATACTTTATAATTTTTACAAAAGATAATATCAAAGTTATTAAAGTTATTTTCTAATTTCCAAGATTTAAGTCTTATTTCAATAGATTCATCTAAATAGATATGATAAATGTCTCCTAAATTTTCAGGGTCATCTAATCCTTCATCTTGATAAGAAATAAATAACCCAATACAAGATATATTTTCTTTTCTTAATAATTTAATTATATTATACGAATTTGTAGCAGCTCCACCATAATAAGGTTTATCACCACAAACAACCAAAACTCTAGGTGTTCTTTCATTATTATGTGTTTTTATATAATTCAAAAATTTATAATGATATTCTTCCATATTTATTTTTTGAATTGGTAATTTATTAGTAAGTAAAAAGTTTATTTTATTTTTCCATTCGTCTAAATCATACACATCTTCACATAATTGATAATCTTTTAATAAATAATGATAACCAACATTCTTACTTGTTAAAACTTGACATTGACAATAAAATGCTTCAATAATTGTATTTGAGCCAGTTTCTGATAAAGATGGAATAACTAGTAATTTTGATTTACCAAGATATTGTAACATATCTTGATAAGACATAATATCTAGTGTAATAGTATTAGGTAAATGATCAAAAATATTAGATTTTTTACCAATTATTAATTTTTTATATTGTGGAAATTCTTTTAAAATTTTATATAAAAATTTTGGATTTTTAACATCTCGATTCCAACTACTAGAAATAGCAATAATATCATAATCTTTAACTTGACAATCAATCTCTATTTTTTTTAATTCTTGGTTTAGAATGTTAATTCCATAGTTATAAAATTGATTTAATAAATATTTATATTCTGGATGAACTTTTGAGGTTGTTTTTAAATTTAATTCTCCTTGGTCAACAATTAATCCATCTGTGATTTTAATACTTTCTTTTTCTAAGTGAAAGGTTTCATCATCATAACTAATATTATTAATATCATTGTTATTCAAAAATTTTTGAATAGAAATATTATCTTTGATAATACTGTTATTACCAATAGTTAAAACTGGATTACCTACAATAAAATAAAAGTTTTTACAATAAGGAAATAATTTATTACTTAAAATTGGAGTATAATAATTAAAAGAGAATATAATATCAGGATAATCACCTAAATAATTAAAAATTAATTCTCTAGTTTTAGTAACCATTTCATTAGAATGGAAATCTCTGATTTTTACATCATCCCGTAATTGATAAATACCATCTAAATTTTCTGGGTCTATTTTTTTTGAATCAATTTGTTTTGGATGGTAAAAACATCCAGCAACTTTAAAATTATTTTTTCTTAAATAACTAATTAATTTATAAGCATTAGTAGCACTACCTCCATAATAAGGATATTGTGTTGAAGTAATAAGTATTTTAACAGAATTTTCAACATTATTGATTGCTTGTCTAATAACATTACAACCATTAAATTTTGCTTGTATAACTAAATTAGAACAGGATTCATAATAAGAGTTAACTATAATATTTTGTATTTTTCGAAGATAATCATCAATTAAATAACTAGGAATAAGGTCAATAGTTTCAAAATTAGGGATATGAGAATACTTTTTAGAATTTTTACCAATAAGAATAACTTTATCATCAGTTTTCAAATTATCTAATAAATCAGAAATAATATTATCTAAATTCTTAATAGTTCTATCAAAGTTAGAACAGATAATACCATACTTATAAATTCTTTTTTCTATATTATTGATTTCAGGTATTTTTTGAGGATATTTTGGAATAAAATTAACATAATATAAATCTGTATTAATATCAAAAGATTCTTTTAGTATTTTTTGTGTATGAATAGAATTACAGATTCCTTTTACTCGAGGATTTTTTAATAAATTAATAACTTGAGAATTAGAATATTTTTTAATTTCATCATCATTCAAGTCATAAAAATATTTATTCAATTCATTTTTAAAAATTCCAGCAACTAGATACATCACATTATTGAATTTTTCTAATAGAGGTTTCCCATTAAGATGATTTTTTAAAATCACTAAATCCGGAGAGAATTCCATATTTTCTAAATCTCTTAATAAATTATTTTCTTCAGTAACTCTTATACCATCTTTATTAAAGAATGATCTATCCTCAAAATAATTTTCCATAAATTTAAGAATAATATCTTTTTTATTAGGTTCTTTATCAAAAATATAGTAAATTTCTCTAACTTCATGACCTTTTAATTTTAATATTTTTGCAATTTCATTATTTAGAGAAGATGCACCTCCATAACCAGGATAATCAGAAGAAATTAATAATATTTTTTTATTATCTTTAATTTTATCAAAAAAGTTTTCAACATTTTGGTAGATATTACTGAGATTTTCATTAGAAATAGTTTCAGAATAATAAAAATTTAATCCTTCTTCTTGATTTAATAAATTTAATAATTTTTCATTTCTTTTATAGTTTTTAGAATTTAAGAAAGAAATAATATCATTAAATTGATTATCATATTTTTTATAGACATCATTATTCCAAGAATATTTTAATAATTTTATTCTATCTTTTTCTTCTAATCTTTTATCAGTAATAATACAGTCAATTTTTTCAGAAAAATATTTTTTAAAATCTAAAATTTTTCCAATATCATCATTAATTTCCGGATAAAAACCAGAATAGGTATCTCCTAAATATTCTTGATAGATTTTACTTTTAGGTAAATATACAGGGATTTCTAAAGATAAGTTTTTTAGAATGAAATAATCTAATTGATAAATATTATCATCTTCAAGAAATATAATCATATCTAATCCTTTTACATTATAATCATTTTTTGTTATAATCCAAGATTCATTAGATGTATATTCTCCATATATCACTAAATAAATATCTTTATTAAATTTTTCTCTTTGATTTTCTATAATTTGTTTTAATAAATTTATTTCAATTCTTTCTTCTTTTGATTTATAAACTATACCAATAATAATATCACATAAAAATTCTTCTTTCAAAGATTTTGTTGATTTAATATTAGGTAAAAATGGATCTAAAATAAAAAATCTTTCTGGTTTTTTTATTATTTCATCATTTTGATTTTTAATAATTCCAGAACTAATAACATCTAAAAATAATTTACTGGGTAAAGATATAATATTTCTATCATCTTTCCATAAATATGGAATTATAATTGAGTTAAGTATTTTAGGATAAGGTATTCTTTGATAAATATTAATAAAGTCAGGATTAGTCATATTATAAAAGATTAAATCATATTCGTCTTTTTCAATATGAAAAAGTTTTTCATAGAAACATTTATTATTTTTTTGTTTGATTAAAAATTCATCCTGTATTTTACTAAAATTTAAACATCCATCAGAATCTAATTTATTATTAATTAAAATACCATTGTAATAAACTACATATTTATATGATAAATTTATCATAATATTTACAATATAATTTACATATTCACCTGAATTTTCAAAGATTAAGGGTAAATCATCTATTAAAAAAAGTAACTTATTTATTTGATTTCTTTCTGGATATTCTTTATTATTTACTTGTCTAATAAATTGTTTTAAATTTCTTAAAGGTATAATTTTTGTTTTTTCTTCAATTGTATTTATTATAAATTTATTTGAGGGTATTATAGGTTTAATTTCTATTTTTTTATTAGGTAAAATTATTTTTTTTTGAGAAGGTCGATGTTCTCTAAATAAGTAATGTGTATTTACATTATCAATAGAAATTTCTAAAAAATTTGAAGATACTTTTCTTGTATTAGTAAAATAATAAGCAACATTTGATTTATTAATTAAATCTATTTTTTTTCCAATATAATAAATTTTTATACTTCTTTTTGAAAGTTCTTCTATTATTACATTTAAATCTAAAAAGTTTGGTAATTTCAAAAAATTAGCATATTTATTTACTGAAAAAATTAACAAATCTAATTTGCTTAAATCATTTAATAAATTTTTATACTGATTTGTTACAGAAGAATCTAATAAAACGATATCTTTATTATCTTGACTTATACTTTCTGTAAATACTTTAAAATCAGAAAAATAAAAATTTTGGGGGAAATTTATAAATTTACTTAATTTGTTAAAATTCTCTTCATTATATGGTAAATTTATATATTCATTATTATTTAAAATTCTATTTAACAAATTTGATGTTTTATTAATAGTATTATCTTTCCAAAATAATATTTTCATTCCAGAATAATGTTTAATTTCCCAATAATTAACTAAATTAAAACCTAACCAAACAATAATATTATTATCATCTTTAGTATCAGTTATATCACCAAGATAGTTAAAATTGAGATTAATTAAATCACAATTGAAAGATTTATTTTCCATTATTTTTATGTAAAATAAATCTTTAATCAAACATATTTAAGTCTTCTAATAAATTATACCAATCCATTATTTTATTACTAATATCATTATAATCGTTATAAGAAATTGCATTAATTTCATTACCATTATATATTACAGGAATTCCAAGTTTACCCATTTCTATTACAGTATTGGCATTACCATCCTTTTCAGTAAGTCTTAATCCTATAAAACATTGTTGATATACTGAACACATTTCTTGAGGAGGAATACATAAATCACTACTAAAAATTGTTTTAAACTTGATAGGTAATATTTCTAAAACTTTTTCAACAAGTTCTCTACGATATAATTTTCCTATTTTACCAAAACCATCATAAATATAAATACTCTTATTATATTTATCAATTTTATTTAACTCTTCTGATAAATCTAATCTGATTAATTCTATCTTATTTTTAGGTAATTTTAATTGAATTGCTCGATTTTTTAAATTTTCAGATATTACATAATATTTTTTAATCTTATTATCAAATTGTAATAATTTAGGAATTAATACTTTACAATGAAACATATTATAATCCAAATCACTTCCTCCAAAAATTATATAAATATCATTATTATGGTTTTCTACAATTGATAAATCTATTCTATTATATATTCCAAAAATATAAGTAGGTTGATTATTATTATTATATAAATTAAAATTAAATTTATTACATATTTGATATTCTATATGTTTTATTTTATCTGATATATGAATTTGATTTATTTCATTAGGTAAGAATTTTATATCATTTTTATAGAAAAAAAATTTATCTGATAAATCATCATCAAAAATTGTTATAAATCTTTTGTCAGGTAAGAATATTTTTTCACAATTTTCTAATAAATATCCAAATTCTAATGATTTTAATTGATACCAATAATTTAACTCTATTACATCATCTAATACCGTAAATTTATCATCAATTAATTTAAATTTTAATGAATTGTCTTCTGAAATTATATCAGATTTCTCTAATAAATATATGTTTTTAACCATTTTTATTTTATTAAATATATCTTTTTTATCAATTAAATTTGTTCCAAGAGGAAGTTTATCCATTAAATTAATTTTTATATATCTTTTAAATAAACACCATAATCTATTAAATTCCAGTTTACTTGATAAGTTGTATTTATATTTCTACCAAAATAATAAGATGTTGTATGAGTATGTATTTTAGTTAGATTAAAATCATCAAAGAGAACTTTTATGAAACCATTATCATTATCAACTAATCCAATAAAATCTTGATTAATTTCAATAACTTTAAAAATTTTCCATTTATCATTAATTTTATATTCAACTAATTGATTTTTTTCTAATGTTCTAAAGTTTACACTATTTTTATAGGGTAGATCCACTAAAGAAAAGTCTTTTGGTAATAAGATCGTTTGATTTAATTTCTCATCAAATCCTCTGATTTGGATATTAAAAATTACTTCTATATTTGATTCGATTTTTTTTATGATTTTACCTAAATACCATTGATTATTTATTTTAATATCTAATATATCATCTTCTTGTAAATAAAATATCATTGAATACTTATTTTCATCTTCTTCATTTTTAATTTGTCCGTTAAATTTACTAATAAAACTTATTTTATCCCAATTTTCAGATACATTTATTTTATACTTCTCTAAATTAGGAATAACTAATGTCCAAAATTGAGATTGAGTTAAATATTTCCAATTATATTTTGTATTTATTAAATTTAAAATGAAATCTAAATTATGTTTAGAAAATTCCTTTTTTAAAAGAATAGTATAAAATAATGGAATAATTATAGTATATTGGTCAATTAATTCTATTATTAAATCTTCTTCACTACTTGAAGAAATTAGATAATTAGTTAGATTATTTTTTATAAATTGTTGTAGAGTTTTATTTTTGGGATTGTAATGATTTACAATATGATAAATTTTTGAAAAATTCTCTAACTTTAAGAATTCTTCAGATATTATTTTCTCATTTAAGAAATTTATCAAATCATCAAAAACTAAAAAATTTGCTATTTCATATAATTCAAAGATAAATTTACTTTCATCTAATTTAGAAAAATAAAAGAAATATCTTAATTCTGTAAGAATTTCTTCAGAATAATCTAAAAAAACTTGTCTAGAATTATCTAAATTATTTATGGCTTTTTTTATATAATTAGATTTTATTGCTATTGATAAATGAATAGGTATTTCAATTTCATTATTTTTAAAAAAAAATATATTAGTTTTATCTTCTAACTTTAAAATTTGATGATATAAAAATTCTTCTAAATTCATTAAAAATATTTATTTTAATAAATTTTTCTAACCTTTATTATATATGTCCTATTTTGATAAATACTTAAAGTATAAAGCAAAGTATTTAAAACTTAAAGAACTTTTAGATAATGAATCTAAACACCAATATGGTGGTGGTAAATTAGATATTATGGAAATTGATGCTCTCTCTGATACTCCGACTGACCTTGATGTATATGGATACCATCCTAAAATGAATTTAAACTTTAAAAACTTAGTTGGTGGTGCTGATGATGAACCAATTGCTGAATCTGATAATGAATCTGATGCTGAATCTATTCAAGAAGGTGGTGACGAATCTGGAGATGAATCTGGGGACGAATCTGGAGACGAATCTGGAGACGAATCTGGAGACGAATCTGGAGACGAATCTGGAGACGAATCTGGAGACGAATCTGGAGACGAATCTGGAGACGAATCTGAAGATAAATCTGAAGACGAATCTGGAGATGAATCTGGAGACGAATCTAGTGAAGAATCAGAAAAGGAACAAACAGGTGGATTTTTTGGAAATTTAATGGATGAGTTAAGTTCTTCTGTAAAGTCTTTTGATTTACAAAAAGGAGGATATGATGATGAATTATCTTCGCTAAGTTCAGATGAGGAAATGGATTTAGAAAGTGAGGAATAAAATAGTTTAGAAGAAAAATATTAAGATATTTTAATGATATTAGGTGAAAATGAACTTAATCAAATATTATTAAAATATCCAGATGAGATAATTTTATTAATATTTTCGGCATCTTGGTGTGGGCCTTGTAAACAATTAAAAACAAGATTAAGTAATTCTGAAGATGATTTTGTAAATAGATTGAAAGGTTTAAAGTATTTAATTATAGATATAACTCAAGATGAGAATGATACTTTATGTCAATTTTATAAGGTAAAGAATATTCCCCATCAAGTATTTATAAAATTACAAGAAAATGAATTAGGTGATTATGATATCAAGATTTTAGATACTTTAGTAGGTTATGATTTTGTTGGATTAGTAAGTAAATATGAAAAATTGAGGTAAAAGAAAAACTTAAATTTTTCTTATACCACGAAATTTTTTAATAAGTTAAAAAATTGACCAAAGGTATTTTTTAAGGTATTAAAAAATTGATAAATAAATAAGTTAAAATATTATCGTTAGTTATGGCTTTAAAATCTAAAGTATTAGAAGTAAATTGGGTTGGTAAATGGACTTATAATTGTTTAAATAGAGATTGTCCTGTATGTCGTTCAAGTATGGATACAACATTAGATAAAAAAAATAATGTAATATTAGGTGAATGTGGACACGGTTTTCATAATAAATGTTTAACAGAATGGTTTAAACAAATAGGACATATTGATAAAAAATGTCCTGTATGTTTTAAAAAATGGAAGGAAAATAATAATACAAAAAAATCAAATAAAGGTTTTAGTTTTTTTCCAGAATTAAATATTGATAATTATAGTAATGAATATTTTAATATGATGTCAGATGATGATTTAACAAACAATTAATCTTCATCCAATTCATTTAAATATTTTTCTAATTCTTCAAAATCTAATTCACTATCTTCATTAAATTTTACAAAATAATCAGTAAAACTTTCAGTTCCTACATCTTGAAAGAATTTGAAAGTATCTTGAAATAATTCTGGAATTACAAAATCAGGATTATTATTAATTTCTTCAGTAAATCGAAGAAATAATTCTTTGTCATTGTTAAATTTACTATACCAATTTTGAATTTTTTTATTTCTATTTTTCATTTTGTTCAATTCAGCAATTGTTTCTTTTAATTCATCTTTTACTTGTTCTTTTTCTTCTTTAATTTTATCAATTTCTTTTTCATCTAATATGACATCTTTTTTAGGAACTTCTTCTTGTTTTTGTATTTCTTTATCAGGTTTGAAACATCTATTTTTAATTTTAATAAATCTTAAAAAGGTTTCACGATTCATTTCAACTCTTTTTTCAGATTCTTCTAAAAATATTAACTTATTATTACTTTTATTAAATTTAAAAGTATTAATGGGATATCCTCTATTTACTTCATATTCATAAATTTTAAATTTATATAAATTTAAATTATTTTGAGGAATATTAAACATTTCTAGAATAAAATCAAATAGAAAACTCATTTTAGAATATAAACCAAGAGGTTTATTAAGATAAGTTAAAAGATATGTATTTACCATTAAAGAGTAAATAGGTGTTAGTGTTTAAATCAACTTCGACAATCTTCGATTGTCTCGTATCGAAACAAGTTTCGATGCTCCCTCTATGTCGCATTTTAGACTTTAGTCTAAAATGCGACATAGAGGGAGCATCAAAACGAAGTTTTGATACGAGACAATCGAAGATTGTCGAAGTTGATTTAAATAATCTTTTATTTTATATATAAATGCCAAATAGATTTGATGAAAACATTAGTAGTAATGGGAACGAAAAAAGGAAAATAAAATCAAAGAAAAATGATGAGGTTAAGAAAGATAATAAATTATCTAGTAAATTTGTAACTTATGAGATACCGTTAAATATTAAACCATTAAAGTATAATTTAGAGGTGAATACGATAAAGGAGAAAAGTGAGGAAAAGAAGGTCTTAGAAATTCCTTCAATAAAGTTAGATAATTTAGATAATTTAATAAAGTTATCTAAAATGGCGAAGGATAAGGAAGGAACGAATGAGGTATATCCTTTACGGATTCAGAAGTTATCTTTAATATATGAACCATTATTAGAATTAAAAAATTTAGTAGGGTTAGAGGATATAAAGAATAAGATAGTAGATCAAATAATATATTTGGTAACACATAGTGATGAAGAATATCCGCCAATGTTTCATACAGCGATAGAGGGAAAACCTGGAACAGGAAAAACTCATTTAGCAAGAATCTTAGGTAAGATTGTTTATCGAATTGGATATTTAAAAAGATTTATTAGTAAGAAACCAAGTAATGGAGATAATATGATAGAACAATTATCAAAGATGTTAAATAATGCTGTAGTAATAGACATTACACCAAATAATGCTAAAATAAATGAACAAAATAAATCTAAATCTGGTTCAACAAAAGAAATAATAAAATATGTAACTAGAACAGATTTAGTAGGAGGATATTTAGGTCAAACAGCAATAAAGACACAGAAGGCAATTGATGAAGCATCAGGAGGTGTTTTAATAATAGATGAGGCATATTCATTAGGAGGTAGTCGTAATGGTGAAAGTGATAGTTATTCTCAAGAGTGTATAGATACTATAGTGAGTAATTTATCAGAGAATCGTAGTTTTATGTGTATCATATTAGGATATCCAGGTGAATTAGAGAGTGGATTTTTTAGTAAAAATCGTGGATTAACATCGAGATTTCCTTTTAGATATTCAATAGATAAATATAGTAATGAGGAGTTAGGTGAGATTTTAAAGAGAAAAATAAATCAAGAAAGTTATGAGGTAGAGAAAAATGATATAGTAAATATATTTACCGAGAATAAGGATGAAGATTTATTTAAGAGTTTAGGAAGAGATATGGAAGTTTTATGGTTAAAAATAAAGATGGAACATACTAAGAGAGTATATTTAGAAGAGAATAATAAAAAAATATCAAGAGAAGATATTGAAAATGGATTAAAGAAGTTTAAGAAAGATAAGAAAATGAAAGAAAAAAATACTTCTCATTTATTTATGTATTTATAAGATAAAGAATAAATTTTTATCATTTATATATGGATGATAAAAGGTTATTACCCCAAGAACAATCAATAAAAGGATTATTAGTAAAACCATACGATATATCAAATTTTGATTATCGTAATCCGGATTATCTTAATATGCTATTAAATTTAGATATATATGAAGAAATAAAATTATCTCCAGAGAGTTTTGGGAATGAATTATATCAATATTTAGATATGAAAGATTTTTCACAGGTAACAATAAATACTCAAGGAATTTATCAGGATAAAGAACATTTATATGAATTAATTCATTTAGATTTACCAATAAAATATCATCCTGTGGAGATTTATAATGGGATGGCGAATATGTTAAGGAATGATATGTTTCATATTTTTGGGAAAGCGGTTTTAGTAAAAACGGAAACTAAAAATGATAGATTAAAGATGGTAGATTGTAATAAGGAAGATTTAAAAAATATTTTATTATCAAGGGTTAAACATAAGGGTGTTACAGTAGATTTAGATGGAGAGATTCAAGAAATAGAATTTTGGTATGATCCAAAACAAAAGATAGAAGAGTTTATACCAGAGAGTAAGAAATTTCAAGAGGATATGTTTTTATTACATAATTTACAAATATATTACACAGAAGGAACTAATCCAATAATTGAAGGTATTTTAGGTAAGAAGATAGAACAAATGGTAATTTTAACAAAAATAACAGATAATTTTTATGGAGATTTTACTTTAGAGGAGTTTAATAAGATTGTAAAATTATTAAAAAAGGGTTGTCCTAAAATGGTAAAGGAAGAATGGAAGGAGGAAAAGAAGGATGAACATAATAGAAATATTGTGATAAATAAATATAATGTTTTAGATAAAGCCTTGAGAGAATATGGTTTATGAAAACAAAAAATCTATTAATTATTAATGAATTATTCTGAAGATGATATGACTACTGATATTTCTCAATTACAACAACATTCTAATGATAGAGTATTTACAGAACAACCAGTGGTTCCTCAATCAACAATGCAGAGAGCACCACCAATGAGATTTGGTCAAGTAGAAAATTTTCCAACACATCAAACTATAAGAACAAATCCTCGTCCCCATCCAGTAATTCCTCAACCTCAAATTTATAATTATATGCCACCTGATATGTATCAAAAACCGCAAAAGAAACCTGAGAAAGTAGGTGGATTTTTTGAGAATTTATTTGGTGGAATATATGATAGATTAAAAGAACCAGTAATAATAGTAATATTATTTATGATATTTGCTCATAGATTAACGGTAAAGATGATAAATCCATTTTTCCCATTTGTAGGAGAGAATCCATCATTAGACCCAATATCATTAGCATACCGTGGTTTTATCTTAGCAGTATTATTTATGATAATAAGAAATTATTTTTAAAATATTGAACTATAAAAAATCAAAGTATATTATTTTTTAAAATATTGAACTATAAAAAATCATAAATGATTTTTCAAAGTATATTATATTTTTAAAATATTGAAATAAAGATTATTTTATAAATAAGTTATAATTTTAATGTTCAGACAAATTCAAAAAAATAAAATGTTAATTAATAGTTTATCAATGTTATCAATATTAGGAACTCCACTTCAAAATTTGGATAGAAAAATCAAGGTAGAATCATTTATAAAAAATATTGAAACTTTGCCTTATGAAAATTATAGGTTTGAAATTTATTACGATTTACATAAAGATTCAGAAGGAACTTTTGAATTATTAGAGTATTTTTATAAAAAAAATAAAATATCTGAAGATGATATTAATATGATAACTGAAATTTTATATGATTTGTTACCTCGATTATCATTTCATGGAAGAGATTGTGTTTTAAATAAAGAATCTTTTAAGGCTTTTCTTGAGATAAATGAATCTTATGATAAAAATCTTAAAAAGAAAGGTTATCAAGAATCATTAGGAAGATTGATAGTTCGTTGTTCTGTTGTTTTGGATAATAAAGATATGTTTATAAAATATTTTGATAATTTGGTATTAAAAAATTTAGATAAAACTACCAATGTAATTTATAGTTATTTGATAGATGCTGTTAGATGTGGAAGTTTAAATGTAGGTAAATATATTTTAGAAAATTATTTATATTTATTAAAAAATGATGATGAATTATATGGTAAAAAGAAAAATTTAGAAGATATTTTAATTAGAATATTAGATCTTAATTATTCTATTAATATAAATGATGAATATGGTAAAAGATATTTAAGAAAAGATGATGAAAAATCTAATGAAACAGTTTTATTGTCTTTAGAAATAATAAAATATCTAAATGAGGAAAATAGGAAATTTTATCTAAATAAAATTTGGATATTTAGTGGTAGAAATCCCGTAGATATTGATGTTATTTGTAAAATCTTAAATAATTTTACCACAGATAAAAGAAAAGAAAAATTAGAAAAATTGTTATGTATAATGTGTATATATGAAAATTTTTCAGGATTTAATAAGGTATTACAACTAGGTATTAAGTATGATATAACAGATATTTATAAAGCATTATTATCACCTTATCTAAATATATCTGGAAAACATAAATTTATAGAAAAGTTAATTAAGGAAGGATATCCTCTTCCAACTAAATACTTAAATTACGAAGAGAGTAAACAAGAAATTTACAAATTAGTCCATTCAGATGATGGTGGTCATACTTTAAAAATTTTAATAGATAATGGGTTAAAAATTTCTAATAGTGATTTATTAAAATTAATAGCAAAATATGAATCATCTAATCCACGATTAAATGGATAAAAAATGAAATAAATATTATTTTATATCTATAATAAAATATATGTATAAAATAATAGGTGAATCAAAAAATGAATATGAAATGAGAAAATCATTTTATGATAAATTAAAAGAACGAAAAATAGATGATAAGGAGGCAATGAAAATGTCAGTAATTTGGTCTAATATAAAATTTCGTCAATGTAGATATCCATCTTGGATTTATCATTTAATTTCAAAATATGATGAAACTATATCCAATTAGTAAATCTTTCTTTTACATCTTTTGGGATTTTAACATCCTCTGTTTTTTCTTCAATTTCTCTTTTTGCTTTTTCCATTTTAGCACTTGTCGAAACATATCTAGCTGCATCATAATATTTTAAACTCATTGGATAACCAGATGTTCCCATTGGCATAATATCTTTAGGTGATGAATCAATACAAACGGGAGGTCTAGGCATAGGAACTGTCCATTTATCAGTGTTAAGAATAGTAAATTCATTAGACCATTTATTATCAATTTGTTCACCTTTAGGGATATACATTTCCATAGGTAATTCAGATTTGTTCATATCAGACCACCATTTATCTTTTTGACCAGAAACAGTTTTTTTTATATTTTTAGATGCTCGTTTTAATTTTTCTAAAGCACTAATAGCATCATCTAAGGTTAAGACATTTGAATCAAGTTTAGTTTTCATTTGTTCATATTCTTCATCAGTTAATGCTCCTTTTTCTATAAGTGTTTCAACAAGTAAGGTAAAGTTTTTAAGTTTTGCTTCTTTAACATCAGGAGGGATTGCTGTTTTTTCTCTAAGTTTAGATATTTCTGCTTGAAGTGGAGCAATTGCTTTAGCAATATTCGCATCACAACTTGATTCAGGAGTTTCTTCTTGGATGGTTTTTATTTGTTGTTCTTTAGATGATTGTAATTTTTTAATTTCTTCATCTATCTTATTGGATTCTCCAAATAATTTTTTAGCAAACTCTCTTTGTTCTTCTAAGGTTAATTCTTTTGATTTAGGTTTTAATTCTTCTCTAGATTCTTCTAATAATGTTAATTCTTGATTTACTTTGGCAATAGTGTCTTTTTCTTTCATTCTTTTATTTTGTTCTTCAATTGCTTCTTTATTTAATTTTTCTTTCGCTTCAAGAATAGATTTAGAGTATTCTTCTTTTAATTTTGTTTTTTCAGTTTCAATAACTTTTTGATAATTATTTTGTGCTTCATTTTTAGCATCTTCAATAGGTTTTCCTTCTTCAACTAATTTTTTGGTTTCATCTTCAATAAATTGGTCTTTAGGAATTCTACTTTCTGCTTCATTAGATAAATTTGTATCATTAAGTTTTGTTTTGATTACTTGTTCAACTTGTTCATCAATATTTTTTTTAATTTCTTCTTGAGAGAGAGGTTCATCTGAGGAATTAAAAAGAGAATTAATATCAAGTTTTAATAATTTTTCAATATCAGGATTTTCATAATTGGTATCAACCATATTTTCAAGGAAGGAATCATTAAATATTAAATAGACTCCTAAGATAATTAGTCCATAAGAAATAACATTACCTTGTTTATTAGAATACATATTATATGCTAATAAAAGTAAAATAATTATTAGAACTATTTTAATTGGGTTTTTGGTGATTAATGCCATAATATACTATATTTTAGAAAATAAATGATTTTAAAGATTTATTTTCTAAAGATATAATGCAATCTAAACTATCAGTATTAAAACTTTTATGGGCTAATTTAAAACATCTTCAAGAAAAAGGAGAATCGCCTAATGATACCTTTGATTTTTTAAACGAAAATGAGATGGTAACTTATCTATTTAATGAAGATTCCAAATATATTGAGTTACTTTTATTAACTTTAGAAATGAATTCTGAAATGTTAGAAAAATTAAATCCTAATTTTATGATGATGTATCAAAACTTTTTTGATGTAAAAGAAACTAAAGAAACTAAAGAAACTAAAGAAACTAAAGAAACTAAAGAAACTAAAGAAACTAAAGAAACTAAAAAAACGATGAAGATGAAAGAAGAACCAGAAGAGATAGAATTAGAAGATGAGGTAGATGATGAAGTAGATGATGAAGAAGTAGATGGAAATGTATCTGAAGACGAGGAGGTAGTATCAGAGGAAAATGACGGAAATGTATTAGAAAAGTTTTTAAAGGATCATTTAGTAGAAGATGAGGATGAGAAAGTAAGTATTAAATTAATTGAAAAGAAGTTTAAGGAATGGCAAGTAAAAAACAATGAAGAAACTAATGAAGACCTAATTGAATTTTTAAAGGAAAGATTTGGAAAACCAAAGGGTAAGAGTAATCCTAAATTTGTTGGATTAAAATTAGTTTAAATATCATAATAGAATAAACAAGAACCAACTTTAACTAAAAAGTATGGTATAAGTGAAGCGAGGGCGACAGGAAAATCACCAGAAATAGGTGTAAAATCAATATTGATATTAAATCTTTTTAATAAAGATGGATTTGATATTAAGTAATTAAGGGTGATAATACCACCGAGAATAAGTAAAGTTCTAATCATAGATTCGGTAACAATATCGATAATAATAGCGGGTTTTTTGAAATATAGGTTAACAATAATACGATAAGCAATATTAGCAAGTGAGATGATACCAATTAAAATAAGATTATTATAGATAACATTATCGGAGAATGTTCTAGCAAATTTTTTACCATAGATGAGCACTACTAATAAGAATATAATATTAATAATGAGATTCATTATTAATCTTAAGATAATTTTTCACAAAAAAAAAATTTCGTGCTGTAAGAAAAACTTAAGTTTTTCTCTCATCTCAATTTTTTCATTCCTGTATCTTGGAAAAGCATTATAAAAATAATAACAATAAGGATTAATAAAAGAATATACATAACAAAGAAAATAGTGAAATAAGGAGTAATTTTTTTAGAGATTTTATCTAGAATAGGTTGAACGATTTCATTTTCAATATATTGTTGGTTTTTATCTTTTTTAAATTCGATAACACATCTATCTAAGAAATCTTTTGCGAGATTACTAAATGACATTAAAATATATTTTATAATAATTTTAGTTAAAACATATAAAATATATTAAATTATATGATTGTAAAAGTTGGTCGATTTAATTATTGGTGTGATGAAACTGGAGAAAAAATTTCCCTTAAAATTACTAACTGGGAATCACCATTTGGAGTTGAATCCTATCTGAAAAAGAATATAATTAATTTCAAAATACCTAATAACAATGAAGGTTATAATTTAACAAGTATTATTTCACAAATAGAAAATGAAATAAAAACAAGTTTTGGATTAGAAACAAATACACCCATTAAAAATAGAGGTGAAGATTTTTTAAGGGTTGAATTATCAAAAGATAGTATCATATCGGAGGAAAAACCTTTGATATTATCAGGTGTTTTTGAGTTTAGAGTATATCAATGGAAGGGAACTTGGGGTATAAGTGTAATATTTGAAAAAATTGATTTATAGAATTTAAAGTTTAAATATAAAGTTTAATATAGAATGTTCAAGTCCAAATATTATCACGAAGATATCAAAAAGATTAAAACAGTAGAGTTTTCTATCTTATCTAACGAGGAGACCAAGAAAATGTCTGCTGTGAAGAAGGATCCGTTTGGAATTAATCTAGCGGAATCGTATAATAAATATGAACCTCAAAAAGGAGGATTGGTCGATTTAAGGTTAGGAACTTGTGATCCATATTTAAATTGTACCACTTGTGGTTTAAATACCAAAGATTGTCCGGGTCATTTTGGTCATACAGAATTACCAGATTACTTTTTTAATTATGGATATTTAAATCATCTCCGAACTATTCTGCAGTGTGTTTGTGTTAGATGTTCTAACCTTTTAGTAGAAAACAGTGCTGAATTATACGAGAAGATTAAACATAAGAAAGGTAAAGTAAGATTTCAGGAAGTAAAAGAATTAGCAAAGAAAACATCATCTTGTTATAATTGTGGTGCTCCCATTCCAAAGGTAAAGAGAGAAGTAAAAGAAACTGGAGCAATTAGAATAGTTTTAGAACAGGAAGTATCACAAGAATTAGCAGATGAAGAAACAGGTGAAGTAACTGAACAAAAGAAGAAAATTCGTGAAGAGTTTACACCAAGACAGATTTATGAGATTTTCAGAAATATAAGTGAAGTGGATTCTTATTTATTAGGTTTCAATTCAACAGATGGTCAATCAAGACCTCAAGATATGTTACTTCGAACTTTTCCAATTCCACCAGTAATTATAAGACCTTCTGCTAAAATAGATATGTTAACTTCAAGCACTCAAGAGGATTCCTTAACTCTAAAGATAGCAGATATTATTAAAAAGTCAAATGATTTGAGGAAGAAAATGAGTAAAGAACAAGCATCAGCTCAAGATGTTACTTCAGGTGTTCCAGAAGCAACTACTTTACTTCAATTACATATTGCTACCTTTTTTGAGAATGAAGGTTCTAATCTTCCTAAGAGTGAATTTAAGACAGGAGGAAAGACAACTAAATCAGTAAGTGAAAGATTAAAAGGGAAACCTGGTCGTATCAGAGGAAATTTAATGGGTAAGAGACAGAATTATTGTGCTCGTTCGGTAATTACTTGTGACCCCAATTTAAGTATTGATGAAGTAGGTATTCCACTTCAAGTAGCAAAGAATTTAACAGTTCCAGAGATAGTAACTCCTCAAAATATAGAACATTTATCCAAGTTAATTAGAAATGGGAATAAGAAATATCCAGGAGCGAACTTTGTAACAAAACAGAATACAATTAATGGTAAGAACATAACACAAAGAGTAGATTTAAGAATTCGTAAGAAATCTATTAAACTAAATGTAGGTGATATTGTTGATCGACATTTAGTAGATGGTGATTATGTTCTTTTCAATCGTCAACCTTCTCTTCACAAACCATCTATGATGGGTCATCGTGTAAGAGTAGCGAAAGAAGATAATGTTAACACATTTCGTATGTCGGTATCGGTATGCGAGCCCTATAATGCGGATGGTCAATGTCCGAAAAAGGTAGTATTTAAATCTATCTAGTATTTCCATTTGGGAATGCGAAATTACCAAATTGCGGGAAACTCCTTAAAGTCATTAATACTAACTAATATAAGAAATTGTATTAGGGGGTCAGAGAAAGACTGACTGTAGTAAAAACTTAATGAATTGGACAATCCGCAGCCAAGTGCCTAAGTTCTTTTTAAGAATAAGGTAAAGGTTCAGAGACTAGATGGTAATTGGTTAACATATTTTAGATGTTAGCTTAAGGTATAGTCCACCTTTTATTGAAAGATAAAAGATTAAGTGTTTGACGGAGATATTCATTTTGTCTCAAACAGCAGGATGCCCTTAAGGATACTGGAAAAACCTTGAGGGAATTACATTGTAATTCCAGTTTTAATATAACCTGCTAGTCTATATATTTTATAGGCGAAACATCCAAATTGTTCGGGAAAACCCTAAAGCTTAACTTACTACCCTTATCAAGAAATTGATAAGACATAGTAATAATAGTTAAGATATCTTAATAAGAAAATGGGTAACCCGCAGCCAAGCACCTAAGTCTATTAGATAAGGTGAAGGTTCAGAGACTAAATGGATGTTGGTCTCTTTAAGAGGCTTAAGATATAGTCCAATGGCTCGGTGAAAACTGAGATGCTAGTTATTCCTATAATAAGGAATAATGAAATGGAAATGAATCTCTTTCTTCCTCAGGAAGTTCAAGCGAAAACTGAGTTAGAGATGATAGCAAATGTAAAATACCAGATTGTAGGTGCCAAGGATAGTAATCCAATTATTGGTTGTCAACAGGATGGTGTAACAGGTTCTTATTTGGTAACATTGGATGATGTTAGATTATCAGCAGAGGATGCGGCTTTCATTTTAGCGAATACTGAATCAGCAGATTTATCCAAGTTATCAAAGAAGAAAACTTATACAGGGAAGGAAGTCTTTTCAGCAATTATTCCAGACGGGATTAATAGTTTAGAAAAGAAGGATGGAAAAATAAAGTTCCAAGTAAAAGATGGGAACTTATTAACCGGAAATTTAAACAAGGCCAAGGTAGGAAGTAAAAAGAACTCATTAATTCACTTTGTATGGGATAAGAAGGGAGGTGAAGTAACTAGAAAATTCATTGATGATATTCAAAAGTTAGTTCTTAATTATTTACTAATTGATGGTTTTACAGTTGGTTTTGGTGATTGTTTCATTGATAGGAAATTAATGGATGACATTAGAAAACAAATCCAAGATAAAATGTTAGAAACCAATTATGAAATTACTGAAATGGAAAATCAAGCAGATTCAATTTCATATGAAACATATGAATCAAATCTTGCTGGTTCATTAAATAGTTTTGGTTCAAATCTTCATAAATTAGCAGGTGATAATTTATCAAAAGATAATGGATTTTATGTGTTATCCTTTGGAGCAAAGGCAAAAGGTTCTCAATTGAATATTGGTAAAATGGTATCGTGTATGAGTCAACAGTCTGTAGAAGGTAAAAGACCAAAGAAACGAGTAAATGGAAGAGCATTAGCACATTTCCATTATAATGATGATACTCCACAAGCAAGAGGTTTTGCTGCTAATAATTTCTTAACAGGATTAAGAGGTCACGAATACTTTTTCCATAGTATGGGTGGTCGTGAGGGTCTTATCGACACAGCTATCAAATCAGTAACTTGGGAAACACCAATAGTATTAATTGAAAATAATGAACCTAAATATACTGAAATAGGTAAATGGATAGATAATCTATTAGAAAATAATAAAGAAAATGTAAAACATTATAAAGAAAGAGATATGGAATTATTAGATACTACAAATATGTATATTCCAACTACAGATTATGAAGGGAATGTATCTTGGGGTAAAATAAGTGCTGTAACTAGACACGACCCTGGTAAGGAATTATATGAAATTAAAACAGGTGGTGGTAGAAATGTCATAGTTACAGAAAGTAAATCCTTATTAATTTGGAATGAAAGATTAGGTGAATTTAGAGAAAAATTAACACCAGAGATTAAAATAGGTGATTTCGTTCCAGTAACAGAGACTTTAAATGAACCACCAATTATTAAAAATTCAATAGATGTTTCAAACTATTTATCTAAATCAAAGTATGTTTATGGAACTGATTATCATAAAGCAATAAATATGATGGATAGTGAAATGAAAAACAGAAAACATTGTAGTTCAGGTTGGTGGAATATTCATAATGGAAATGAATTTATATTACCTTTCACAAAGAAAGCATCACTTCAAAGAAGTAAGGTAAGAGCAAATCAAGAAAATATCAAGACAGGTTATATTTATCCCTATGGTGCTAATAGAAGCATTGTAGAAATACCAGATAAATTTGAATTGAATAATACAAATGGTATTTTCTTAGGATTATTTATAGCAGAAGGTAATGTTGATAAAAATTCAATTAGAATAACGAATATAGATAATACTATAATAAATTTCGTTAAAGTATGGTTTGAAAATCATAAGATTAAATATGATATATCTACAAAAATAAATAAGATAGGAGGTGTTTCACAAACAATTAGAGGAAATTCATCTATATTGGCTGATTTTTTGAGAAAATTAGTAGGACATAGAGCTGAAAACAAATTCATACCATCTGAAGCATTTATTGCATCTAAGGATTTTGTAAAAGGATTATTAAATGGTTATTTTTCAGGTGATGGTTCTATAACTAAAAATTCTATTGATGCATCATCTGCTTCTAAACGATTAATTGAAGGTATTAATATGTTATGTTCAAGATTTGGTATATATGGAAAAACATATACAACTATTTTAAAGAGAAATAATTTAGGAACACAAAATATAAAACCATCTCATAGACTTAGAATATCTGCCCAATGGGCTAAAAGATTCTCAAAAGAAATCGATCTTATACATAAGGAAAAAGATACAAAGATGAAATCTAAAAAATGGATCGATTGTCATAGAATTTTCAAAACACTAAATAATGTAGTTTTAGATGAAATTAAAGAAATTAATAAAATAGATATTAAAGACCATCCAAAAGTATATGATCTTACAATTCCGGAGACATTTAACTTTGGATTAGCAAATGGTCTTCAAGTTAGAGATACTGCAAGTACTGGATATATTCAAAGGAGGCTCGTCAAAACAATGGAAGATTTAATGGTAAATTATGATGGGACAGTAAGAAATTCAACAGGACAGATTTTACAATTTGTCTATGGTGATAATGGAATAGACCAAACAGTTCAAGCAGATAATCGTTTCTATTGTTTATCAGAGGATAATAAGACTTTAGAATCTAATTATGTAATGAATGATAAAGAACTTAAACAGACAAAAACATCTAAAAAATCAAATGAACAATATGAAAAGATGTTTAAGGAATTAAGAGATGAGATAAGAAACATTTATATAGATGGAAGTTTAGAGTCATCAATGACTGAGAGTTTCTTATTACCAATTAACTTATATCGTATGGTTCAAGATGCAATGGATGATTCAAGAAAACTCAAATATGATTTAACTGGAGATTATATCCTAGAAAAGATAGAAGAGATTTTAACAGATTTGAAGACAGACTTAACTGCTAAATCTTTGGATAAATCATCAAGAAAGATTCAAGATGAGAATGAAAGAAATGTAAAGAAATTAGTTAAATTAGGAATGTTAGAATATCTATCTCCTAAGAGATGTGTTTATGAATATAATATGAATAAATCAGATTTCGATCTTCTAGTTGAAGATATTAAAGGTTCATTCTTAAAAGCCATTGTAAATCCTGGTGAAATGGTAGGTGTTATTGCAGCCCAATCTATTGGAGAACCTTGTACCCAATTAACTCTAAATACCAAACACTTTGCTGGTGTAGCAGGTAAATCAGCGGCAACTTCAGGTGTTCCAAGATTAGAGGAAATCTTTGGTTATTCCAAGAACATTAAGACTCCTATATTAACAATGTATTTAGAGAAAGAGAATGAAGAGAATGAATCCTTAGGTAAAACAATTGCTTCATCAATGAATCATATTACAATCAGAGAACTGATCAATAATGTAGAGATTTATTATTATGATGAGAAATCCAAGTCGGAAGCAAATGAAAAGATAAGTAATGATGATGTTTCTAAATCAGGTGCTTTCTTTTTCAATACAAAAAAGAATTTAGAACAATTCCCTTGGTTACTTCGTTTTGAGTTAGATAGAGAGAAGATGTTAGATTTAGAAGTGGTAATGTTAAATATCAAGACTCAAATCCTAAGTTATTATCATAGTGTTACTCAAAATGTAAAATCTCTAAGAAGAGATGAAAAAGAAATATGGCAAGCAATAAATGGGGGAGCAATTCTATCAAACTTAGATACTTCAGATATTCCAACAATCCATATCAGATTAGGATTGAATAATATAAACTTCCAAATATTAACAAACTTCTTGAAACTAGTATTAAATGATATTAAATTAAAAGGAATAAATGATATTCAAGGAGCCGTTTATACCAAAGAGTTAAAACCATCATATGATGAAAAAACAGGAGAACTATTAAAGAAAAAGATTGTGGAAATTTCAACTGCTGGAATTAATATGGAAGAAATAAGAAAATATAAATTTATTAATCACGATAGAACTTTCCTTAATGATATGGAAACAATTAGAAAATATTATGGAATGGAAGCTGTTAGAAGTTTCTTAATTATTGAATTAACAAGAACTTTCCGAGCAGGTGGTGTAGGAGTTCCTAATTATAATCATTTAAGTCTAATTGGAGATTTAATGACTTATACTGGTGAAATAGTTTCAATTGATAGACATGGTGCTAATAGAGTTGACTTAGACCCAATGGCACGTGCTTCATTTGAAAGAACAATGGATCATTTTGTTAATGCTTCTATCTTTAATGAGAAAGATAAGATAAGAGCAACAGCATCAAAGATTATGGTAGGACAAATTATCCCAGGAGGAACTGGTGCTTTCGATTTAGTCTTAGATACTGAAAGAATTGCTAATAGTGAATATCTTGATGATGAATATCAAGGAAGAACAACCTTTGATGGATTCCAAGCAAATCCATTTATGGAAGATATTCTTCAAACTGATAAAGTCAATGTAGATTTCTTGACTTAAATTATTTTAACTCGTGCTTAGCACTCATATTAAAACTTTATATAATATATAATAAATAATAAATAATAAATAAATAAATAATAAATAAATAATAAATAATAAATAATAAATAAATAATAAATAATAAATTTCATTTATTATTTTATTGAGTTTTAGTGATAACTAAAACTCTGAGAACTTTAGTTCGAATATTTTAGACTTTAGTCTAAAATGCGACATCGAGGGAGCATCGAAACTTGTTTCGATACGAGACAATCAAAGATTGTCGAGTTGAAAAAGTTGATTTTAATAATATTAAATTAATTTACTATTATTATGGTCAAATTCTATACTATTGAAGGAAATATCGGTTCAGGTAAATCTACTTTTGTAAAACATCTGAAAACCTATTTTAAGAATTATAAGAGTATTATTTTTCTTCCAGAACCAGTTGATGAATGGTTGACAATCAAAGATGATAAAGAAGATATGTTAACAAAGTTTTATCGTGATACTAAAAAATATGCCTTTGCTTTTCAAATGATGGCATATATTTCTAGACTTTCAATAATAAAAAGAGAAATAGAAAAAAATCCAGATGTAGTTCTAATAAGTGAAAGAGGAGTATTTACAGATAGAAATGTGTTTGCGAAAATGTTATATGATGATGGTTTAATTGAAGAAGTAGAATATCAAATTTATAATAAATGGTTTAATGAATTTATTAAAGAAATTCCATTAGATGGTATTATCTATATTAAAACAGAACCAACTAAATGTATGGAAAGAATTATTAAAAGAAATAGATCTGGAGAAACCCTTACTCTGGACTATTTAAATAAATGTCATAATTATCATAACAATTGGATTAATTCTTATGATAATGTGTTAAACCTAAATGGTGATAAGGATAAAGATAATTATTATGATTATGTTCCTTGGATTCAAGAATTTAATAAAATAATTGGTATATCAGAACCAACTGTAAGTTTTTATTAAACTAAATATTTTGCTAAATCTTCAGGTGTCTCTTCAATATTAATGGCATAATGATTCTTTAAAGATTCAAAAGTTTTTTTATCTTTGTAATCTTCCATCTTTACAAAAGTTATACTGACACCTTTCTTACCAAATCTTCCACTACGACCAATACGATGAATGAAAGTTTCGTGTGATTTTGGCAAGTCATAATTTATAACAAGTTTTACTTCAGGGATATCAATACCTCGAGCAAGTAAATCAGTAGTTAAAAGAATACGAGTTTTACCATCTCTAAATTCCTCAACAATTTGATTTCTTTCTTCTTGACTCATTCCTCCATGAATAGTAGTAATAGGGAAACCTTCTTTTTCAAGTTCAATCTTTAAAAATTCTATCTTGTTTATTGAATTACAGAAAATCATAGTATGACTAGTGCTAATTAAATTATATAAATCAATTAATGTTTCAAATTTGGCTTCTTCTTGTTCAGTGTTTAAATAAAAATTAGTAATTGCTTTTACTTGAACTTCTTCTTTTTTTAATAAGACCATTTCAGGTTCATTTAATAATTTCTTAGCAACTTCTCTCAAGTTTCTATTAACAGTAGCACTTAAAAGTGTTTTTTGAACAGTTCCTGGAAGTATCTTTAGAAGTTCATACACTTTAGATGAATATTTTTCATCTAATAAATTATCGGCTTCATCTAAAGTAATTTGTTTTAGTTTCATCAAGTCATATACATTTTCTTCCATCATATGATAAATACGACCAATTGTTCCAATTATCAAGTGTGATGTTTTGACTTCTTTTTTAAATTTACCAATATTTGTTCCTCCTACACACATTAACATCTTGATATTAGTATATTTTGATAGGTTCTTTGCTACTTGATATACTTGTTCTGCTAGTTCACGAGTTGGTGTAATAATAATTGATTGAACATATTTTTGACTTTCATCAATATTTTGTAAAGTTCCTAAAAGATATGTTCCAGTTTTACCAGTTCCTGATTGTGATTGTAATATACAATCTTTCTTAGTTGTGATAACTTTGATACCCTTACTTTGGATATCAGATGGATTTATAAACCCATAAGAATAAACTCCTTTAATAATTTCTTCACGGAGTCCTAAAGTTTCAAAATTTTCTTCAGACATTTATATTAATAAATAGAACTTACATTTAAATCAACTTCGACAATCTTCGATTGTCTCGTATCGAAACAAGTTTCGATGCTCCCTCAATGTCGCATTTTAGACTAAAGTCTAAAATATTCGAACTAAAGTTCTCAGAGTTTTAGTTAACACTAAAACTCAATATTTATTCTATTTCAACTCTATTATATTTCTTTCTATTATCTGTTTTCCATAATGGTTGTAAATTTTTATAATTTAAAATAGTTAGTATTGATTCTTCATTATTTGGATTTATAGATGAAACTGGAATAATATGATCTACCTCCCACTCTCCAAAATTTTCAAATGACATTTTTTCTTGAAAATGACTTTCTAAATATTCAATTAACTCTTTTTTATTACATCCTAAAATTTGATAATGTGTTTTATCAATTTTAATATTTTTTAATTTAAAAAATGAATTAGTTCTAGTTGCTAAACTATTTAAAATTTTATAAAATGAATCATCTTTCATAAGTTTTCTATATTTAGTTATTTGAATTTCTAATTTAGTTTTATTTTTATAATATTTTTTTATATTATCTTGTTTAATTTTATTTTTTATAAATTTTTGTTTATAGTATTCTTTTATTTTATTTTTGATATTTTCATTCATTAAAAATAAAATGAAAAAATATTTAAATCAACTCGTGCTTTGCACTCGTATCAAAACTTCGTTTTGATGCTCCCTCTATGTCGCATTTTAGACAAAGTCTAAAATATTCGAACTACGTTCTCAGAGTTTTAGTTATCACTAAAACTCTTAATATTATAAATGATAAATGATAAATGATAAATGATAATTATGGGTTTTAGTGAGTTTTAGTGTTAACTAAAACTCTGAGAACTTTAGTTCGAATATTTTAGACTTTAGTCTAAAATGCGACATAGAGGGAGCATCGAAACTTGTTTCGATACGAGACAATCGAAGATTGTTGAGTTGAAAAAATTGATTATTATATCCCCTGAATTTGAACATTTATAATTATATGCCCAAACAAAATTATTCCAGCAAAACTATGACAACCACTCTTGAAAAGTTCGATCCTAAACGACTTTCTGTTACAGAGTTCCAAACTAATGAACGAAGCAAAGGTCAACAAAATGCTTACCTTCGTTATCATCATCCTACTCTGGGTGAAGATAGCACTCTTCTACTTCAAACTGATTGGATTACTCTTGAATCTGGTGGGGTTCCTAAACCTAATCCAGATTATTATGCCAATGATAAGGCTCGTGCTTTTATGAGACTTCCTGTTGAAGAAGGAAGTGTTCTATTTACCAAGATGCAACATCTTGATAAAATGTTCACTAGTGATTCTTTCAAGACTGAAAAGTTTGGTTCAAAAGGAAAGAAATATTCTATGTTCCCAATCGTCAAAATTCCTGAACAAGATGAAGATGATGAACGAACTCCACTTCCTCCTTCAATGAAAATCAAATTCGATCTTCATTATGATGAGGAAGACCAAGATGCTTGTAAAATTAAAACTCAAGTATATCTTTCTACTGAAAAAGATGGAAAACGAACTCGTGAAAAGAAAGAAGTATCTTCTCTTCAAGAAATGGAAGAACTTGTTCGTCTTGGTTCTAAACTCCGTCTTATTATCCGCCCTGTAAAGATGTGGGCTTCTCCTAAGAAAGAATATGGTGTAATTTGGAAACTTATTAAACTTGAAGTCGAACCATCTTCTCGTGGTTCTGCTCTTATGCAAGCCTTTTATGATAATGATGGTTTCCTTGATTCTGATGAGGAAGAAGAAGTTGAAGTTCCTCAACAAACTAAAGATGATAGTGATGTAGAAGAGGAAGAGGATGAAGATGATGAAGAAGAGGAAGAAGAGGATGAGGATGAAGAAGAGGAAGAAGAATCTCCAGATATTCCTGTCAAATCTAAAAAGACCAAAGGAAAATCTGGAAAATCTAAGAATCTTTAATAATTAAATCAACTCGTGCTTTGCACTCGTATCAAAACTTCGTTTTGATGCTCCCTCTATGTCGCATTTTAGACAAAGTCTAAAATGTTCGAACTAAAGTTCTCAGAGTTTTAGTTAACACTAAAACTCACTAAAATTATAAATTTTATTTATTATCTATCATTTATCCATTTTTCATTTTACATTTTTCATTTATAATATTATGAGTTTTAGTGATTACTAAAACTCTGAGAACTTTAGTTCGAATATTTTAGACAAAGTCTAAAATGCGACATAGAGGGAGCATCAAAACGAAGTTTTGATACGAGTGCAAAGCACGAGTTGATTTAATCAAATGATACTGTAATTGGTTTAGAACTATAACAATAAACAACATCGTCATTAAAAGTTAAATCTGTTTTATTTGAAACAGTTTTCTTATTTGTTTTCATACTTTTTTTAATATTTTGATAATTTTTTAAGACATATTTATAAATATTTTTTTCAATAAACCATTTGAAAAAATTTAATTGACATATTGTTGTTAAAACACATTTTTCTTTATTATAAAAGAAAGGTATTCTATCTCCGCGACTGCATGGATCAAAAAACTTTTTATGGAAATTATTTAATTGAGTTTTATATGAATGATATACATTAGTTCCCTCAATAATTACTTTATTATTTAAACAATAATTTGTTAAAAAATAATCAATTACTCGTAATGATATTTTATTATCATTCTTCAAAAAATCTACTAATATCTTATTATTTTTCTCTTCATAAAAAAATGAATCAAATTTTTTTATGATGTTTAACTCTTCTGTTTTAAATCCCAATTTTAAATAAATATTTTTATTAATTTCTTGGACAGTTGAACCAAGCATTAAAATAATAGGAATTTTTACATTTAAATCAACTTCGGAGACTAAAGTCTCCTCGTATCGAAACAAGTTTCGATACGAGTGCAAAGCACGAGTTGATGAGCACATCTAAAGATGTGCCACACTGAGTAGTTTCAGAACACTCTGGAAAAATTGACAATTATTCTTATTGATTTTGATGATTTAATTATATGCCTAAGAAAGGAACCAAACAATCTAACAAAGCACAAAAAATCGAAATTTCAGATGATGAAGCCTCTGATAATGAATCTGTAGCTTCTGAACCCGTTTCTGATTCTGAAAGTGATACTGAGATTGAATTAAAATCTTCCAAGAAAACTTCAAAGAAAACAACTTCTAAAAAGACTGAATCTAAAAAGACCGAATCTAAGAAGAAAGTTTCTAAGAAGTCTGAATCTAATGATGATGAATCAGATGAAAAAGAAGTATCAAAAGTTGATTCATCTTTCCAAGAACTTCACAACAAGTTTGAAAGTCTAAGTGAATTTACTGATTCTCTCAAGAAACTTTCAGATGATTTAACCTCTTCTATTAAAGCTTTTAAGACTTTTGAAAAGGATGTTAAGAAAATGTTCAAACAAGTCCAACTTGAAGTTGGAAAAGAACATAAACAACTTTCTAAAGGAAAACGAAAAACTTCTGGAGAAAGGAAAAAGGGTGGTTGTGTAACAAAAGCAACTCCAGTTCCTGATAAGATTATTAAATATCTTGAACTAGAAGAAGATGCTCAATTTACTCGTCCTGAAATTACTGCTAAACTTTATCAAGAATTTAAAGAACGAGAACTTAGTATCGGAAACCGTAAAAATAAGATGGACAAAGATACCGCTAAACTTTTTGGAGGAAAGGCAGGTGACGAATTCCATATTCACGATTTCCAAAAAATGCTTAAAAAGATTTATGACTCTGACCCTAAAACATCTAAAAGTAAAGATGATAATGAAGGGGAAGAAGAAGACCTTTAATTTAATTAATGTAAATTGATTATATTAACCTTTAATTTAATTAATGTAAATTGATTATATTAACCTTTAATATAATTTAATTTGAAATAATGACATTCTAGCATTATTATCAAAATCAATATCATTAATATATTTAATATACTTTAATATTTTGAAATCTTTCAAATTATAATTAGGTAATTCTTTTTTTAATAAATCATCTTTATATTTACAAAAATGTATTAAGAATTCGGTTTTTAATAAATAATAACTAAAAGCGGATGATTCCATTTTAATACCTAATTTACCAAAATTAACAAATTCTTTTCTGGAGGTTATACCTAAAAATTTAAGTAATTTTAAACATTGTAAAATACTAAATCTAATTTCATTTTTAAGTATTTTATTATAATCAATACCAGAAATAATAGAAATCCATTTAGAATGTAATAAGATAGCATAAAATTCAGTAATGGCTTCATATGGGTAATCTTCACCATCAATAAGGTCATTAGTAATAAATTTATAATTATCAAATGAGTAAGCATGTATAAGTTCGTGAATAAGAACTTTAGTCCATTCTTCTTCTCTGAATAAAAATATTTTTTCTTGATTTTGTGTTAAACCGCTATTAATATTAACAGGTTTAACGATCTCACCAGAAAATTCTTTTTTGAATGGTGATAAATAAATTACAATTTTAATAATCTTACTTTCTTTTTTTGTAGCAACTTTTAAATAATTATTAATAATTGATAAAGATTTAATAATTTTTAATAAATATTTTTTATCTTGACCTTTACCATAAAAATAATAATCTAAATTATCTACACGAACACTTAATATTTTAGGATAAGTTTTAATTTCATTTTCAATTTCTTCAGGTAAAAACTTACTAGAAATATATTTTTCATCATCAAATAAATTTACAACATAAGGTTTATCTTTAGTATCAATAGAAATAAAATTAAGTCCTCTAGTAGAAACTTTCAAATTATATGTTTTAAGGGAAGAAATCATTTTATTGGTAAAATTAATAAATTTCATAATTATATAATATGACAAAATTTATTAATTAAAAAAACTAAATAAAATCTCTTTTTTTGTTTCATCATCTTGATAATCTAACACTAACTTGATATATAAATTTACTGGTAAATTCTTATCTATAAATAATTTCCATCCATCTCTATGAGGTATCCAATCTCTAACTATAAAACTATCATCACTTAATTTAATTTCAAAATTAACACCATAAATCATTTGATATAATGAAATCTTCTTTTCTAAATAAATTCCATCATAACACCAATTCCAAGGTTCTTCTAATTCTAATGATATTATTAAATTACCTTTCTTACCTTTTTTAATATCTCCAGCATTTGGAAATACTACAAAAGGTTTATTACAAGATATTAAAAAACTATTTGTTATTATTTTTCCATTTATTTCTCTCTTTATTTTTATCTTCTTTTTATTTTCTTCCAAAATTTCATTTATATTAGTTTTTAATTGTAAATTAATATCTAAATCAGATTCATTTAAATATTTTAATGGTAATTCATCCAAATATAAACAATTACTATCTTGCCAAGTGTCAGTTTCTGATTCAATACAGGATGAAGTAACATCTTCAGGAACTTTATTAGGTTGATTAAACCAAGTCATAATTTGAGTAAGAGAATAAGAGTCAAGATTAGAAAGGATGTAATTAATATTATCATAATTTTGTGTTTCAAAAAGAATTTTCATATCAACCATAGACATTTTTCTAATCCATCCTTGAAGTAACAACCAAAAATGGTTTTCTTTTTGAGGATTAAGTTTAGCATATTCAGTTCTAGATTTTTCATCTTTAAGAATATTATAGGCATAAATAACTTCTTCAAACTTTTCTCTAGCATTAGGGTCAGGATTTTTATCAGGATGAAATTGTAAACATTTTTGACGATATGCTTTTTTAATAATATCAATAGAACTATCTGGAGAAATCTCTAAAATTTTATACAAAGACATTTTTTAATTAAGATTAATTAAATTTTTTCTTTAATAATAAGTAATGAATCGCAATGCCTTATTATTAAAATTAAGATCCTCTAAAGGAGGACCCATTCCTCTTCCTAAAAGAATAGTTGAAACACCTGATAACATAACTAATGATAAATTTAATCCAGATGTTAAAGCAAAATATCTTGAAGAAAATGGAGATAGACGAAAAGATATTAAACCATCTAACTTTAAACTACCACAAGTTATCAAAGAAGATAAAAAAATTAATGTAGATTTAAACAAAATAGAACAAGATAGAGAAAAATTACCTCCTGTTTCTAAAGCAAAAAGAAATATTCAATCGGTTTCTGAAAAATCAATTGAAACTCAATCAGAACAAAAAGAAAATACCTCCCAATATTATAAAAAAGAACAAGAAAGATTAGAACAAGAAAAAACAGATGTTGAAGATATCCTTAATCAATATTAAATAAATTCATCAAAAATAAATAATTCATCAAAATTGTTTGGAATTGGCAAATCTTCGTTTAATGTAAATGGTTTTACAATATATCTAAATGATTCATATTCTTCTGAAAATTGTTCAACTTGATACTTACAATCTACAATTGATAAAAAAGAGTATTCTACAATGTCTCCAAAATAACTAATGGAAATGAGAACATTAATAATATCATATGTTTTCATCTTCATATAATCATAATTATATTCTTGAATACTAATATCAAATTTGTTGTTAAATTTTTCAATAGGAACATGACTTCCAACAATATGATGCGATTGATCTTTAAATGGATCATTTATTGAATACATCTTAACTAATTCAACTACTTTTTTTTGTGCCTTTTTTAAATTATCATAAAATCCATAAAAAATAGATGGCCCATCTTCTGGACTAATATATCTTGTAACTAAGTAACACTTTTGTTCGAAGGACATATAACTCTTAATTTTATTTAAAAATAAAAAATTCAATTTTTTAATAATATGGACTTGATAAATAAGTTTATTGAAAGAAGATCAAAATATTTTGGAGAATTAAATATAAATTTTTCAATATTAAATTTAACTGAAAATGAAATATTAAAAATATCTTCATTAATTACAAATGATATCATTGATGATGAATTTTCTAAATCTAATAGTAATTATTCTTTATTTTTAGGAATATATTATTTAGTGAGAGGATATGGTAGTAATGAAAATACTAAAAAATATTTATTACAATCAATTGATAATGGTAATAAAGTAGCAAGTTATATGTTAGCAAAATACTATATGTCTCAATTACACGATTGGGAGTGGGGATATGAGGGATTTCACAATGATCCCGACCAAAAATATTATAAATATATAAATATGGCGAATGAACAAGACCCTGACAATGTAAATATATTGTATGATTTAGGTTGTTATTATGGATCCTGTTATAATCGAAATTATAAAATGAAAATTAAATATTTAAAAAAAGCATGTGAATTAGGTCATATTAAATCTATGGAAATGATGGAAAAATATTATAAAAAAGATAAAAATTATCATATGGAATTAATTTATCATAATATGATAATATTAACGAAAGATCCATCTAAACGTATTAACAAATATAATAAATTAATTAATTATTTAAAACATGAATTAACAAATCCATTTAATGATTATATTTCAAAAAAAATGATGGAATTAATAGAATTTTGTTTATATTATAATTTTAATCTGGAAGAATTACCAGAAAATATTTTAATAGAATTAAAAAATAAATATTTTACTATTTTATATAATAAAGAAATTGTTAATAAAGTATATGAAAACATTGATAAATTTGAAAAAATATTAAATGATTATGAAAAACATAAAGAAATTATAACTACAATTGTTAAATATTCTTTTACCTAACGGTTATGAATGAATCCTAACATCTGTTAATTTTTATTATTTTCAGGATATTTTCGTCTAAAAAATTACTTAGATGGTATTTCAGGAGATAAGAATTATCTATGATAATTCTTATCGTTCTCTAATATAAATTTTTAATTTTTGTTATAAGAGCAAGATATTTAGATTTATATTTCAGGTATTTAAGATAATATTTATTTTTATCACTAAATTCATTTCTTAAAGTAGTTGGTAAAATAATTGTTTGAATCAAACCATTTAAAAAACAAGTATTACCCATATTAGGGATTCCAATAATAGGATTTTTATCAAGATTAATTAATGGTGTATCTTTAGTTTTAAAAATACCTAATCTAATACTAATATGTTTAGTTGAGTTAATTTCTTTTATAACTTCACTAAAATCTCCTTTTTCAGTTATTATATCATCATTAAACAAAAACCATTTATCTATTCCAGAATCATTAGTATATTTACCATAAGATATATAATGTCCAGAATCTGTTGTTAAACCAATATGACATTGTAAAGATATTAATTGAACAGAGACATCATTACCAAGTTTGTCTAAAACAGTATTTTCTTGAATATCTTTATTTAATTTAACATGTGTAGGTTTATTATCAGAATCGAAGTTAAATAAACAAGTAATATATTTTGTTTTATCTAATAAAACAATATTTTTTGTAAAAGTTCCCTTTTTATATCCACAACTTTCTAAATCTTCAATTGTTGATATCGGATTAAAAATTACTCTTTTAAAATATTCTTTATTGATAATATTTGAATAATCTAATAATATAGTAATAAAATTTAGAATCATTAACGGTTTATTTTGAGTAGTTCCATCTAGACAATTTAAAATTTCACTTTCACCAAAAATAAAGTCTTCATGATTAATTAAAGATTGTTCATTAACTAGTAAATCTAAAGGATCGTTTTGTGTTCCAGGTATTAAATCAAAATTTGGAAATATAGGACATGTTAAAGTAGGAGATTTAAGATAATTATTTAAAAGTTTCCTATTTTTTTTTGCTTTTATTTTATTTAATTGTTCTTCTGTTAATGAATATTGTTTTTGAAGATTTTCGATAATTTCATTTATTAAAAGAATTTTGGTAGATTTATAATCTTTAATTATATCATCAAAATCTGGTTTTGGTATAGTTTTCATATCTGCCTTCAAAATATTATTAATACAATCATATAGTGTATCCATATCAGGTTTATTATCTATTTCTTCTATCATAAAAAATATTATATTAACTATATCTGTTTTAGTAATAATTTTATCATATATTTCATTTGGTAAATAGAAAATTGTAAGAGCTCCAGTATCTAATATAGAACAAATATCATACATTGTAAATACAGGGAATGTTTTTAATTTTCTAATTTTGTTTTCTATATATATATTTATTATACATTTTTGAAATTCATCTAAAAAATTAAAATATTTTGTATTACCTTTAAAGTTTTTAATATACAAATGAGGTTTAGTTGGTTCTAAAGAATCTAATATAGATATATAGTCATCATAATATTTTGTTTTGAATTCATCTATAATATCTTCATCATTAGTTTTAGTTCTTTTAAGTTTAGGAGGACCTGATTCTGTAAAATCAGATTTTAAGTTACATAAGATTACACTTTTAACCTCTTCTTTCGCTGGAATTAAAGATAAACTAACATTTTTTTTATCAATATCTGATAATGTTTTATCATCAAAACCACCTTCACGACACATAAAACAATAAACATAATTCATTTTATCTGGATTTGATTTTGATATTTTATCAATTAAATATGATACACCAATTAATTTTGTTGATTTATCATCATTAAAAATTTTAGTTTTATCTATAATACTATCATTATTATGTTTCAAAATCGTTCCAGTAAAAAAAGGGTCTTGATTATTTTTTTTATATGATTTTGGTAAAATAAATGACTCATCATTATCTACAGTCATATTATTTAAAACACCACCATATTGCCATTTATGAGGTTCAATATCAGTAAATATTGATTCAAAATCAACATAATTCTCTGGACATAAATTACCTTCTTCATATATATGTTTATTATAATCACCTAATATTATTAATTGTTTTATTATTATTAAAATTTTCATTGTTTCATTATTAACAAAATTTTCTCTATCTTTATCTCCAGAAGTCCAGGTCAAATGACCAGCTTTTTCAACTAAATCCATAAATGTAGTTGTATCCATCTTTTTATTAGTTGTAAGAATACTTCTTAAACCTCTTATTAATTGATCCATATGTTTTTTATTTGTTGATGTTATAAATCTTTTATAAAGATAATCACATATTTTTGTTACAAAACTACTATTAGATGAACCAAAAATAAACTCATCATTAAAAATACTTTCATTGATTCTCTTATCATATAATAGTGTTGCTACATATGGATCAATTAAAAGAACTTTTGAAAAATTAGTGAAAAATCTAACTTTAATATTTTCTGGAACCATAAAAAATTTTCTCTTTTCAACAAGTGAATCTACAAATCCATGACCTAATATTGTCCATAATTTATTAGTGATATCTGGTTCAGGTTCGGGTTCAGGTTCAGGTTCAGGTTCAGGTTCAGGTTCAGGTTCAGGTTCAGGTTCAGGTTCAGGTTCAGGTTCATGTTCAGGCTCTGGTTCTGGTTCAAGCTTTGATGTGAAAGTGAATTTATAATCATTTTCATCATAATTCTGAAGGGTAGTTTCATTTGCTAATATTTTATTAACAATATTAATTTTAGAAGTTAATACAGATACAATTTTATAAATATTAGATTCTTTTTTATTTTTAGTAAGTGCTTCAAGTATATATTTAAAACTATTTTGGTTATTAAAAATTAAAAGTTTTAATTCATCATTAAGGTTATCTTCAATATTTTTATAATCTTTAATATTTCCAAATATATCTGAAAAATATTTTTTAAAGTCAAAAGTTTCCATTATTAATAATATAAAGAATATGTTTATTTTTATTTATATATATAATTTAGATGGATACACCAGAAGAAATATCAAATAAAATCAAAGAGAAAGTGAAAAACATTGAGGAAAGATTAGATTTAGTTTTAGAGAGAACAAATTTAAATGAGAATGAGAATTTAGAGAGTTTAGTAGAGATATCTCAGAGTTTATGTTTAATAGAAGAGAAATTATCTAAATTAGAAGGGAATATAAATAATTTAGAGAATTTAAGTTATGAGGAGAGAGAGAGAATAATAGACCAGAAAATCTTTAAAATATTTACACCATATATTTTATATATGAAATATCATTTATTTAATGAATAATGAATTAAATAAAAACAAATTTTTATTCAATAATGAATTAAATAAAAAAAATTATTTAATAATTTAATGGATAATGAAAATCAAATAAATGATAATTTTAAAAAATTTAAAATTAATCCATATAAAAAATTTAAAGGTAAAAGAATTTTAAAAGATTATCATACTCTTTTAAAAAACATTTATTCTAAAAGAAAAAAGTTAGAAAGAAAATACCAAAAAATAAAACAATCAGGAGGTTCAAAAGAAGAAGTTGAGACCCAATTATCAGAGATATCAATTTTACATGATAAAGTAAAGAATTTATCATTAAAAGAAGATGGTTTTATTGAATTTTTTAAAAATTAATTATCTTTAATAAAATGTTTAATAGCTTCAATATTTCTCATACCTTGAAATTCGACAATTTTATTTTTATTTTCTAATAAAATTGTAGGAAAACCTTTGACTTGATATTTTTCCATCATTTTTTTATCTTTTTCGCTATCATATGTAATAATTTCTAAATTATCACTTGATAATTCTTTTTTAATTTTTTCCCATTCACCTTTAAATGCTTGACAATGACCACACCATTCTGCTTTTAATAATATTAATCTTCTTCTTTCATTATTACCTCCACCTAACATATTAATATTTGAATATGGATAATATTTATTAGAACAAGAACCTCCGGATTGTTTAGATATTTTATTTTTTAAAGATAAATATTTGTGTTTATATTTAAGATATTTTTCTTGATAGGTTTTCATATATTAAGAGATAGATAAAAAATTTGATTTTTAAAATGAATATAATAAGAGAAAGAATATATAAATGAATTATCAAATTCTACAAGATCAAGAGGCAAAGTTATTGTTATCAAAATTTGTAAGAAAGTTACCAAGGAAAGATGAGTATTTAATAAGATTAGTAAATGAATTAGATTTGATTATAAGAAAAAAATTAGTTCCACATTTATTACAAGTTATTGAAATTTTAGAAATGACACGAGATATTCCTCATATTATTAGAGGTTCTAGTGGTTCAAGTTTAGTATGTTATGGTTTAGGTATTAGTCCTTTTGATCCAATTAAAGAAAATGTCTCTTTTGCTAGATTCTTAAATGAAACCAGAACAAGTCTTCCAGATGTTGATATGGATTTTCCATATAATAAAAGAGATGAAGTATTTAAACGAATTGAAAACCATTGGGTGGGTAAAGTAGCAAGAATATCAAATCATTTACACTTTAAGGAAAAGAGTGCTTTAAGAGAAGCATTTCGTAGAATGGGATATAAAAGATTAATTCCAAAGGAAAAACTTTCAGTAAATTTTATTCCAGAATGGAGAAATGAAATAATAGAAATTAAAAATGAAATATTAGGTGAATTTAGAGGTTATTCTTTACATTGTGGAGGAATAATAATTTTTCCAGATAAAATACCAGAAGATTTATTATTAGAAAATACAAAAACTCATAATCAAATAAAAGATGATAAATATGAAATTGATAGAAAAGATTTATTCAAGATAGATATTTTATCAAATCGAGGTTTAGCACAATTATTAGATGTTTCAAAAAAGTCTCTAGATGATTATCCTGAAAATGATAAAAAAATAACAGAATTATTTTCTAAAGGTCATAATTTGGGTTTAACTTTTGCTGAAAGTCCTGCTATGAGAAAAGTTTTATCAATTGTTAAACCTAAAAATATTCAACAGGTTGCCTTATGTTTAGCTTTAATTAGACCAGCAGCTGCTGATGGAAGAAAAAATAGTGTTTTGTTTAGAGCATCACAAGGAAAATCAGCGAGTGATATAATTTATGATGATGATGCCATTAATTTTATAAAAGAGAAAATAAAATGTGATGAAGGAACAGCGGATAGTTATCGACGTGCTTTTGCTAAAAACAAGTTAAAAAAAATGGAATTCTTTGATAAAATGTTACATACTTTTGGTTATCGTGATAAGTCTAGAAATAATATAACTAATAATTTAAAAAGTTTACAAAAATATAGTTTTTGTAAAAGTCATGCTTTATCTTATGCTAAATTAGTTTGGGCTTTAGCATATCAAAAAATTCGAAATCCAAAAAAATTCTGGTTATCTACTTTAAATCATTGTCATTCAATGTATCGTTCTTGGGTTCATTACAATGAAGCGAAAAATTCTGGTTTAACTTTAACATTAGGAAGAAAACCTTGGTCTATAAAAGATAATACATTAATAAGTTTATATAAAAAAGAATCAACTAATAGATTTGATGATAATAATTTAACTAATGTAATGAAAATTAAAATGAAGAAAAGAAAGAATATAATTGGATTAGATAAAGAGTCTGCTTCCGAAACTGATCCAATTTTTCAATTAAAAAACTTTGGTTATTGGTTAAGTCAAGATTTCATTCCAGGAATGTATTTGATAAAAGAAAATGATAATAAGGTAAAGTTTAAAGGAATTATTGCTTGTGGAAGAATATATCAAAGAAAAACTAAATGCACTTTTGTAACAATTGGATATAATAATAATAAATTTGTAGACTTAACTATAGATGGAAAAGTTAAATATTACTATTATAACTTTATTGAAGGAGAAGGTATAATAAGAAATTATCTTGATTCTTATTTAATTAATAAACAAAAAAAAGAATACATTAAAGAAATAGATTTAACATCTAATGCTTTAATGATAGAAGTTAAGGATTATAAATTTTTTTAATATCATCTAAAATATAGTCCATTTTTAATTGTCGGCTTAAAATTGAAGGATAATTATCTGTTTTATTAAATTTATAAACATCAATTTGACTTGCAAAGAATAATTGTAAATCAGATGATAATGAATCAAATTCTTTATTAAAATCAGAAAATATAAATCCTGATTTTTTAGTAAGAGGGGTTTTTAGATTAGAAGAGACAATACCTGAATAGCTAACTCTAGGTACCTCATGGTATGAAAAATATTTACCTAGTGTTTTTTCCATAGTTGTTTCTATTTCACTTAATGTTAAGTTGAGTTTTAACCCACTTTCCGGATCAATAATATAAATAATTCCAAATTTATCGTTAGTAAATTTTGGAAATTTAATTCCAAATCTTTCATTATTTTTACACCATGAAATAGCATAATTATCAAAATGATCATCTTCGTAAATAAATTTGTTTTTAAGTGAATAATAATTTAAAAGAAATAATTGGTTGTTAATAATTTCCAAATCATTCAAATAAGCAACTTTATATCTTTTTAAAAATTTTTCTAAGTATGAATAAAATGCACTTTGATTAAGTGAATTAATTTTAATAAGAATATCAACAAAATAATTAATTATAGAAAGAGATGGTTTATTAGTAAACTCAAAAAGATTATTTTTATATTCAAAACTAAATATTTTTTCAACTAAATTATAATATTCTATTAATTCTTTTTCAATAGGAGTATTTAAATCGTCAAACAATTTTTTATTAATAATATTTTTTAATTCAAAATTTAAATAATTATTTAAATCAATATCTATTTTTTGCATCTTAATATAAGCAGGTGGAATAACATGAGAAGCAGGCTCCTTATAATGTTCTAAATAAATAGGAAAAAAATAATTTGTATTACCATGTATATTAATTTTTAAATCATTTACTTCTTGATAATATCTAGAAAGTTTACTTGTTGGTTTAATAAGAAGTTTTTCCCCATTACTATTTACTTCTAACATTTTAGCACCTCCTCTAGTGCCTTTAAGAATACCAGTGTAAGGAACTGATTTATCAAACATTTCTTTTTTACTAACATTTTTAATTAGATGCTTCATTGTAAATTTTTCTCTAAAATTAAAATCACATTGTAACTTTCTTAAATCTAAGTATTTTCTTTTATATTTTAAATATTTTTTCTTAAGTAAATCTGGAGGTAATTGACTTTTAAATACCATACCTTCACTAATTGCCTTTTCCATTTTTTTATCAATTTCTTGACTTAATTCTGAAATAGAATCTTCAAATTCATCCATTTCTTTATCGTGTGAAGGAGTATCCTTTAAAAACTCTTTTAATTCTTTATCCATTAAATAGTAATAGAAAAATTGATTAATATAAATATAGAATTATTAATAAATTAGAATATGTCAAATAATAATTCTATTATAAAACCAAGTGATATTTTGTTAGGAACACCTATCCTAATAGGAACTGGAATTGGAGCCTTTCTTTTTCTAAGATGGAAGGTAGCTAAACCTCAACAATTTCTAGTTAAAACTGGTGCTTTCACTGATAATAAAATGATTATTGGAAGATCATTAATTCAATATCCCTTTCAAGAAGTTTCAACTATTAATCTTTATCCTCATACCTATCAATTTGCTCTTCATAATATGAGTAAAGAAAAGGTAGAGTTTAATCTACCAGTTGTTTTCACAATAGGACCAATTTCTCCAGAAGAAGATGAAGAACTGTTTATTAAATTTTGTAATAAAATGAATGAACTATCTCCTGAAGAAATAGAAAATACTATTAAAGGTATGATTGAAGGTGAAACTAGAACTCTTACTGCTAATATGACAATTGAAGAAATGTTTTCATCAAAAGAAATTTTTAGAAATCAAGTTGTTGATAAGATTTCTAAAGATTTAGAAGAATTTGGTCTTAAAATTTATAATGCTAATATTAAAGAAATGACTGATTATGATGAAAAGAATAAATATTTCGAATATCGTAAAAAGAGAGCTATTGAAACTGCTAACTATGAAGCACAAGCATCTGTTGCTAGAGCACAGAGAGAAGGAGAAAGTGAAGTTGCTGTTGAAGAATCTATTAATCGTCAGAATAAGGCAAAGGCAATGATGGAAGCTCAATTAGTAGAAAATGAGAATAAAATTAAAGAAGCAGAATCTCTTGCGAAACTTTCCGAAGCAGAAGCAGAAGCTAAAAGAATTCGTGATGTTGCCTTTGTTCAAGCAGAACAAGCAAAGAAGCAACGGGAGGTTGAACTTCAAACTCAAGTAGATAAACAAAGACATTTACAAATGATTGAATCAGAAAGAGCTAAATATCTTGCTACAGCAATGGCAGAAGCAGAAGCAATGGAAAGAAAATCTCAAGCAGAACTAATTCAAGCACAAAATCAAGCAAAAGGAATACTAGCGAAATATGAAGCAACAGCAGAAGGTTTACAAAAAGTAATTAATGCTTGTGGAGACCCTGAACTTGCCAAGTTTTCCTTAGCATTAGATAAGGATTTATATCCAGAATTAACTCGAGAAATGGCAAAAGGATTACAAGATATGAAACCTAATGTTACCATTATTGGAAATAAGGGAGATATGATGAGTCCTTTTGTAGATTCAGCATATCAACTAGCACCTTTCCTAAAAGATGTTCTTAAAGATTTTAATAAGAGCGATTTATCAAAAATTACATATTTAGAAGAAAATAATGAAAGAAGATAAAATTGATTTAATATTATCTTAATTATTTAATTATTATTTTAATGATAACTTTTAATAATATACCAGAATGTAAATATAAGATGGATAAAAATTTAATGGATGAATTATGTGATTATAATGATTCTTTATCAATAGAAGAAATTTTATTAGGATGGATAAATAGTGATTGTTGGAGTTGTGTTTCAAAATATAAATGTTATTCTGAATTAGTAGTAGAATTTAATTCATTTTACTTGGAAGATGAAGAAAAAGAATATATTTTTAATATTGAACATCCAAATTATTTTTGGTCAATAAACAAAATTTTAGGTAATAGAAATCGTAAGTATATTTCAGAATATCCTACAGAATATTTAGATAAAATAGAATATTGTTATATTTATCAAGGAGATGAAACAATGATGAAATTATCAAAAATAGGTAATAAATGGAATAGAGAATATTATTATAGTGATTTAATAAAAGATAAAATAAATAAAAATAAAAATTATTGGCAAGATAGAATAGAAAGAGTAAAAAACTTTCAAAAATTATGTATTAATGATTGAAAGTTTTTTATAAATGTAAAACAGTTATTAATTTAGTTGCTAAATATTCTTTGGTAAAGTCATCACTTCTCAGGTCAAACCAATTAGATTTATTTTTTTTAACTAAATGTTTTAAAACTTTATAAACAAGTTTTAAACCATCTTTAGTTTCAAGAAATTTTCTTTCTTTTTTGAGAGGTTTAAAAAGTCTATCAGTTTCTATCCAATCAAACAGATTATTATAATAGTATTCAGTAACATCTTTTTGAAGTTTTTTATCATTATTAACACTTTGATAAGTAAATGGAGAAGGGGAAAGTGGAGGAGGTATAAAATAATAGTATTCTTTCATTAATATATTTTAGTTTTTAATAAAATATATTAATATTTTAGTTTTTAATAAAATAAATCTTCCCATTTTTTATTAGAATTCAAAAATTCTTTTAATTTGTTAAGTGTTTTATCAAATGTTAAATTATATTTATTAGAAATAATTTCAAGGATATTAAGAATATCATTTTTTTCTAAATGAAGTATTTTATTTTTATTTTCTTGGAAGAAAATTTTGATAATTCTAATATTTTCTTTATTATTTTCAAGATATTGTTCTAAATCATTAATAAATTTAATATTGTATGATTGTAAAATAGTATCATTAGAGAAATTAATAGTAGGTAATTCAAACATTTTAATATCATTAAATTCTTTTTGATTTATTTTAATAGAATCATCTTTTTTTTCTTGAATTAATCTTAAAGTAACAGGATGAATTAAGAAAGATTGAGGTGGTTTAACTCCATCAAAATCTTTTATTTTTCTGGTAAGACTCATTATAAAGATTTGGAATTTTTTAAAAAAATATTGAATTAAAAGATTATTTGATTTTTTGTTTAATAATATGTCAGATACAGAATCTAGTAATTCATATAATTCATCAGAAACAAGTGGACAATCAGATTTTGATAATTTTACCTTAAAATTATTTGGACGTGTAATTGATAATTATCATTTTATAACAAAATTAGGGAATGGTGCTTATGCAGAAGTTTGGATGGCATATAATCATATTAAAGATGATTTTGTTGCTGTTAAAGTTCAAAATCACGATTCATATCAAGAAGCAAGGGATGAAGTTAAATTATTAAAACAATTAAATAAAGCACCATATACTTCTCATTTAATTGAAAGTTTTATTGTAAAAGATAAAGATAATAAGTATTATGCTATGGTATTTCCATTATTTGGAAATAATTTAGATAGAATAACAAGATATGATAAATATAATGATGGTTTACCTGAAAAAATAGTCTTAAAATTTTTAAAACAATCAATTCAAGCATTAGAATATCTTCATAAAAAACTTAATGTAATTCATTGTGATATCAAACCTGAGAATTTTATGGTATCAACCTTAACAACAAAATCTAAAGAGATTATAAGATTATATAATTCAAAAAAATTTAGAGAATTATATAATTCAGTTAAGAAAGAATTAAAAGAAGATGTTGATGATAAAAAAATTAGAGAGAAAATACATCAACAGCAATTAAAAAATTTAAATGATTTACCAAGTAGTTTTAGTGAAGAAACAATTGCTGATGGTGATTTTTATTTGGCAGATTTTGGAGGTTTTTGTCATATAGATGAGAAATATGATGAGGATTATGGAACTCGTTATTATCGAGCACCTGAGAATATATTAGTTAGTGAGGATATGGATTATAAAGTAGATATTTGGTCATTAGGATGCACTCTTTATGAATTATTAACTAATAAAGTTCTATTTAATCCAGATAAAGATAAGAAATTTGATCGGGATTATTATCATTTAGCAGAAATTTTCTTATTAGGTAAAATGTCTAATAAAGAAATTAAATCTTGTAATCGAAGAAAAGAATTTTTCCATAAGGATGGAACTTGTAAAGATTTACCCACAGAAAACCTTACCCAAGTTAAAGAAAGATTAGAAGAATTACCCAAATATTGGGAAAAACTTTTAAAGGGAATGTTAACTCCTAGTTTTAAAAAAAGATTCTCTATAACTGAAATTAAAAATTTCATTAATAGTTTAGAGAATCAATTGGAAAGTAGTTAAGAAGACATCCTGAACTAATACTACCTTCTACGGGAGAATAGACCATAGAAGCACCAACACATCTCATTTCAACTGGGGAGCACGAACGATTACCATTGAATACCTTATTTTTAAGAGGTATATCAATGGAATCAATATTATCCATTTTAGCATAAACCATTTCCTTTACCTTTTCTGGATTGTTAGGAAACAGTTTCTTTGCCATTTGGAGTTCCTTAATGATGATATCTGTATAAAAAGACATAAAAATCATTTATAAAGGGATATAATAACATATTAAATTTCAATTTTTTCAACTCGACTATCCAAAGATTGTCTCGTATCGAAACAAGTTTCGATGCTCCCTCAATGTCGCATTTTAGACAAAGTCTAAAATATTCGAACTAAAGTTCTCAGAGTTTTAGTTATCACTAAAACTCAATAAAATTATAAATTTCATTTATCATTTATTATCATTTATTATCATTTATTATCATTTATTATCATTTATTATCATTTATTATCATTTATTATCATTTATTATCATTTATTATTTATAAGATTATGAGTTTTAGTGATAACTAAAACTCTGAGAACTTTAGTTCGAATATTTTAGACTTTGTCTAAAATGCGACATTGAGGGAGCATCGAAACTTGTTTCGATACGAGACAATCAAAGATTGTCGAGTTGAAAAAATTGAATTAAGAGTTATTTTAAATTATCTGATATTATAATGCCTAAACCCTCTAAAAAATCCGATGATTTTGAACCAACTGAAGATGATAAACAAGAAGAAATAGAAGAAGAAGAAGTAAATGATGATGATAATGAATCAGATATGAATAGTGTTAATGAAGATGACGAATCTGATAATGAAGAAGAACTAATTGGTGACGATGAAGATGATATTTTAGTAAATACTGATGAGGATGATGATATTGTAACTAGTCAAACAGTTATAGTTCCTAATAATGAAAGAATGACTAGACCATTTTTAACAAAATATGAAAAAGTTAGAATTATCGGAACTAGAAGAAAACAACTATATTTAGGTGCTAAACCTATGATAAAAATAGATGGCGACTTGAGTATAGAAGAAATTGTCGATTTAGAATTAAAAGAAAAAGTAATACCTTTTAAAATTAAAAGACCACTTCCAAGTTCCAATAAAGTCGAAATTTGGAAATTATCTGAATTAGAAATTATAAATTAAATTTTAATTATATTTTATTTAATTAGTGAAACTAAATAAAATGTTATTTTATTTAATTAGTGTAACTAAATAAAATGTTATTTTATTTAATTAGTGTAATGGAAATGACAAACGGTGCAGACATAATTAATAGTTAAGTCTTCGTTTTCGTGATAGAAAACTGCTTCTTTTAAAGATTCATCTTTATGAGAAGGACATTTACTATTTTTACAGGTATAGTCTTTAGTTCTGGGAAGTATTGGATTATTTACAATTAAAAGATAATCTGATTCTTTAAGTTTTTTCTTAGTATCATTAATATTAATTTGATAAAGTTTCATAGTATCATTAATAGGTTGATTGTAAGAACAGTTACTACATTTAAATTGAACACTGGATGAACCACCAGATTGATTAAATAATGATAAAAGTTTGTTTTTACTTTCTTGTGATAGTTTTTTAAATTTATTATTTTTTTTCATAGATTCAAGAGTGAAAGATGGTTCTAATGATTCCGGATTATTATTATCAGTAATAATTTCTTTAATAGCAGTAGTAACAGAGGTAATTTTTTTCTTAGATTCAATGGGTAAAGAGGTAATACCCGTAGCTTTAACAATATCTAATGAATATGAACATTTAGGACAGAAAAACATATATTATAAATATAAATATTATTCTTTTTTATTAAAAAAATCAATTTTTTCAATAGATTTAAGTAAATCATTAAATTTTAAATTATGTTTTTTGTTCTTAATAAAATATATATTATCACCATTTAATGGGTCACCTTCAAAGAGTAAAGAGAAAGTTTTAATATCATTAATAATTTCGGTAGAGTTTTTAATTAAATGTGAAATAATAAAATCTTTAAACATTTTAAAATATTCAGAATAAGCATCTTTAGTAACAATATCAATAATAGCTAATTTAAGAGTCCAATATCTCAAATAATTATTATAATTTTGGGACATAATACTATCAACTTTATAGTTTTCATAGCCTGGTTCGTTTATAATTGGATTTTCGTGTAATAAAGATTGAATAGATAAGAGGACACTTGATAATGTCATAGTAGGAGACCATCCAGGGCCAGACCAAGTTCCTAAAATAGATAAACAAACTTTACCATTTTCATATAAATTAGGATTAAATCTAACTTTGTTATCAATAGTTAAAAATTTAACAGTAGGATTTTTTTTAGGATAATCATCCGGAAAATCAAGTTTAAAAAAGAATAATCCATTTTGATATGGAGTAGTTTGAGGACCAATAATAAGAGCATAAATTTGAGTAATATTTTTTTTATTAACAAATATTTCAATACCGGGAATTTTATTTTTTTCAAAATTCATAATATCTGTCATAATTCTAACTAAATTTGGTGAAAATGTCATTAATATATTAAAAATGATTATAACTTTAATTAAAAAAATTGATATAGTATTTAATTTATCTCAATTTATTAGATATGTCTGATAAAAATGATGTGGATAAGAATCAAATGACTGAATCAAAAAAAGAAGATAAAATATTACCACGAACCTTAAAATTAGAACCATTTGTATTTACACCAAAGTTCAAATGTATATTTGTATCAAATGATATGCCTTACATTATTAAAGATTGGAAAGATTAAAATAAAAAAAATTGATATAAGATTTATTTAAAGAACATTTTCTAGGAATTATATAATGCTATCTAGTGTATCTAAAGAAAACTCTATCAGTCAAACAACTAAAAAAGACTTGAAGAAAATATTTAAAATCTTAGAAAGTTGTCGAGTAACTGATAATGGTCCCGTAAATTTAGTAATGTTAGAACCGAAAGGTAAATTTAATATTAATTCATCTCAATTAAAAGAGATGACAAAGATTTATTCAAAAATATGTCAAAAGGTATCATTCCATTTAGCAGAGATTCCAAAAGAGATAAGTTATTTCAAGTTAGATATCGATTTAGAGAGTGAGAAGAAACCAAGTAAAAGATTGTATAATCAAAAAACCATAACAAAACTAATTGATAATTGTCGTGAGAGTATAAAAAAATATTTAAATATTGATAAAGATGATTTAATGGTTTATGTTATGGAAAAAGAGAAAATCGATAAGAAAGATACAGTTTATCGTGATGGTTTCCATTTAATATTTCCTCATGTAGTTCAAGATAAGAAAGTAAGGAATGCGATTTTAGAGGAAGTGATAGAAAAATTAGAAAAAGAAAATATTTTTAGTTTGGTAGAACAACCTTTATCAAAAATTATAGATAGAGGAGCGAGTATCAGTAATACACCTTGGTTAATGTTAGGTTCATCGAAACCAAATTCAACCCCATATGAAATAACTCAAATCTTAAATTATAAGAATAAAAAAATAGAGTTAGAAGAGGATAGTTTAGAGAATCATTTAGAGATTTTAAGTGTATTAAATGATGATTTAAATCTAGAACATTCTCAAGAACTAAATGATAATATTTCGATGGCAGATATTGAATCAAAATATTTCCAAGTAAGTAATACTGTTCAAGATTTATATATTCCAAATACAAGTAAAGATACTGAAGATGCTAAAATTCTAACAAAAATGTTATCAGTAGAAAGAGCAAGTGATTATGATTCTTGGATTCGTGTAGGTTATGCTCTTTATAATGTAGATAAATCTTTAATTAACGAATGGATAGAATTTTCAAAGAAATGTCCAAGTAAATTTAAGAAAGGTGAATGTGAGAAATTATGGAAGAAGATGAAAACAGGAAAAGATTTATTATCAATAAGTTCTCTTCATATGTGGGCAAGAAATGATAATTATGTTGCTTATATGGAATATAAACAAAAAGAGTATAATAATCTTTTCCGTCAAACGATGACAGGAGATCATCAATCAATAGCAAAAGCAATTTATTCGAAATATCAGACAGAATTTGTTTGTGCTAGTATAAAAAATAATACTTGGTATGAATTTAATAAAGAATCTCATAAATGGGAATTTATTGATTCAGGTTATACTCTTTTACGTAAGATTACTGATGATTTTGTAAATGATTATTATAAAAGAAATGCTGATTTATATGCCCAAATTCCTCAGACTCAAGACCAAAATAAAAGACAAGAATTACAAAAAGAAGTAGATAAGATTCAATTAACAATTAATCGATTAAATAATGAATCATTTTTATCAACTTTAATGAGAGCATGTGGTCGTAGATTTTATGTAAAAGGATTTGAAGAAATGTTAGATGAGAATTATGATTTAATTGGATTCAATAATGGTGTCTTTGATTTTAAAAGAAAAGTATTCCGTAAAGGGGAACCTGAAGATTTTATTACAATGACTTGTGGATTAGATTATCAAGATTATGATCCAAAATCAGATGAAATGAAGAAAATCTTCAAGTTATTTGAAGATATTCATCCTAATAAAGAAACTCGTGAATATGTTTATACTTTATTCTCAACTTTAATTACAGGACATAATAAAGAAGAATTACTTCATCTTTTCAATGGTGTAGGTTCAAATGGTAAATCTGTTACTTTTGAATTACTTAAACATACTCTAGGTGACTACTTTATGAGTGTTCCAGTAACTCTTATGACTCGTAAGAGAGGTGGAGCAGAACAAGCATCACCTGTTTTAGCACAACTAAAAGGTAAAAGATTAGGTGTTCTTCAAGAACCAGAAGAAGGTGAAAGATTAAGTGTAGGTTTAATGAAAGAATTAACTGGTAATGACGAAGTTCAAGCAAGAAAACTTCATCAAGATCCAATGTCTTTCAAACCTCAAATTAAGTTTGCTATTCCTTGTAATATTCTACCTGAAGTTCCAGCCCGTGATAAAGGAACTTGGAGAAGATTAAGAGTAATTGATCATCCTTCAGAATTCGTAAGTAATCCAACTTTACCAAATCAAAAGAAGAAAGATGCTAGTTTGAAATATACTTTACCAGATTTAGCACCTCAATTTATGAGTTTCTTAATTCATCGTTATTTGAATGTGTATTTGAAAGAAGGATTAAAAGAATGCGATTCAGTAAATTATGCCACTAAACTTTATAGTCAAGACAATAACTGTATTGAACAATTTATTGAGACTAAAATTGAAAAGACTGGTAATAAGAAAGATAGAATTACTTTTACAACTCTATGGAATGAATTTAAGAATTATCTTAAAGAAGAACACGAAAATTCTAAGAGACCAAATCAAAGAGAAATAATGACTATCTTTGAGAAAGAATTTGGGAAAGTAAAGAATCAAGGAAAAGGTGGAAGATACTTTACTGGAATAATCTTTATTCAAGAAGATGATATGGATGATGAAGAAGTAGCAGATATTTAATTTAATTAATATCTTTTATTAATAATAATATATTAATATTAATAATAGATGAAAATTGATAAACAATTAATAGATGATATTTTTTTATTAAAAAAGAAATTAACATCTGATAAAGATAAATTAGAACTATCAAAATTTCAAGAAATTATTCCATTATATGATATTTATACTCATTATGTTTATCCTATTAACTTTCAAGATGTTGAAAATAAAGTTTTAAACTATCATTTTAGATTTATTAATGAACCTCAGGTTGAAACCTTAAAAAATTATGTTAAAAAGTTAACAAAACAATCTAAATTAAATGAATTAGAAAAACAATTTTTAGATAAAATGAAATATAATTTGAAAGTTCTAGAAAATTATAATATTAAAGAAATAGAAACTACCTCAATTCAAGCATTTTATTATGGTTCAGTAAAATTTGGTCAATCAATATCAATTTGTCGTAGAAAATCGTTTCATCCCAAGTTGAATCACTTAACCCCATATTATTCCTTAAAAGAATTAATTAAATTAGGACAAAATAATAATTTACTGAAAGATAAATTAACCCCAATTGAATTACAAGACCAACAATTACATTATAAAATTTGTCAAAAAATAGGAGATAATGATATCTCTTTTGAAGAAATACTAAAAAACTCCCAATTTTTAGAAGATTATTATGATATGATAAAATTCTTTTCTATTTATGGGTCAGGTTTTATCAATCAAAATTATAGAGCAATCCAAAAAAATAATAAACCACCTTTCCCTCAATATTTAGAATTAGGTGAAAAAATAAACCAATTATTTAATAAATCACCTGGTTTAGATAGAGATTATTATTTTTATCGATTTATTTGGGAAGATAGTTTTATAAAACATTTAAAAATAGGAGATATTTTTGTAGATGGAGGTGTTCTCTCAACAACAAGAAATCCTTTTTATACTCCTGAAATGATGAAAAATTTCGGATTAATTTTATTAAAAATAACAGTTCCAAAGAAATTTGATAAGATATTAATGTTAGAAACAATATCAGGATTTCCTCAAGAACAAGAAATTATTTTACCATCATTTACAAAATTAAAATTAATAAGTAAAGATGAAAAATTCCAATATTATCATATTGATGAAAAACTAGAAAATTTAATTTCTCAAAGATATCATTTTGAAGTAGTTGGTCAAGATCCTATTCCTAATTTTATAAAACCTAATTATCATATTCCATTAATTAATTTAGATGAAATAAGATTAGGTGCTCCTTTTACAAATAAAAGATTAAAAGAATTTGTAACAAATTATACAAGTGAAATTAACCTATTTAAAATAAAAATAGATAATAAAGAACGAATATTTCAAGCATTATTTGATGATACTACTAGTTCATATCAAGAAGTATTTTCAAATAAGGAAGAAGAATCTTTACTAATTTTTGAATTAGATAATACATATTCGATGAAAAATTCTTTTGAATTTTCAAAAGAATTTGTTTATAATTATCAAAATAAATTATTTCCAAATAATAATACTATTTCAGAAGAAAATTTATTAGATTTACTTGTAAAATTTGGAAAATTATTTGGTTATTCAGAAACAAAAATATATTTAAATTATGAAAGAAATAATCTTCAAAATTATCCAATCATTTTAAAAGAACCAAAATTACCTTTTAAGAATTTTGTATTTTATCAAAATATATCATTAAGAGATTTTATAGTAGAATTGAATAGTAAAATACCTAAAAATATTATTAATGAAATTTTCCATTTGAAAGAGAAAGATGAAAATAAAGATTTATCTTGGAAGGAATTATTTATGAAATATATAGAATTTAATCAAAATGTAGAAAGTTTTTATAATAATTGGAATAATTATAATGATTTCAAATTACCAAATGATTTATACTTATTAGTAAATTTAAATAATATATTAACAAATGATGATGAAATCAATCCAATTCCATTTAAAGAAATTTTGGAAGATGAATAAATTTTAAGTCTAAATTTAAAATTTATCTAATTTTAATTATATGCTTTCAATGCACCAAATTATTTTAATTCTAGGAATTATCTTACTCTTATTCTGGATTTTTACTGAAAATAAATCACAAAATAATAACACTAATTTGAAAAATATTGTTAATCAAGAACATCAAGAATCTACTGAAAAACACGGTAACTTACCTTCACATTCTATTCAAGCAGGTGTAGATACCTTTTGGACAAGAGTAATAAATATGGAGGGAGAACCATCTAAAATTTATCATTATCAATTACCTGATAATTTTATAATTAATCCAAAATATTTAATGTTCCATCCTAACTTTAATGTTACACCTTCTAGAACAGTTCAAATAATTTCCGAAAATGAAGGTGAAGCAACCGCAATGTTAAATTTATGGATATCATTAAATCAAGGTTTATTAGATGATGAAACTCAATTTTCAACCTTATTCAAAACTTCTATAGAAAGAGCCAAATCTCATCCTACTGTAGTCCATAAATTTAAACAAGACATTTTAAATATGTTATATTTCCAACCACCTCAAGCAAACTCTAATGATAATTTAGAATTTACTGAAGACCTTGCTTTATCTGAAATAATTCAAGAAAATCCACCTCAAAGATTACAACAAGAAACACAAGAAAATCACCTACCTCCAATGCCTCAACAAAATAATGATTCATCATCATTCCAACCTATGGCACAAAGTGGTGGTAGTGATGCCTTTGCTCCTTTTTAAATAAATTAATAATAGTAAATATATATTATTATTAATCTTTTACTGATAAGAAATGACTTGCAACAATTTGTAAGGCTCTTTGATATTGTTCAATTTCTTCATTAGGGACTATTATATCACATCTTCTCTTTAATGGTTCTATATACTTGAAATAACCTGGACGAACAAACTTATGATATTGTTTTATTACAGAATCAATATTTCTACCTCTTTCATTAATATCTCTTTTAATTCTTCTAGACAAACATATATCTAATCCAGTATCAATAAATATTTTTAAATCCATAAGTTTATTAAGTTTATCATTATTCATACAAAAAATCCCTTCAACTAAGATAAATTTACCATTAAATTCTATAATACTATCCATAATTTTAGAATGATATTCAAAACTATAGGTAGGCTTTAGTCCTTTATTATCTTTTTGTATTTCTATAATAAATTTATAAAAAGAATCATAATCAATAGCATTTGGTTCATCAAAATTATAATCTTCTATTTGATTATTTGTAATATCAACAGTTTTATAAAAATCATCTTGTGAAATTAAAATACAATTATCTATACCTAATAAAGATTGTAATTTTCTAGCAAATAATGTCTTACCTGAAGCAGATGCTCCTGTAATACCTATAATAACTTTATTCATATTATTATAAGTATTATTAAATTCCTAAAATAAAAATTGATTAAAAGTTATTATAAATTATTAACATATTATTATGTCAAACTTAGAGTTTCAAATTTATGATTATAGAGAAACCCATCAAACTTTCGAAGATGATGATGACTCTGAAAATGATAATTTAGGTGAATATGTAATTCAAGTTTTTGGAAGAACTATGGATGGTAAATCTGTTTATGCCAAACTTAGAGATTTCCAACCTAGATTTTATATTAAAGTCCCTGATAAATGGAATCGAACTGAATGTCAAAGATTAACGAAATGGTTAACAAGTAAAGATAATCGTAAAATTTATTATCGTTATAAAAAGGCCTTATTAAAAACAATGATTATTAAAAGAAAGAAAGCATATGGATTTTCAAATAATAAAGAATTCAAATTCATCTGTCTTTTGTTTTCAAATTCCTTTGCTATGAAAAAATTTGCTGACTTTTTTGAATTAAATGCTATCAAAATTCCAGGTTTAATAAATAGACCAAGTTCATTTCAAGTATATGAATCAAATTTAATGCCAATGTTAAGATGTTTTCATATTCAAGATATTCCAGGGTGTGGTTGGGTAGAAGCATCTAAATATGAAATAATAGATAAAGATGATCAAGAATCTACTTGTGATATTGAAATAGTATTGAATTATAAAAATATTAAACCAATTGAAAAAGATATTAATGCTCCATTAAGAATCCTATCATTTGATATTGAATGTGATTCTTGTGATGGACAATTTCCTCAAGCAGATCGTATGAAAGATAATATTATTCAAATTGGTTCAACTTATACTTATTTAGGAAAGAGTGAACCATATCGTCAACATATGGTAACTTTAAAATCTTGTGATCCAATTGATAATGCGATTGTTGAATCATATGAAGATGAAAGAGATTTAATTCTATCTTGGATTGAAGAAGTAAAACATAGTGATGCTGATATCTTAACTGGTTATAACATCTTCTATTTCGATGAAAAATATATTTATGATAGAGCTAAAATGTTAGGTATTGAACTTGATTGTGCTTATTTCTCAAAAATTAAAAGTCACAAATGTTATTTCAAAGAAATGAAACTAGCATCCTCTGCTTTAGGTGAAAACCTTCTTAGATTTTATGATTCACCAGGTTTAGTTCATATTGATTTGATGAAAGATGTTCAAAAAACATATAAACTAGAATCTTATAAATTAGATAGAGTAGCTGCTGAATTTATTAATGGTGAAGTCAAAGAAATAAAGAAACTAAAAAATAATAAATATAAATTAATCTGTAATCAAATCAATGATTTACATTTGGAAGATTATGTTCATATTGAATTGAAAGAAAGTTTTGTTAGTGAAGATATTGGTGAAAAATTTAAAGTTCTAAAATTAGATACTGAAAACAAAACTATTACAATTCAAGTTCCTTCAGATTTAGATTTAATTGAAGAATGTGATTTTTCTCGAGGTAAAATTATCTGGTCTCAAGCAAAGGATGATGTTCCACCTAAAGAAATCTTTGCTCTTCAACATACTACTTCTGCTGGTAGATGTAAAGTAGCAAAATACTGTCTTAAGGATTGTCGTTTAGTAAACCTTTTAATTAATAAATTAGAAGTTGTAACAAAAAATATCGAAATGGCAAATGTATGTTATGTTCCATTTCAATATCTTTTCACTCGAGGACAAGGAATTAAATTATTCTCCTTATGTTTGAAAGAATATCGTAAACACGGTTTCCTCTTTCCAAAAATGAAAGCATTGACAGATGAAGAAAAAGAAGAATTAGGTAAATATGAAGGTGCAATTGTTTTCGATCCAATTCCAAGTGTAAGTTATCAAGCATATGCTGTAAAAGATTATGCCTCACTATATCCATCATCTATTATTCATAAAAATATGAGTCACGAAACTAAAGTTGATAATGATGAATATGATAATCTTCCTGGTGTAAAATACTTTAATGCTAGATTTAGAAATGAACAGGGTAAATGGGAATATCGAAGATTCGCTAAATTAGAAAATGAATTTGGGGTTGTTCCAACTATTCTTCAAACTCTTTTACGAGAAAGAAAAAATGTTAAAAAACAAATGAAAGTTACTAATGACCCTTTTAAATACTCAATTCTAGATGCTAAACAATTAGCACTCAAAGTTACTGCTAATTCTTTATACGGTCAATTAGGTGCTTCAACCTCTCCTATTCGAGAAAGAGATGTAGCTGCTTGCACAACAAGCACTGGTCGTGAAATGTTAATTTTAGCAAAGAAATTTGATGAAGAAGTATTACCTTATATTATGAATGGATTGAAAGATGCTATTAAAAATAAAGATGAAGAAACCATTAATAAAATAAGACATCATTATTTCAAAGACCCATCTGATGATAAATTATTTGATGATATTAAAACATATTTACATAATATTGAAGACTATCTTTCTATTCCTATTATTAGATATGGTGATTCAGTTATTGGTAATACTCCTTTACTTTTACGAAATTCTGATACTAAAGAAGTTTTTATTAAACAAATTAAAAATCTTACTAATAAATGGTCTAATTATCACAATGATAAAGAATCAGATGAACTTGATAATTTAGAAACTTGGACTGAAAAAGGATGGACTAAAATTGAACGAGTAATTCGTCATAAGTTAGATGATTCTAAAAAAATCTTAAAAGTAAGAACACCTTCTGGTATTGTTTTTTGCACCGATGAACATTCTTTATTAGATAAATCTGGAAAAGAAATTGATGCCAAAGAAATTAAATTAGGTCAAGAATTACTTCATTCTTTACCAGAGAATTTGGAAGTCTTTAATAATGAAACTCAGTTTAATAGATTTATTAAAAGGAATAAAATAATTTTTAATGATTCAAGTAAAGCATTAGAATTTTATTTGAATTTAAGATATCATAAATATAATGATTTCCAGATGAAATATGAAGGTAATGATTATGTTTTTATTAAGAATAATAAGAAATTAAAATCTTATCAAGCATTCAGTAATTTAGATGAAGTTATTGAAATAATGATTGATAAAAGAACTGATTATGTTTATGATTTAACAACTGAGAATCATCATTTTCATGCTGGAGTAGGTTCAATGATTGTTCATAATACTGATTCTATTTTCACTAATTACAACTTTATTGAAAAGTTTGAAAAAGTAGATAATAAAACTTCATTGAAATTATTTCAAAAAATTATTGAATTTGGAAAAACATTAATTATACCATTCTTACCTATTGAATTCCGTGAAGAATTTGAAGAACTTTATGATAAACATTATGGTAATATTAAGAAACTAGAATTTCCTACTACTCTTAAATGGACTCCTGAACCTGAACATTGGAAAGATATTTATGATAATACTACTCTCATTAAACAATTCCTCAAAGAATATGTAGAAGAATCGTATCTTCCTTGGTTATGGACTCTACAAGATATCTTTAATAAAGACCTTACTTATCTTTCTGATTCTATTTATGAAGAATTATTAGATATTAAAATTTTACGAGAAGGAAAACATCAAGTTGATAAAATGGGATTAGATAGATTAGCAGTAGTAACAACAGATAGAGATATCATAGAACCTCCTTTAATACATCCTGAAAATAGAACAAGATTAATAAAGAATATCAAAGATTTCATCAAGGAAAATCTAAAAGATTATCGAATGAATCCATATTTTGTCTATGAAAATAACAAGTTGAAAAGAAAAATAAGATTTTATAAAGGTGGTAATTATATAACTGATAATAGAAGTTTAACCCATTCAATTAAATTAGGTGTGCTTTCAGGTGAATTAGTTAAACAAAGATTACCTTTTCCACACGATTTAGAATATGAGAAAACCTTTTATCCATATTTGATTTTAACTAAAAAGAGATATGTTGGACATAAATATGAATTCGATGAAAATAAGTATAAATTTGATTATAATGGTATTGTTCTTAAAAGAAGAGATAATGCTCCTATTGTAAAAGAAGTATGTAGTGGTATTATTAAAAAACTAATTGTAGAAAGAAGTCCTGAAGAAGCATTAGATTTTGCTACTGATACTATTAATAAAATGTTTAAAGGTGAATTTAATATTAAATACTTTTTAACAAGTAAGACTTTAAAGATGAAAGAAAGTTATGCTGATTGGACTAGAATGGGTCATGTTGTCTTGAGTGAAAGAATTGGTCTTCGAGACCCTGGTAATAAACCTCAAGCAGGAGATAGAATAACTTATGCCGCTATTGAAGTTGAAGATTCAAAAGGTAAATTACAAGGAGATTTAATTGAAACTCCTGAATATATTAAAGAAAAGAATCTGAAATTAGATTATATCTTCTATTTAACTAATCAAATTGAAAAACCCGCTTTACAATTCCTTGAATTAGTTAACCCTAAAGCAAAAGATATTTTTGAAAGAATTAAAATTAGAGAAGAACAAAAAAGAAAAGGTATTCCTGATATACACGATTTCTTCACTATTGCTCAGTCAATGTATGATTTTTAAATAAAATTGATTTAATATCCCTTTGTATGATATTATTACTATTATGGATTATACTACCTATCTTGATACTCAATTTACTGTTGAACAACAAACCTCTCTACATTCTAACCTACTTTCGGAAGTTTCTACACCCAGATTTATTGCTCCAGAACTTTTTCATAAAGAAATTACACCAAGTATTAAAGCAACTAATCAAAAATCTAGTGGAAGATGTTGGATGTTTGCTGGACTAAATACAATTCGTAGGTCAGTAATGAAAGAACATAATTTACCAAATGATTTTGAATTTTCTCAAAGTTATTTATTTTTCTGGGATAAATTTGAAAGAATGAACTTTTACATTAAAACACTTAATGAATGGAAAAATAATGAATTATCATTAAATGATCGAGTTGTTAATTATCTTCTAAAAGATGCTTTTGGTGATGGTGGACAATGGTCTATGTTTGTTAATCTTGTAAATAAATATGGACTTGTTCCTAAAAGAAATTATCCTGAAAGCACTCATTCTAGTAATAGTAGAGGTGTTAACATGGTTCTCACCAGAATGCTTCGGAATTATGCTTCTGAATTATTTTCTGGTTCATCACCTGATAAAGACACTCTTCTTAAGAAAACCTTTGAAATTTTAGTAAGATTCTTTGGGAAACCACCAATGAATTTTGTGTTTGAATATATGAAAGATAAACAAGTAACTTCAATTGAATTTACTCCACAAAGATTCCGAGATGATTTTTGTAAAGTATCACTTGATGATTATGTAGTTCTACTAAATGACCCAAGACACGAATATAATAAACTTTTTACAGTTGAATATTTGAATAATATGGAAGGAGGAACTGAAGTTAAATATCTTAATCTTAATATGGATAGATGTCGTGATATTACTAAAAAGGCATTAGACGATAATCAACCTGTTTGGTTTGGAAGTGATGTTGGACAGTTCTTTCATCGTAATCTTGATATGTTAGATGAAAAAGTTTTTGATTATTTATCTTTCCTTGATATTAAAGATACTATGACTAAAAAAGACCGTGTCGAAACTGGTGAAAGTATTCCTAGTCATGCTATGGTTTATGTAGGTTATCATAAAGATAACTATGGTCAAATCGATTACTGGAAAATTGAAAATAGTTGGGGCAATCGAGGTAACTATTCCGGACATCTAGTATGTTCTGATAAATGGTTTAAAGAATATACCTTCAACCTTGTTCTTCCTAAAAAATACCTTTCACAGGAAGAAAAAGAAATTTGGAATTCTAATGAATTCTCTGCTAAATTCCCATTATGGGATCCTATGGGAACTCTTGCTTAA